CTTAAACATACATCAACTAATTGTCTAAAGAATTTAACAATGAACATATTAATTACTGGTGGATGTGGATTTATTGGATCTAACTATATCAATCATGCTTTCAAATACTTAAACAACATTAAATTAATTAACATTGACACACTCAATTATTGTGCGTCAGAATATAACATAGAACATCAAATACGAGTCAATAACAAGAATTATAAGTTTATTAAAGGAAACATCAATGACATTGATCTTATCAAATATATTCTTACCGAAGAGAAAATAACACATGTTATTCATTTTGCAGCACAATCCCATGTAGACAACTCATTTGATAACTCATTAATGTACACTGAAGACAATGTTCGCGGAACACATTGTTTGTTAGAAGCTGTTAGAACAACTAACAAAGACATTTTATTCTTACATTTTAGCACAGATGAAGTATATGGTGAATCGCTTCACACAGATACTTTGTGTGATGCAAAGAGAGAAACATCCTTATTATCTCCAACAAATCCTTATGCAGCAAGCAAAGCTGCAGCAGAAATGTATGTTAATGCATATCAGCATTCATACGGATTAAAAACAATCATAACTAGGTGCAACAATGTATATGGACCAAACCAATATCCTGAAAAACTCATCCCCAAATTTATAAAACTTCTCAAAGAAAACAAAAAATGTACGATTCATGGTGATGGAAGTTCACTACGCAGTTTTATACATGTTAATGACGTTTGTTCTGCGGTGGATTTGATTTTGCAAAAAGGTGTAATCGGAGAAATTTACAACATCGGTAGTGACGAAGAAAATGAGATCAGTGTAATAGATGTTACCAAAACTCTTATATCACTTGTTAAACCCAAATGTAGTGATGTCGCTGAATTGATCGAACATGTCAAAGATCGACCTTTTAATGACAAAAGATATTTTATAAATTGTGACAGACTCAAGGAATTAGGATGGAAACAAACAATTTCTTTTAAAGATGGTTTGCATACACTAATTTTTAATAATTTTTGGAGAAAACGTAATAAATGTCGTCTATGCAACAACGATGGTTTAAAAGAAGCAATTTCTTTAAATGATACTCCTCCTGCAAATAGTTTTGCGTCATCGTTCGAAGAAGAATCATCATACATACCATTAAGTGTTGGAGTATGTTCTAACTGTAGTCATGTTCAACTCATGGAAGTTGTTAAACCGTCTATATTATATGACAATTACGTATATGTTTCATCAACATCACAAACAATGATTAATCACTTGGAAACTAACCTATCACAGTTTTTAAAGTTTAACAATGTTTCAACAAAAGATAATATATTGGAAATTGGTTCAAATGATGGAACATGTATAAAATATTTGTTAAAAAATGGATTTAATAATGTCATTGGAATTGACCCAGCACAAAACATAAAAAGAAGTCACGATATACCAATAATATGTGATTATTTTGGTTCCAATAAATATGAATATTTTAAGAATAAATATGGAAATTTTAAGTTGATATTTGGCTTCCATTGTTGTGCACACATTGAACCAATAGAAGATGTTTTTTCCACCATATTTAAATTACTTTGTGATGATGGGATCTTTATAATGGAAGTAGGATATTTTTACGATGTGTTTAAAAACAATACATTTGATACCATATATCATGAACACATTGATTATTATACAGTTACATCAATGAATAATTATTGCAAATCACATAACTTACATTTAGTTGATGCAAAACAAACAAATATACAGGGCGGTTCAATACAATTTTTTATAACAAAGTCAACTAATGCCACCCAAACCAAAAATGTAGAACTACTAATTTCTCAAGAACAACAATTAAATATGTTTAGTGATACTGTGTTGACTAATTGGTTTGACAATATAAAGTCAATTGGTTGTGAATTAACCTACATATTAAAACTAATCAAAACTCAAAATAAAAAAATAGCAGGCTATGGTGCATCTGCGAAATCAACTACATTTTGTCACCAATTTAACTTAAATTCTAGTGTCATTGATTACATAATAGACGACAATCCATATAAAATTAATAAATTTACACCAGGGTTTAAGATTCCAATAAAATCAATAAACGCATTAAATACTGAACCTGTTGATTTTATAATAATACTTTCTTGGAATTTTAAAAATGAACTAATAACTAACATTAACAAATATATTGAGCATAACAAATGTTCGCCTGTAAAAATAATAGTTCCGTTCCCCAATGTTTTAATAATTTAAAGTACTTAAACATTTTACAATTTTTTTATAAAAAATGAACGACAATAGAGGCCATAGTTTTATGATACAAAATGATGATCGATTCAATCAAATGTATGTCTCACATAATAAAAAAAATGTACTACGTGGAATTCATGTGTCTCCTTATGGAAAATTGTTAACCGTTTTGACTGGAAAAATAGTTGACTATGTAATAAACATAGACGATTTAACATTTGCAAAATATGAATTGAACCCATCTGAACAAGTATACATCCCACCGAAACACGGGCATTTGTTTGTTTCACTTGAAGAAAACACAACACTTTTGTATCAGTTTGAAGGTGTTTATGACAAAGACAAAGAAACATCGATAAATTATCAAGACCCATTTATTAATTTAGAATTATCGTCTGAAGAACAATATGTGATGTCTGAAAAAGACAAACTTTCAGAGTTTTTAAAACCGGTTGATTGTGTATTGTTTGGTTCAACCGGATTTTTAGGAAGTTACACAAAAAATTTTTTGGAAGAAAACAATAAAAATGTCGTTTTAATTAATAATCGGCTTCATGAAACATCAATTATAAAAAACAAACTTTCATTATACAAACCAAACTTCGTGATATGTGCAGCTGGAATATCTGGAAAACCAACTATTGAATGGTGTGAAGAAAATAAATACCAAACATATAAAACAAATGTGGTGGACATTTTAAACTTGGTTGAAATATGCAAGGATTTAGGAATATATATAATAATATATGGTTCAGGTGGAATTTATAAAGGAGATGGATTGCGTGAATATACAGAAACAGACAAACCCAACAATTGTGGTCAATTTTATTCACGATGTAGAATAATGCTTGAAGAATGTCTACAACATTATGACAATGTATTATATTTAAGAATACAGTACCCAACAACGGGCGACGGTCATCCTAAATGTTTTATAACAAAAATGTTAAGTAGAATTAAAACAATTCATAATGTGCCTATTAATGTTACACATATGCCAACAATGCTTCCAGTGTTAATGAGTTTAATTGACGAAAAATGTGTTGGGACATTTAATTTTGTAAACCCAGAATATGTATTTTTACCAGAACTCTTAAAAAATTATACAAATAATTTAGAAATAGTCGAAACAACTGACCATTCCTATTATGGTTTATTGGATACAACTAAATTAAAAACTCTTATATAATTTATGCAATAATGTATGGTTTTTAGCAAATGTCTTGGTCTTTGTTTGAAAAGAATTTTTTTTCAATGGAACACACTTAATTAAACCATACATCAAGTAAATTATGTGGTGTTTCACTTATAAAACTATAATTGTAAAAAAGCAGTCAGAATGTTTTTATGTAATAAGTGTATGTCTGTTTGTGTTAGATTAGAAACAGTGAAGTGCTAAAGGACACCAAGTATGTTTTATTTTAGTAGTTGGTAGAGAACCAATTCCAAGAATTTAGACTGTATTTTTTAAAAATGTTACACCATAATAAGTTCACTCTGAAATGGCATGGACTATGTCTTTTTTACTATTTATTTCCTGAATTTAGTAGTTATTTTTTGTTATATTATATTTTGTATATGTAAATGGAAAGTATTGACGAATGTTTTCTCAAATATGACACTGACAAGTCATCCAGATTTCACAATTATAGTAGACAATATGAAGATTTGTTTTTGAAATTTAGAGACAAACCCATAAAATATCTTGAAATTGGTGTTTTAAATGGTGGAAGTATAAATGCCGCAAGAGAAATTTTTAAGAATGCTGAAACAATTCTTGGGTTAGACATAAACAATGAATGCAAAAAATATGAAAACTTAACAAAAAATATGTATGTTGAAATTGGAGACGCCACAAACAAACAATTTATTTCAAACATAATTAATAAATACGGTACATTTGACGTTATATTAGATGATGGATCTCATATAAATAGAGATATGATTAAAACGTTTGAATCATTCTTTCCATCTTTAAATGACAATGGAATCTACGTAATAGAAGACACAATAACATATAAATATAAACATTATAATGATTTAAGTTACCCAACTATTTTAAATTATATCTTTAATTATACTAAATTTTTAAACCAATGTCGTCAATCTGATTCTGTTAATGGCATAAAGGATTGGTGTGTTGATCCATTTAAGATAAACAAAAAAACACAAAATGTATTTGAACAATCAATTGATAAAATAGAATATGGATGTTCTTACATTGCGGTACATAAAAAAATTAGAACCAACTGGATTTAAAACTTTATAAACCGGGCTGTAGTGTGGTTCTACTCTATCCTCCCCTACTCACGTTCTTCATGTTGTGAACAAATCTCATTCTCTCCAAAGGCCATCGCCAACATGTCACTGACCATGATACGCAGTTTCGAGGCGGTATGGAACTGCTCATGGCAGTGCAGCATCTTGGCAGACACCGTCAGAACCTCAACATTGCTCACAACAACAGGGGCTACAAAGGAGACAATTCTACGCTCTAAAATATATGTTTTAAGTTTATTGAATTGAAGATCTCATTCTTAATCTATTTTGTATACAACAACAAATATTAAATTGTTTGTTCTGAGTTTGAATAAATACATTTAAACTAGACGATTTAAAAAGTATAATTTACATCAAAAACCGTTGAATTTAATTTAAAATCAATTTTAGAACAAATTATATGTCTTCCGATGGTCTTCTTGTTACTTACAGTTTTAACTGGGATCGCAATAATTCACTTTATTTATGGTTTAATTAAGTGAATTCCGTTTAAATTTATCACATTCGAATAAGTTCCAATTCATTTGCCTGGAACTATATAAATCAACATTAAATTTAAACAAAGTACCCGAATAGGAGGTGGCAACCAATCTATTTGTTTTCTATAATTATTTGAAAATAAGCAAAAATTTACTTTAATTCATGTGTCTTTAAAAAATTAAAACACTCAGTTAGAGCAACATCCCATTCTTCATTTAATAATTTTGGAGGAATATTCATTATTGAGTTCGTTTTAATAATATCAATAGCCTCTATTATTTTTTCAACTATACTTATGACATTTGGTTCACACATTAATATTTTATCACTATATCTATTTATTGAATCATTATTTTTAAAGTTATAGTTATTATGTATGCATACCCCATTGCAATAAGACATTTCAAGTGGTGCATATCCTGGGTGTGTCGACAACACAAAACTAATTAATATATCAGAATCTCTAAACAATTTTGCGTAATCTTCTTCGTTTAAAAATCCAACCTCATTAACATAAAAATTATCATCTATTTTATATTTCCCAACTCCATGTCCAAACCCGATTATTTCATAATTTGTTTCATCAACAATTCCATTCATAAAACATGTGCGTAGAGAATCATATATTAGATTCTGTAAATTTCTTTCAGCATGACTTCTTGAATAAAAAATTATTTTAATTTTTCTGTTTGCTTTTTTTTCAACATACTTAAACAATTTTGAATTAAACGCCGGTTCAAAACATACACAACATTTTTTTAAATATTCGTCGTTTGAAAAATGTGAAAAATTAATATCTATTAAACCATCTAACAACAATGATGTATTAACAAATGAGTAATAATCCATTTTATATGTTTCCATTGCATAATTGTAATTGCTATCACCTTTATGTAAAATTAATTCATTTTCCTGTATAAACCAAAAAAAATGTTTATTTTTTAAATACCCTAGTATAAACTTTAACGGATATATAGTCCACCAAGCGGATGCGATAAAAACATCATCATAACTTATTTTTACATGATTGTTTACCATTGTTTCATATTGTATATTTTCATTAAAATTGTTGATTTTATGCGTTATTTGTTTAAACTGGTCTATATCATTATTATACATGCTAATTATTCTAACTAAATAGCCATTTTTGGCTAACAAATTGGCAAAATGTATAATCGTCATCGGACCAGCACTAAAAGAAATTCCCGGCAAAATTAAATTATACCTTTTTGGCTCATTTGTTAATGGAACAAAATCACCTCTAATATTTATAAATTCACTTTTAAAATTTGATGAAACCAGGTATTTACATTTTTCGTTAGGTCTACATGTTTTTACATTATTTAAGAAATGTTTTATTGGATTTTCATCATTAAATAATTTGTATGTTTCTTTATACCATTTTGTGTTAAAATATAAAGATGGGTTGTAATTTAACTTAGCTCCTATTGTTTCATAATGCGTCATTAACTGGTTATCTGGTATGTGATTCAAATCATAGTTATTTTTATACCAAACATTGTTAAAATAATCGCCAGTTGGAGATTGATAAAAAAACATATAATATATATAAAGAAATATTGTATTTAAATATAAACATAATATAAACATTATTATGGAACGTGTATCTGATATTAATTTGGAAGAAAAATGGAATAAAACCAATCCGAATGATGTTGTACGAATATGCAATTATTATAACAAATACATGTCTATGTATTCTAAAGACAATATATGGCATGCAATAATTCTTCCAAAATTAAAAAAATATTTAGAATTATTTACATTAAATAAATACGAACATGCTAATTTCATCTTAGAGAATATTAATAAAACAAACTTAATGTATGGTTATGATGTATTGCAAAATGAATTTCACAATGGTATATTAATTTATTATGACGAGATTGAAAGTACACACAAATGCATTATTAAATTGTTGGAAGAAATGGAAATTAAACCTGTGTATACAAACAATTTATTAGACATAGAAGAAAATCTTTTATTAATGGATGAAAAATGCGGATTTAAGATAGATTTTCCTGAAGTATTCAATTACTCGAAATCTGCAACAATTGCATCCAGTAGAGGGAAAATATCACACAGAATGATGTATGCATTATATTATGTTTGGAATATATACAGACATACACCAGATATAAAAAATGCATCAATTCTTGAAATTGGTGCAGGAACTGGAAGAACCGCATATTATGCTTATAAATTTGGATTTAATAAATATACTATTATGGACATAATATCAACTAATATTGTGCAAGCACATTATAACTTTAATATATTTGGTGCAAACAATGTACATTTATATGGAGAAGAATGCACTGATTCGTGTTTTTTAACAATAATGCCATCCATTGTGTTTGAAACAATTAAAGACAACTTTGATGTTGTCTGTAATTTTGATGGATTAACTGAATATGGGTTAAACACTGCAACAATGTATTTCAAAAAAATTGCAGAGATTTCAACAAAATTTATATCAATAAATCATATATCAACACAACATCAACTTGGAAAAAAGTATACTGTAAGTGATTTATATAAAGATCATAATTGCAAAGTGTTGTTAAAGGAAAATTGTGATTATAGATCAGATACAAATCATTTTTTTTATGTTAAAGAAATTTTAGAATTTTATAAATAATATCAATTCGTCCCTTTTCTATTTATGTATGCCTGCTGACCTGTTAGTGCTTTAATTGAAATCACTCTAATTCACTTGAAACAATAAGTATCAAGATAGTCGGTGGCAGCCATATCAACAAACAATATTTATTGTAATTAATAAAATAACATTTTAAAACTCCGCTCCATCCAAATTGAATGCTGCGTCATCCTTCACGTCGTTAACCAAATTATACTCTCCTACTCTTCTCTCGAAGAAGTTCGTCTTTCCTTCCAGCGAAATCATATCCATAAAGTCAAACGGATTCGCAGCTCCATATAGTTTGCCTGCTCCTAATTGAACAGCCAATCTATCCGCCACAAACTCGATGTACTGGGACATCATCTGCGAATTCATCCCAATAAGACGGCATGGCAGTGCTTCACAAATGAATTCCTTCTCGATGCTGACCGCTTCTTGTATGATTTCGCGGATTTCTCCTTGGGGGAGGGGTGCATTAAGGAGGCTGTGCATGAGAACAGCAAATTCGCAGTGAAGCGCCTCGTCTCTCGAAATCAGCTCATTGCTATACGTCAATCCCGGCATCAATCCACGCTTCTTCAACCAATAAATAGAACAGAATGCCCCGCTAAAAAAGATGCCTTCGACACAAGCAAACGCCACCAGCCTCTTTGCAAACGACGCAGTGTCGCTCTCCATCCACTTAATCGCCCATTGCGCCTTCTTACCAATACACGGGTAGTTATCGACGGCATTGAACAACTGGTCCTTTTCTTTGGGGTCCTTTATGTACGAATCAATAAGAAGCGAGTACATTTCCGAGTGAACATTCTCCATCGCAATCTGAAATCCGTAAAAACACCTGGCTTCCGGCACTTTTACGTCGCTCATAAAACGAATCGCTAGGTTCTCAGTCACAATTCCGTCGCTCGCTGCGAAAAATGCTAAAACATGCTTAATAAAGAACTTTTCGTCATCTGTCAACTTCTCCCAATCATTATAATCGCGTGTGAGCGTGACTTCCTCTGCTTTCCAAAAACTATTTTCCGCCAATTTATACATCTTCCAAACAGAATCGTGTTGGATTGGGAAGAGAACAAAGCGCGACACAGTGGTGTCAGTAAGAATTGGTTCGGACATTTGTTGGTATTATGCGGAGAGAAAAGAAAAGGTTTGAGGTATAACATTATAGTGAGATTATTTTAAGCAGTTTTAATTATGTCAATTTAATGTCCGCTCGTGTATAAATGTAATTTCCACCTGACGGAGTGTGACACTCTGGTTCTAACCAAAATCCACTTCGTTTTATTGGTGTTTCAACATGAATTACTAGATTTTTCTTTGTGTCATCAGGGCAATAGCAATATCTTCCATCCAACACTGTATAGACGTGTATTATATTGAATGTCGTTAGGTTGAGAACTTTCAAGTAGTTAAGTAATTGCCGCAATTTGTGTTTGTCAAACCAATGTTCACCAAGACGGAAACAATTAGGGTCATCCTCGTCAAAATCGGCAACAATTTTATTTATGTCTTTTGATGTTGATGTAACAAACTCACGACAAATGTTGTTAACTTTTGTATTTATTGCGTCACCATAATATGTTGTCATGTTTATTTGGTTATGCATCGAAATATTTATATATTTTTAATTTATATATGACACCGTTGGCCGAGAGAGACAAACACATAAACTGTTTAGAACAGCAGATTAAATTGCACGAGAACTTTTTGGGCGGGCGTGTTATCAAGTTATCAGAAACAGACGCAAACAAATTAAGAACACTTAAGCGTTATTTAAAACATAATGGCTGTGGTGGAGAGAAAGATTTAGAAACAATCAACGCTCTATTAATGCAAAATTAGTTTTTCTCTCTATAAAATATAATGAATACAAGCCAATCCGCTGGTTATCGCTACGTCCCTTCTCGTCGTCCCAAGTCCAAGACTGTTCGGTCGATTAAGAAGAGAACCAAGGGTGGTCGCGTTAAAAAGACTAGACGTCACACTCGTAAGCATTAATTAATGTTCTCTCATAATTTTATCCTAACATATATTATAGATATGGACAAAGTTATGAAATCTCCCATTGTTAAGGGTGTTGTTAACTCACCAATTGTTAAGGGAACTGCCGATGCGATGAAGACGCGCACTGGACTCTATATTGTGTTATTTTTAGCAGTCACCAATGTTCTCGGATTTATTACCATGAACAATGTGAATGCACTTCTGTTGTTTGTTCTCGTTGGTATTGTTGCCACGCGATTCACAAAGAATATGTCTTACATCCTGGTTGCTTCTCTCCTTGTCACCAATGGATATTTGCTGGTTCAGCGTAGAATGAGCCGTGAAGGAATGAAAGCATCTGAAGAGAAAGAAGACCCTGCTAATCCTGACGAACCCGACATTATAGAGACTCCTCAAATAATGGCGATTCAGGCGAACATCCCACCAAGGAGAGGAGCAAGACGCACCGATGACGATGTAAAGACTATGGACATATCTGGTGTTAATATAGATGCTAGTGGAAATCGTATAAATCTAGATGTTCAGCAATTAGCACCTCTTTCTTATTCAACTCGTGATAACGACAAGGCAGCAAGTAACGACAAGGTTCGTGGAGGCAACAATGTCGTTGGTGGAACTAATACCAATAAGAACATGAAGGACGGCTTTGTCAGCAAAAAACAGCGTCTTTCCCCCGGTTCTCTCGAAGCCAAGAAGAAATCGTCAGAAGACGAAGATGTTCGAGTGGATTATGCTTCTACCCTCGAAATGGCATATGACAACTTACAGACTATGCTAGGCGATGAGGGAATCAAGGGGCTTTCATCAGAAACCCGTCGTCTCGCTAAACAGCAGCAGAATCTCATCTCTTCTCTCAATGATATGGCTCCTATTCTTAAGGACGCTCAATCCACTTTGACCAACTTGAAGATGCCTGATATGAACTCGATGAAGAGCATTATGGGAATGTTAAAGGGGAGAAAATAACTTATTTAAAACATATTAAAGATTGCCGGATAATATGTTTTAACCATACATACAATGTTTTCAAGAGCGTTTAGACGATATTTGTTTGCGCATGGACCGAGACTATATGTGAATACCGGCTGTGTCATATGGATTGGTAAGACTATTATAGATACTAAAAAACATCTTGACATTATGTCAGACAACGACATAAAAAAGCATATTTTACCAGCAACAGGATGGAATTTGCTCTATTATTCTCCTAATGTGCTGTTATGGCCTGCTAATTTAGCAATGGATTTATATATATTGAGTGTATTAAAGTATTATGATATGCGTGCCATTAAATAATCTGCCTATATGTATATAACAAATGGCAAAGACGTGTCCTCCTGGAGTATTGTGTATCGAGAACTATACTTTTGTATTCCTGATAATAGTTGTAACAATCGCAATCGGGTGGTTTCTCTCCAAATCCAAGACATTAAAGGGTGAAAGTGAAGAACATACTGGCCAGTCTTTTTTTAACATGCTTCCAAGTGGATTCAACGTGATTCCTGGTTTCGGCGGCGACACCTTAACCGACCCTTATCTGCCTCCTCTCAAGGACAATCGCTATTTCCCTCTGCCACAACACGGTCAATATGGTCTCCCAATTAATATGCGAACCCGCGGGTTTGACACTTCTTATCGTCAAGTTGGCATATTAACCCGTGTTGGTGCTGGTGGTGACCCAAGAGAGACTATTCTACCTATAATGGGGCGTCCATTGTTCGCAAATCGCGATAAATGGCAGTTCTATACGATGAGTGACAGCAACAATTCCGTTAAATTACCAATCAGTTTGGGTGGTAAGCACTGTACCGGTGAATATGGATGCGACGACATAAGCAACGCAGATACAGTTTATGTCGAGGGATACAACACGCCATTTAAGGCGACTATTTATGAAAACGAGTTTCCACGTTATATTCCGTTTGTTTAAATACTTAATTTACCTTAAAACTGAGAGAAATCAGTCAGAATAGGGCGGGGTTCATATGCTGATGTGACTGGTCCAGGTGCGACATTATAACCAGCCGAATAGTCCTTGTTCACAAATGGCTGTGGAACCCATCCAGTTGGTGCTTCTTTGCTGGGGCAAACTGTCACATCAGGACATTTAGGGCAAACCGGTGGGACTATCTGCGTTTTAAGAATATACTTGTCGTTGTCTTCTTCATCAAGTGTCTTCTTCTTATTGCGATGCGATACAAGACCCTCTTTAACTGAATATCCTAAATTAACAAGCATTAGAATACCAATAACAACAAGTGCTAAATGAATTAACGTCAATTTCATGATTAAAATATGTTTGGAAAAAAAACTTATTTTATTCAATCTTCTTAATTATGACAAATAAAACAAAGATCAAATGGACGCCTGAACAACAACGACTTCTGATAAATTGGGCTGAAAAAGCCACCGGATATGCTTGGCTCCACAACCGCAGTGTAAATTACTTTAAAAATCGGAATCTCTATATAGCAATTCCGGCGTCTTTTTTCGGCTATATTGCCGGAGCCACATCATTTATATCAAGCAGTGATGGTGGTGGCAATATTTACATTAGCACAATGATCGGTGTCTGTGGTATATTGGCTGGATTACTTACAAACTTTCAAGAAATATTCACATTTAAAGAGCTTGGAGAACAACATCGCATATCTGCACTGCGGTTTCTCTCTTTTTTCCGTGATATCAGTTGTGAACTCAGCATACATCCGAATCATCGCACCGATCCAATTGAATACATAACAATGAAACGAATGGAGTTGGATAAACTGCTTGAACAGAGTCCAATGCCTCCTCAGTCAATTATTAACGAGTTCAACCGCAAATTCAAGAAGGTTCAAATACATAAACCGGATTTGGCTAACAATTTACAAACTATTATTCCATACGGCGCTGAAATGTGTAATAAAACGTTTGAACCTCTTAAAACAAAGAAACAACTATTGAAGAAGTATTTTAAAATATGGAAAAAGAATGTTCTTGAAACAAAACACACTACAGGTGATGGGCTAATGGAAGTAGCTAATTCTGAAACCAGTAGCATAATATATAATCCAAATGATCATATAAATATTAATGTAGACAATATTAACGTAGACACTGCCTCGTCTGAAACAGTTTCGTCACAGTCTGAAAATGATAAGCAACCACTGGTTGTTCCTATATTCAATGATGAATTAACTAGAGACGCAAACATTATGCCATTTACAGACATAATTGCTAGGTCTCGAGCATCACAAATGTTGGATTTACGCAATGACAAGTATTATTTACCACAAGCTTACAATGATGAAATGCGGCGTGAATTGGAAAAAGAACTTGAATCAAACAAAACTACAAGTGCTGTATAATTTTATGTTTCACTGATAACCAAAATCACACGTATATTTGTCTGTTTCCACACAAATCTGCGTTTCTTCCGTAATAATCACCTGCCCATACAACTCGACATTTGTAAAAGACACCCGTTGTTAAAACGCAATCACACACTTATTCTTGAGGTATAAGCTTTACCACATTCAATACCGAATGACTTCGGTTTCGTCGTCTGGCTGGTTTCCGAGAATGGTAGCGATACATTGTGAATAAGACTATAAAATGAATTAAAATGCTTTAACAAAATTGAATTTAATTTTTACACACGAGAAAATTAACAAATGCTTTAAAATGAGCGAAAGTTACGCAATTGATGTTGGTTTTGATCCAAGCAACAATGACAATGGAACTATGACCGACTTTATTGTTGCTTTCCTTATATCATTCTTCCTCAATTGGATTGGATACATCACAACGTTCTTCATGAATAACCGCATCGCAACTCAATCAGGTGGTCTTTCAGGATTTGGATTGTCGCTTGTAAAAGTTACGCTCATTATTCAGTACATACAAGAAAAAGAGCGTCCTCTTGGGCTATCACTTTTGATAATCTTGTCAGTTATAATCGTTGGCATGTCATTCTTTATGTACGGGTTATATACTTACAGCATCAGTTCCGTGAAATTGAAAAATTGAAATGATGTATTTTTCTTTTAATTATAGCAAATCACATCACAAAAATGTCTCTTAAGCCGTGTTTTATGAAGGGAATCATTGAGGCTGGTATTGATGAGGCTGGACGTGGGCCGATGTTTGGCCGTGTTTATGCCGCTGCGGTGGTGTTGCCGGATGAAGATGCTGGGACTGGGTTTAACTTTTCACTTATGAAAGACAGCAAAAAGTTCTCATCAAAGAAGAAGATTAAGGAGGCATATGAACACATCAAGCAGTATGCCAAGGCGTATTCGGTGCAATTCTCGGAACACGATGAGATTGATGACATCAACATCCGAAATGCGACGTTTAAAGCGATGCATTCCGCGGTCAAGGCGCTTGAAATTCACCCGGATCACTTACTTGTAGATGGGTGCGATTTCAAACCATACATTTATATGAGTGATGAAGAATATGTATCAATCGCAAATACGTGTGTTGAGGGAGGAGACAACACATATTGCTCAATTGCCGCGGCATCCATCTTGGCCAAGGTTGAGAGAGACCAATACATCGAGGATATGTGTGATAAGTATCCAAAGTTGGATGAATACTATGGAATGAGAAGCAACAAGGGGTATGGTTGTAAGAAGCATATGGACGGAATCAAGGAGCATGGAATTAGTCGCTGGCATCGCCGCTCATTTGGCATTTGTAAGACGTTTGATGAGTATAATGACGCGGATTCGGTAGTGGCTGAAGCCGTTGCTAAGGAGGACTCGCCAGCCGTTGCTAAGGAGGACTCGCCAGCCGTTGCCAAGGAGGACTCGCCAGCCGTTGCCAAGGAGGACTCGCCAGCCGTTGCCATAGCAACCAAAAACGCCCCGGATGCAAAGTTCAAGTGCGACAAATGCGGTAAAGAATACGTCCATAAGGGTTATTTCGTCAAGCATCAAGCAAAATGTGGTGTTGCTTATTCTACAAACGAACTAATGATTCTCTCAATGTACAATACTGCCGTGTCGAATGGAGAAACGCCTTGCTATGGCTGATTCGAACCATAATTATCCTCCAATAAAAAATTGAAATTCTTTTGTATTTTCTCTCCAAATTTACTTGTCCTCAACAAAACAAAACAAACAATGCTCGTTCTCGTCTTTGACACCGAAACCACCGGATTGCCGCCAAGGACTCCCCGCAACGCGCCATCACCTCCAATCGAAGAACTAGCCACAACTTGGCCTCACATTGTCCAGCTTAGTGGTATTCTATTTGACACCAAGGAAAAGAAGGTTGTTGAAATGTTTGACCACATCATCAAGCTTCCTTCAGACGTCCCACTTCCAGATGAATCAGTTGCCATACACGGAATCTCTCGAGAAATGTGTGATACTAAAGGAATCGACATTAAGGCCGCCCTCATCATATTCACCATATGCTTTGAAAAAGCGCATTGTATTGTCGGCCACAACATCGAATTTGACAAAAGTGTTCTCCAAGTGGAACTCCACCGCAACGACTACGTCAACATATTCAACAAACAACCCAAGCTTGAGTATTGCACAATGAAGTACGGCGACAAAATTACCAACCTCACAATGATAAGCAAAATCAGCGGAAAATCCATCAAGAAATTGCCTAAACTGATTGAACTACACGAACACTTGTTTGGAGTCTCTGAAAGGCCACTGAACCTCCACAACTCGCTGATTGACGTGCTAATTTGCGCTCGATGCTACACAAAGATGGCTAACAAACAAGACATGTTTCTCTGGGAAGATGAGACTATTGAGAAGACGAAGACTATGATGTATTTGTAATTTTAACAATAAAATGAATTTTTTTTATACATTTTGCATAACCAATTCCTTGTCTATAGTCACTTCTTTTGCTATATTTGTTATAATCTTGTTTATTTGTTTTTTATCATATTCTTCATCATCAGTAACACCCATTGACCGGTTCATTATTACTAAATATTGGTCACTTGTCTTTGATTCGCCGTTCATGAATTCTGGATTCTGCTTCATCCATTCTGGTAATTGCTTAATATTCTTGTTTGTTACACTTTCAATTGCATTCTTTATTTTCTCATTACCCTCTTCTTTTTGCCAGTTGTCTTGCTCCTTTATGTATATTGTTTCTCTCTTAAAGTCACTACAGTGAATTGGACGTTTGAATATGTCCAAGTTTTTAAGATTTCTGATGAATATGTTGGATATTCCAGCTACATACCCTAGTCGGCCAGTATCTTCTAGGTCTGTCAATTGTAGTTCGAGAGATCGGACAAAGTCGGAGAAATTCACTGCTTCTTTGCAGTATTCGTTGAGAAAGACCATCAAATTGAACTTGTTGTAGTTGATTGTGTTGTTAATTACGTTCTTCTTTTCATTCGCTAGTTCTATCAGTTGCTTCTGAAGTTCTTGATTCTGTTTCATCATCTCTTGTAGAAGACCCGCTAATGTTGTGTGTTCTTGTGTTGCCACCGTTGTTTCACCTGTGCAGTCGTTTGCTGTATCGCATCTCTTACGATGCCTCCAGAGTCCTGACCTATCAGTGTAAATTTTTCCACATTCACACTTGATTTTTCGCTCGGTGTCAGTAATGTGCGAAATGTGCTTTTTTTGTTGACAATCGGTTGCTAAAAGCACCTTACCATGTTTTTCGGTCTGAATATGACGATTCCAATGCGTTTTGTTAGTGGTAAAATATTGACAATTTTCGCAATTGTAAAAAATGTGCTTTTTTGTTGACATCCGTTGATTATATATACCCTAAAGACCTTGTTTTTAACCTCCTTACTGAAAACTTTTTAGACCATAAGTGAAAAATCTCTGAAAAAAGTTGTGACCATTATGGTAAGGGTCTGAAAAATGAAGGTTTTTCGGGGATCTGGCGTTCACTTTTGAAAAATGGACAAAAATAAATGTCCAAAATCGAAAAACGATTTCGGAACCCAGAAAATTTTTTCGCAATTTTGTATGGTGTGAATAATATAGAACAATCGTGTTAAAATGTGGTGTCGTTGTGCTAATGACGCATAATTGTGACACATACTTAGCAGGCTTACTGATTCGCATAAGAACAGTGGGGCAACAATAGTGTGTCTTTAGACTGGGATGGTAAGACACCATACCAGTAAGGATTTCACCAAATATTAGGCACATTATGCCGAATTTACGGGTAAAAATGAATGTGCTTTTTGGTTGATAAAATGGTTGCTAAAAGCACCTTACCATAAAAATCGGGTCCTGTCCCCTGATTTCACATCATATTTCAGTCTCATTGTGCCAATGTTAAAACGAAATTTCAAAAAATGTGCTTTTTTGTTGAAAACCGTTGACAACTGACCCCCGAATTGACCCTCCTTACTGAAAACTTTTTAGACCATAAGTGAAAAATCTCTGAAAAAAGTTGTGACCATTATGGTAAGGGTCCAAAAAATCAAGGTTTTTTCGGGATGAACGATTCACTTTTGAAAAATGGACAAAAATAAATGTCCAAAATCGAAAAACGATTTCGAAACCCAGAAAATTATTTTGAGAAATTCTGCTAGGGAGACCATAACTCTTAAATGTCTATCAAATGTTCTTACTGAACTCCGTGCGGAAAACAAAATGTTTAAAATCGGGATACCCGAAAAACATTTTATGACGTAAATATGGTGTCAACCACTAAGAAGAACACATTTCACAGTCTGGCTGGTTGGTCTCCTTACCAACTGGTTCAACTGTGAATTGCTGTGCTTTTGCTTTAGGTTTTGTGCGAAGATAATACATTCCAGTCTTGAGACCCGATTTCCACGAATACATGTGCATCGCTGTCAGATTCTTAAAAGTCGGCTCAGCCATCCATAGATTCATGCTCTGACTCTGACAAATAAATGCGCCTCGGTCCTTTGCCATGTCAATTACCTTTTGCATTGAGATTTCCCACGCTGTTTTGTACTTGTCCTTAATGTTCTTAGGAATGTCGAGTCGTTGAACACTTCCACCATCGGCAATCAACTGATTCTTGACTGTTGTATTCCATAATCCCAACGCCATCAACTCAGACAACAAATACTTGTTTACTATGATGTGATCTCCGGCATTTGTGCGACGAACATAAATATTTGATGTAAATGGCTCGAAACACTCGTTGTTTCCAAGAATTTGAGCAGTCGATGCGGTTGGCATTGGAGCAACAAGCAACGAATTGCGGACACCATAATCAATGATAGATGTCCGCAGTGAATCCCAAGCGTATCTACCAGGTGTGGGCTGAACTCCCCATAAATCGAATTGGAATTGCCCGTTAGCAAGCGGAGAACTAGTGAATGAACTGTATGAGCCAATTCGTGTTGTAGTTAGTTGTTCCATCTCTTCTTTGATTGGTTTAAGATTGTTAAATGATGACGTTAATGCGCCATTTGTATCATTAATCAGTTTAATAGATTCGCCATCAAATTCCCAAGAATGCTTGTATTCATTTTTGAGCTGTTGCAACTTCTTTCCACGCTCAATTGCTATTTCATTGCTCTTTTTGATAGAACCATAATAAATGCTTTCAAAGATTAACCGATTGATTTCGCGTGCTTCGGCTGAATCGAACGCCAAATTCATTAAAGCAAAAACGTCGGCCAAACCCTGTACGCCTATTCCAATAGGTCTATGACGTAAATTACTGCGTTTCGTGTTTGGCGTAGGATAATAATTGATGTCAATGACTTTGTTCAGGTTTTCAGTGATAATCCCGGCGGCTTCTACGAGTTTCTCGTAATTATAAGTGTTAGTTTCTGTATCAACAAAAGAAGCAAGGGAAATGCTGGCCAAGTTACAGACCGCAGTCTCTTCGGAGTTTGAATACTCGACAATCTCAGTGCACAAATTGCTCGATTTGATTGTTCCTAAATTCTTCTGGTTTGACTTTCGATTGCATGCATCCTTGAAGAGCATATATGGAGTCCCTGTCTCAATCTGACTCGTTAAAATGCTAAACCAGACATCGCGCGCCTTTACAACTTTATTGCCACGGCCTTCTCGCTCATAACGCTCATATAGCACTTCGAATTCTGCTCCATATGAGTCGGAGAGACCTGGACATAAGTGTGGGCACATTAGAGTCCAGTTGCCATCCGATTCAACCCGACGCATAAAGAGGTCTGGAATCCACAACGCATAAAAGAGGTCGCGTGCTTTCTTCTCTTCGTCGCCCTGATTCTTCTTCATCTCTAGAAATTCCATTATATCAGAATGCCACGGCTCCAAGTAGATGGCAAAACTTCCGTTGCGTTTACCGCCACCATTGTGAATTACCGCAGTTGTCGTTAAATAATTGTGTGTTTTTGTCATTTGTAGGTCATAAAGTGTTGTTCCCGGAGTTTTGATGTTTTTAATCTTGGAAATCTTGGAAACAAGTGTATTCCTGTAACGTGTATAATCAACTTCAATACTATTCATTTTGTTTAATCCGAACAATTCGCAAATTTCTCGTGTTTTAGGGATATACACTAAGTAAACTGTTTTTTTTACAGTGGTATATACGTAAAATGTATCTATTTTACAGGTCGGAAGGACGCCCATTTTCAACAAAATGTACTTGATTCCTTCTGCGAATTCCTTGCTTTCAGTAGAAATAAATGGCTCACCATATGAATCCACTTCATATAACGCAATTAACAATTTGGATACTTTTTCCACCGGCAAATTAAGCCATCTGTAATGAATTTCTTTGTTTCCATTTCTATCACGGAAATCACTATACTTGAATGGCAAATTCACAGTTTTCTCCCAACTTACACTTCGATATGTGCTGTTTAATTTCTTGTTGTTATACTTGTGTAACGCATAGATTCCTCCTTCATGTATGCTGTCATAAATCTCGAATTTAATACATTTTTTCGTAAAATAGTCTTCGATCCACACGGTGAATGATTCGTATTCACTCGGAACTTTAATAGAAACTCTTGGTGTTGAATCGTAATAGCCACCGAATCTAGCGATAACTCCATACAAGTAGCATTCTTGCCATGTAATTTCGGATGTATCCTTTATATATTGAGGCATTGAAATAGCAATAATGTCGTTTTCAGTTAATCTACCTGCTTCAATAAACTCATAATGCTTATTATCGACAATCGATAGAATCGGATGTTCTGGCGTTATTACAAGTGGGTCAAACGAATTGGTCGTGTAAATTTCCAAAAGGTCGATGTTGTAGTATGCGTGTTCAAGCACATTATCGACTAGTTCTTCCAACCCAGATGAATTAATAATAGCGCTTTCTTTTGGAGACAATTGACTGATTTTTTTGATGCCTTGAGTTGTATAAATAAGTGTATCTGGAGAAACACATTGGTCGACGTATCTAGCAGTATTGTTGTAAACACGCAACATTTCCACAATGCCATTTGAAGTCCCCCCTGTACCAGCGATTTCAGTGCCATTTGCCCTAATATTGTGAATATGAAGACCAATTCCTCCAGCCAACTTGGAAATAAGCGCACATTCCTTTAGTGTATCGTAAATTCCTTCAATGCTGTCTTCTCTCATCGCAACTAAATAACACGAACTAAGCTGTTGCAATGTTTTTCCTGAGTTAAAAAGAGTTGGCGTAGCGTGAGTGAATACCTTTTTACTCATCAGGTCATATGACGTCTTCACTTTTTCAAGGTCTTCGCCGTGAATTGCGAGAGAAACGCGCATCCACATATGTTGAGGACGCTCTACGATTTTTTTGCCAGCCCTGAAGAGATATGCTCTCTCGAGCGTTTTGAACCCAAAATAATCAAACACGAAATCACGTTCATAATCAATCATTGCTTCAATAGCATCTGCATTATCGCAGACTAATTCATAGAAAGCCTTGCTAATTGCGGGCATATGCCTACCAGAAACAGCGCAACTGTATTCATATAACTCCTTACAAACAGCCAACATGCTATTAGATGTGCTCTTTTGATGGTTCGAAATAAGGATGCGACCAGCGAGAACACCGTAATCTGGGTGAATGGTTGCCATAGTCGCCGCCTGTTCTCCACACAATTCGTCTATTTTAGCGGTTTTGATGTTGTCAGTCAATTGTTCGATCACTTTGATTGCGAGAGTTGTATAATTCACATTGAGAGAACCGTGCTCGTCGAGTTTGCGTATGCGCTTGACTATTTTATCAAACAATACTGGTTCTCGTCGTCCATCTCGTTTAATAACGAACAATTCACAAATGTGTGCGGGATTCATATAATATAATATATAAACAAATAAGGGAGTATTTAAATGAATTTGGGAAAATGTTTTTAGTGCTTGGCATAAATAAAAAATAATTCTATATATTATAACAATGTTACGGTTAGTAGTCTTATTCATACTTATTTTATTGTTAACTGCTGTTTTTAAATTTCAAACATCAATACAAGAAGGAATGGAGCCATCTAAAAACAACAAGTCCGATGACGGCTTGTTGTTAAAAGGATTTTATAGAACAAAAGAGAATCCGGGCGTATCACAGCATGGTTCAGCTGATCGACTGCGACTTTTCCCGAAAACGGCGATGTCAAGTTATGAACAAAAAACGAATAACAAACGACATTGGTTTACTCCGTGTGATGGGAGTAGTGTACGGGCTGATATGTGTGGCGGTTTATACAAGGGGAAAGCACTTAAAAAACAGCGTCACGTTGTTCCAAGTATGACATCAGGACGAGTTAATATGTATGATGCTGCTGAGTTTTAATCTTTCATCGGTTCTTCATCTAAATGATCTATGTTCGTTGTGATGTTGATTGTCAATTGTTGCTGATTTTCGCCTCCTTTTTTACAGATTGTCTTTTTTATGGGTTTACGATGGTCAAATCCGCTCACCTTTTCTCTCTGAATTGTCTCCCAAGCGTGGCGTAATTGTGCGACATTTGCTAAGAACCATTCGCGATTGCGGGGAACATACACGCACGACATTAATTCGAGTCGCCAATAAATGTATTTTACGAACAATTTCTCTGAATTTCTCTCCATTATATCCTCCATCCAGCGTTCATACTGGGTGGTAGTTGTTGTGACAAGCGGGCAATACTCATATACAGGTGAAGACCCTTGATAAAACATCGCCAAAACACCCTTAAACGCACCAGACGCGGTTTTGTTAAATGTGTTACCAACGTCTGAGTAAAACTCCATATATGAAGGATATTCCTTGAAAACACACTCCAAGAAGTCGCAATCAGCGAGGTCGCACACTTCCATCTGGAGTTGCATCTGAATCCAGTATTCTTTCTTAGGGATGCCGGTTATTTCGCGATTGACGATGTTCTTAATCTCTAGCATTCGGCCATATAAAGGCGATCTTGAGTCAATATTGATGCCGTCCGGTGAGGCACCGAGAAACTCGTGAGCTGGATGAGTAATACATCCAAATTCGCCGAGTTTCGTGTTATACAAGTGTTCATAAAGTTCTACAGACACGGGTTCATATCGTTGTCCCCAATGAAGCGGCGAATCAACGTTAGTTGCGGCGTATGGCTGGTAAGGCACGCACTTACTATGGACGAATGAGTTGAAATTTGCCTGCGAATCAAGCACTTTCCAAGCGGAACTAGCCGTAATTAGCCCGTGACGACGTTCATACCACTCTGTCGTGCGTTGCTCAGGTTGAACATCATCGCGAAGTTTGGCGAGTTTGGATGGCAGCTCTTTTGATGGTGTGGCTAATACTACTGAATCACGGATGCATTCGCGGGGATTCTGCTTATAATATTCTTCAATCGCTCTCTCCAATTTTTCCTCAAAGTCGTCTTCATCAACGATTTCGTCTTCAATCAGTGCGTCAAAATGTTCTCGCACGCACGATTTCATTATTTCCTTGTATTTGGGTTCTGCCACTATGGTTGGGTTGTTATGAGTGATGACCTCTGTGATTTCTCTCAACAATTCGTGGTCGTGAGCGTCTTCTTGGATGAACTCATTCTTTCCGTAATTTATTGATACTGATTCATCTAGAACCATTATTATAGAAAGCAGTTCTTTAATGTCATTTAGGGGAGGACATTCGGGTAGGTCAACTGCATCAATCATATCATAAATCGTTTTCTGTCCGTTTTCATCATACAACATTTCAGAAATCATTGAATAAATGTTCTGTTTCTTTAAATCACTGTTATCGGTGCTGGTCTCCGTATATTCAATAATTTCGCGAATTTGCTCGTCATCACATTTTTCGGGAAAGAACCTGTTGTATATGGAAATGATGACAGAAATAGTTGTATAATGTATTTCGTCGAACATATTTGTCGTGTAGATTTATTGAGAAAAGTGTTTAATATCTTTTAATTATTGTTTGGTTCTATTTCAATTTTGAAAATAGGCAATTGTTTGTCGGATGAATGTTTTAACAGATTAATCTTGTTTTTTATGATGTAAGCAGCAGATAGAGTTATAAGAAAAAGTTCAGATGAACTCCTTATAATCATTGGTAAATCGTTGTTGTTTGTGCTGTAACAAATCCATATACTAGATGAGCAAATGTTTAAAAGACAAAAAATAAGAGACAGTGTGTTTGTACTTTTATTTTTATAAAGCAAATACATAAACAAAATTCTTGCCACTATAGAAAGTGATGTGGCACTATATGGCAAATCTTCGTTACTGCTCATTTTGTCTACTATTATTAATTTGTTTGAATGCGTTTAAATCGTTAATTTTTACATTCAAATAGTGGGAACATCCACCGCAGTTGTCTTCATTTGCCATTTCAACTTTGTGTTTTATAACATTATTACAATAATTTATTTTCCATCGACCGATTTCTAACTCTTTAGTGCGTTTTGCGAAGGGAAACATCCTTCTGATGGAAGCTACTAGTGCTTGCATTTTGAGATTGGTTTGTGGTTTGTGTGCTTTTACAAATTACATTTCAATTTTTACAGCGGGTTCATCACAACAAATAGGCTTCTTTTTTGTAGGTGCGAGGTTTTTGAGTGTGCTTGGCTTCTTCTCGGTATCTTTCAGTGTGAATTTGCGTGTTTGCCTGTTGAATATGAGTCCATTTACCGTTATTAATGAGCCATTTAAGAATACTACATCTTTATTTTTTTGTAATTTCTTTCGACTTATAGCTGAACGAAGATATTCTTTGGTTGCTATTACTTCTGCGTCTGATAACTCATATTCGCTTGAGAGAACGTTTGAAACGTAAGTATTTAAACACATTGCTTTATCTGATTTGGGTAGTTTGTTCCAATTAGCCGGTTTATCGGTTTTCTCGGTTTCTAATGCGGCAGTAATATTTGTGGTGTTTTCTACATCTGATGTTAATTTCCCTTGAATGAGCATAGTTCTATATTTTAAGTTTTTCAATTGATTCATTTTCGATTGCTTAAAATAATATGGTGATATGGATTTAACTATATTTCACCATAATTAAATAAGGATAATGAGCAAGATAGTTGTCATTAAAGAAAAGGAGACGGTGGAGAGAAAGCAGATGATGGAGGTGGAACCAACGTGGTTTTCAGATGATTTACAACTAAATTATGTGAAAAATCTGCTACTTTCATTGCATTTTGAGGCGGAACCATTGATAAAGCATGAACTATCAACAAAATTGGCGGGATATAAGCAACAAGATGTGAAGAAAGAAAGGTTTGATGGAGAGAAATTTATCACATTTGATGAATTAATTGAATTACTTGTAGTCTCAAAGATGAGATGCAAATACTGTATGAAACAGACGTTTATTCTTTATGAGAAACAACGAGAGAAGGTACAGTGGACGCTTGACCGGATTGATAATGACAGAGGACACAACCAAGATAACGTTATTGTTGCGTGTTTGGATTGTAATTTACGGCGAAGAAGACTGGATGCTGATAAGTTTATGTTTACGAAACAGATGAATTTAGTAAAAATCGACGACTGAATTTCTCTCTAATAGACAAATTAAAGGATGGAACGGGATTTAGATATTTTAATGTTGAGACAACAGATTGAAGAAGAGCAACCGCGAATAAAGCAACAACAACAACAACAAGTTTGGAGTTATGGAGAGAAACCAATGAAAACACCGCGGGTTGCGCAATACCAAACAATGACACAATCCACACCAGAAAATAAGAAATTCACACGCGATGCGATTAATACACGTATGGGTGACCGCGACTTGCTTGTTCAAGTGGGAGGCAACCCATTTCTCTCCAACAATAACTATGTTAAAGACATAGCCAATAGAGATCAATACCTAGTAGCACGGGATTCTAACTTTAATTAAACAAAACCACGAAAACTGACTTAAATAAGTATTTTTATAACTATTCAGCATAAAATAATGTCATTGGCACTCTCAACACAAAATGACCTACTTATGAGTAGGTTAAAGATGTTTTATAGTGAGGATAATTATGGTAATATGAAGCGGATTCTTCCATATATTAATGGTGATTCTAGTATTTCTCTCCGTTTAATCGATTGGTTCGTTACAAATTATTCCAAGAAGAACTATACTGTTTATGCTGTTGAGAGAAACAACTCCAGCGTAAGATTCAAAGTATTTATCGACTACAAACTGCGTCTTAGAGCATACGGTAAGAAGAAGTTTGACCCCTTTTGCCGATGGGAACGAATCGCAATGCCCTATGAAAATGATACAAAGATAGAAACAACAATTGGTCAGCTCAACTTTTTTAAGTGGGCGCTGGAAAACAACATTATGAAATACATCGAAGAAAATCGGAGAGAAATCGAGGAAGACATGAATACGCGCAATTTAAATGTTACTATGAAGAATAATGTTAATTCAACTTCGCAGGTGGCGACAACCAATAAAACCCGCAAGAAGCGTCAAGAGTTGTCTCTCTCGGCAACTAAAAGCATCAAGAAAGAAGAAGTCGAAATCATTGTGAGATTTAATACTTAATTGGCGAATTCTTTATTTTTAAATGTTTATATTTAAAAATTATAAGCATTTTAATATTTATTATGGGAAATATAATTGGAACAGCAAATTCCATAAAAAAAGTGAATTACGAGGACATTCAAGGAGCAAACTTGGAACACGTTCTTATTATTAATACTCTCGAAAAACATGAGCAAAAATGTCTGATTAAGGGGACGCTTGATTACACGAGAGAAGAGGACACTATAAATATATTGATTAAAACAGGCGCCAAGGGGAAACCAATATATATTTATGGGAAAAACTATAACGACGAGAAGACATATTTTAAATATAATCAACTGACACTGTTGGGGTTTACAAATGTTTACATATATCCAGGTGGATTGTTTGAATGGCTACTGCTTCAAGATATTTATGACTTAAAAAACTTTCAAACAACGTCAATTGAGCTGGACATATTAAAATATAAACCAAAGTCCTTCTTTTTTAATAATTTCTTGACAAACGGTTAACAAAAGTGATTCTGGAACATCTGCTCATTGTGGGTGGTCGTCTTTGTCGTTTCAGCAATGTAGCACTCTACTTGGTTGAGAAATCCATTGTATTCGTCGCTTGTAATGTCGTGGTTTCCATCAAGAATTAGCTTGTTTTCCTTACTAATCAACCAGTTCTCGTGATAATCGTGGCACTTGTCAAGGTATTCCAGTGGGATTCCATCCTCTCCAGCGCGACTACGTCGTTTAATTCGCACATCACACGTCGTCGGATCAGTCTTCACATAAATATGTCCGAGAATTGGTACCTCCTTGAGAAAGCAGTCATACCACTTCAAGTAAATCGCAAAGTTGACGTCCTCAATTTTTCCAGAGTCAAACATCATTTGTGCGAAGACGTGTTTGTCAGTGTCAGTACATCTCTCGCTTATAATGATGGCATCTGGATTTGCGCCAATTGTCTCTTTGAGAATCGCTAAGCGTGAAACGTAGGCCATCATCTGAAACGGAAACGCATACTTTTCTTGATCGGCATAGAACTTCTCCAGAATTGTTGTTCCTGACTTGTCCTTAATATCATTCCAAATGCTCACCGGCTCTTGAACGCAGATGACTTTGCGTCCGTTAATACGCTTTCCTGAGTATGACTTCACAATGTTTGAGACAAGCGTTGACTTGCCAGAACCGATGTTTCCCTCAATTGAGAATATGTACGGCATCGTTGTTGTTTGGATTGGTGATATACAACTCGTATGTTGAATTGGTTTTAATTCAATTTTTTACAAAACATTAAAACAACCTATATAAAAACATAGCAATATATTCATTTAGTTTTTAACAATGGACCTAAGACAAACAAAACTTACGAGGAAGGAGTGGGAGAGTATTGAAGTTCCAATTATTGGCCTTGAGAAGGAGATCTTGACACTCATCAAACGCAGTTATTCAAACCCTAGTTATCATTATAATAAGAGTTTGAGTTTGTTGTCCTATATGAAGTTGGTGTCTGAAGAAGACGACAAAAAGAAGTCTGACAATGATAAATACCACATCTTTCTCTTTAATAAGTATTTCAAGGAGAGGATCGAGAAGATGATGAAGAAATATTGTGTGACAGGTATTACTGTGGTTGCTAAGGAGTCCAAGAAGGATGTTCTTAAGAAGGCAGACTTAATTCGCATTGAAAATACAAATAAGAAGATTAGTGATGACCTGGATGTGTATGAGTTCGTTCTTATGGCAAATTGTCAGCAAATGCTAGCAAAGAAGTCTGTGAAGCACTTCTATACATTGACTCAACTTATGAAAAATGCGATTTACAACTTGAACACATACATTGTCGAGTTTATTAACAAAATTATGGAGCATATGGGTAAGGAGTTTGAGAACGAACAAATCATTAATGGCGCGTATGATGTCATTGAGAGAAACAGTGTTTTGCTTGACTATAAAGATTACACTCCTTATAAGCATCAGCAGGATGTGTTTAAGGAGATTAAGCGTCCAGGTGCTAAGTTGATTTTTTATCAGGCGCCAACTGCCACTGGAAAGACGTTGTCACCAATCGGTATATGTCAAGGTTATAAGGTCATTTTTGTGTGTGCTGCGAAACACGTCGGTCTTCAGCTTGCCAGGGCGTGTATTAGTGCGGAGGTGCCTATTGGTGTTGCGTTTGGTTGTAATGACAGCGAGGACGTGAGGCTACATTATTTCGCAGCAAAAGAATATACAATCAATAAGAAGAGCGGAGGTATCGGTAAGGTCGACAATACAGTAGGAGACAAAGTACAGTTGATTGTTAGTGACGTCCATTCTTATTTACATGCAATGCGTTATATGTTGGCATTTAATGAGAAGGAGAATATTGTTATGTACTGGGACGAACCAACGATTACACTGGATTATGACGAACATCCTTTTCATAGTATTCTTTCGGCGAATTGGAGAGAAAATGAGATTCCCAATGTTATTTTGTCGTCAGCAACGCTCCCCGATAAGAACGAGATTCGCGATGCCGTGTCATTTTTTGAAAACAAGTTTGATACGAAGAATGTTGTGTCAATCAAGAGCTATGAGTGTAAGAAGACGATTCCAATTGTTGATGTAGATGGATTCGCTGTGTTGCCACACTATTTATATTCTGATTATGCCGAGTTGATGACTTGTGTGGAATATTGCCGACAATCACAGACTATTCTTAGACACTTTGATTTGAGAGAAATCTGTGCTTTTTTGTTGCTGGTTAATAAACGTCTCAGGAAACCACGACAAATCAACAACTATTTTGATGACATTAGCGAAATTAACGTGGAGTCTATTAAGTTGTACTATTTGGATGTTTTTGGTGATTTGGAGGCTTGTTGGAGAGAAGTTTTTGACGATGCTGCTAAGATGCGACAAGCAAAATACAAATCGACATCACAGATGGTTTCTTCAGATGCTCTAACGCTGACTGACGGTCCGACACTCTATTTGTGTGATGATGTCGATAATGCAGCGAAGAAGTTTTTTTCTATGCTCGATGTGCCAGACGAAGAGAAGAAACGAATAGTCGACATCATTGAATTCAATAATAGAGTAAATGAGCGTATTCACGTTCTAAATGACGAGATTAACAACATGAAGAGCGAAGAAACACACGAAGTGTCAAATGAGAGTGATGATGATGATTTTAAACATAAGAAAACACAAAAGAAAGAAGAAAGGACCCAAATGAAAGAAAAGAAAACGCCATATGACGACAAATTGATGTTAATTGAGACTTTAACAGGTCAATTGAAGCGGGTTCATATGAATCGGCGCTATATTCCAAACACAGAGCAACATATGGAAAGGTTTCATAAAACGGCGGATTCCACATTAAACAAGTTTTCAAGTCGTGTAATGGAGAAGGATGTAGAAATGATTATGGCAATTGATGAGTTGGATGACGTCTATAAGATGTTGCTTATTGCTGGAATCGGAGTTTTCAAAGAGAATATGAGCACGGATTACCTTGAGATTATGAAGCGATTGGCATACAATCAGGCACTTTTTATGATTATTGCGGGCGGAGACTATATTTATGGAACAAATTATCAATTTTGTCACGGATACATTGACGACGCAGGAATGACTCAGGAGAAACTGATTCAGGCATTTGGTCGCATTGGACGAACGAATAATCAGCTGGATTACAGCATCCGTTTAACTGACAACATGACAATTTCAAAAATCTTGAAGCACGAACCCAATAAGCGCGAGGTAATAAATATGAATAGATTATTTTCAGTGTAAATTGTTTGACATCGTGATAAGAGATGTTTCTACATCATCGTGATTTAAATAAACACAAAAATGGTGTGGAATTGATTGTGACATTAAGAGATGGTTGTTAAGCGTAAATGGAGAGATAATCGGTTTGGCATGTTCTTTAATTGAGAATGAACAATTTTCTAATTTTGTTATAGAATAGTTAGTTAGTGGGCAATTGTTTAAAAATGGCACAAACCAAAGAGGAAGCTTTTGTTTTCTGTTAATTATTTCTACAAGAGGGATTTTAAAGTATTTGTATTTTGTTGTTAAAATGCTTATTTCAACAAAATCTTCTACGTTAGTGTCGTCTTTAACTATTTTTGGTTCAGGCCTATTTACTGTAGTATGTGAGTGTGTTACTTCTAATTCTACTATTGGAAATGCATGAGGAACAAAATTAATGTCATCGCCGAGTATTTTATTCTTTTTAGAGGCTGATGACTCTGAAAAGAAGTATGTTCCTAAGTATATTGCACCAGAGAAGACTTGTTTTATTGTCCACCATGTAATGCCGAGTGTTATGTCGAGAGAAGCAGTTGTCAAAGCAACAATCATATTGTATATTAATACTAACATAAAATATATTTAGATCGTGATATCATTTAAAGCACCAGATGAATCGTGCTCTCCTTTTGAATGTTGTAGTCGCTCAGACTTCGAGCGTCTTCAAGTTGTTTTCCTGCGAAAATTAGACGTTGCTGGTCAGGAGGAATGCCTTCCTTGTCCTGAATCTTTGCCTTTATGCTCTCAATCGTATCTGCCGGCTCGACTTCGAGCGTGATTGTCTTGCCTGTAAGTGTTTTAACGAAGATTTGCATGGTTGCTGATGTGTTTTAACTTAATGAGTTGTCTTTAAGTATTTATATTTTAAAAATATGGCGCACAACTGCTTCTCATTGTAAATCCGCGAATTTTGCGAGATGTACATTGCTTTCGTGTGAATTTACGCGGTAGGGCGAAGATTTTACAGTCACGCTTGCGAATACAATGCTTGTGCCTGGTTGTGTGTTTTTTACACGATGTTATCTTCATCTGTCGTTGTATTGTAAAGAGAAGTTAATTCAGGGTATTTTGTGATGACTTTTTGAATGAACCTCTTAAGTTCAGTTGAAATATTGTAGTTTTCAGGTAGAATCATTTTGAGAGAAATTCGGGGCCCTCCTGAATCATTGCGTTTATCCAGTTCAAGATGTGGTTTTCCACGAGCATTGCTGATTCGAATGTATTTGGGGAGGGTTACAGTTTCATCGGATGATGTTATTACTGTTTTAGATTGCATTGAAACTGATGTTGGCATTATTCCATTGTTCAAATCATCAACCACTTTGTTGGCGTCCATTAACTTTTGATAAGCACTTACTTTCATTGATTTTGTGGTTGTCCATGTTTTTCCTCCGAGAGCAGGATGACCTTCAACCTCGAAAAAGTCTCTCCATTTTGTTCTGTCGGCATTAAGATAACCAACATAATAAACGACATATTTTTTAAGCATGTCTTGAGTAATTCCATCAGGTAGGTCTCTTGCCCCCCTTTGCCTGGTTCGCTTTGTATCTGGTATTATTCCCGAAGTGTTTTCTTCTTGTTGATGGCGTGATGCTATACTTAGATTTTCATACCGGTTATCAAGTGGATTTCGGTTCTTGTGATCGACACTTATAGTTCCAGTACCTTTGCCATTTCCATAGCAACCAGTGATGATTTGATGAATATACACATTAAGACGACAGCATATATATTTGTTTTCAGCAAGATACCATGTGATTGGATTTCCTTGATTTGCAGTTTTCTCAAATTCCTTGATAATTTCATATGATTTCGGACAAAGAATACAAATAGTATTTGTTTCACAATACATAAGTAGAACTTCGTTGCCACTGGCATCGGTCGCTTTCCACATAGGGTTTTTTAATCTATATGCATGTATTCCCAATGTTTGCTTGTGTCCGCCGATATATTCAACATTTTTATAATTTTTAAGTAAATGAGCATATTTCTGAAGAGGACTGATTTCAACATTTTCGCGTCTTAAATCATTTGTGTTGTCATTTATAAAATTAATTATGTCAATGTCCGGGTTGAACTTGAATAGTAAATTCACTGCTTTCTCTCTAGACTGAATGTTTTTATTCATAATTGTAACCATGTCTGTTGTATCGCACAAGATTTTGTCATATTTAAAAGTGACTTCACCGCAATTGTGTTCGGCATTGATTGCAAAAGTCGGCTTAAATGAGGGCGGCATTCTGAGCAAATCCATGTTATAATTTTATATCATGAATTTTCTTTAAGTCGTTTTAGTAATTATATGTTTAAACTCGATTACAACAACCAATTGCTTAGTTACTGTACGCGACGCCAGCCATACCGCTCATAACGCGGAGGACGTTGTAGTTAGTGGCATAAACGCGGACCTTGGCGGTCTTGTTGCCACCGATGGCGTTGTACGACACGACAAGCTGGAGGTTAGCGTTGTCAATGCGGGAGAAGTTGGCAGTGCCAGAAGGCTGCTGTTCCTCAGGGCGAAGGGCAAACGAGTAAACGTTGATACCAGTGTCGGGGTTGCGAGTGTGGTGCTGGTAGGGCTGGACGAGGTCAAAGTAGGTACCCTCGCGCTCCGAGAAGCGGTCCTGGCCGTTAAGCTGGAGCTTAGCGGTGACCACGGGGTTCTGGCCCCAGCAGTGCATGTTGAGGGCAGTCTCGGCAAGGACGAAGGCACCAGCGTCAGAGACGGATGATTCTACACCGGTGTTTCCAATGACATCACCATAAGTGGCCTCAGTCAACCACGCGGTTCCATTAATAGCCTCAGCACCAGCGTCAAAGAAGAGACCAGAGCCATTAATGAACTCACCAGAGCCAGCAGTGGCGGGACCGGCGAACGCGTGTATAGCGTTGGGGAGAGCGTCAACAGCGTCGGTGTAGTTGAAGGGCTGGGCGCCAAGAGCTTTGTGAAGGAGAGTGCCAGCACTAAGAGAAGTGCAGAAATCAACGTTCTCATCAGGCTGAACAACCCACACTAACTCCTTGCAGGGGTGGTTGAAGTTGAGCTTGATCTTGTTGCTGGAGCTACCGATCGACTCGTCACCAGTGAACTGGAGCTGCTCGATGAGGTACTCGTGGGGGTTCTGAGCCATACGGCGGCGCTCATCAGTGTCGAGGAAGACATAGTCAACATAGAGCGAGGCAGCGACGAGGGACTTGGAGTAAGCACCGGTAGCCTTGCCTCCAGAAGTAAGAGTGGTGTTGACAGCCCAGAGGCACTCGTCAATGGGGCGGATCTCAAGGTTAATCTTGACCTCGTGGTACTGAAGGGCGATCAGAGGAAGAGCAAGACCAGGGTTGCGGCAGAACCAGAACTGGAGAGGCACGTAGAGGGTGGTCTCAGGAAGAGTCCTGCGGGGAGTGCACACGGCAGCGGGGGCAGCGTCGTTGCAAGGCTGGTCAACCTCAGCGAAGTTGGGGTCAGTGATGTAGGTAAGCTGGGTGGTCTGGCCGACCATCTTGTTGTAGCCGCGCTCAGCCTCAGTGGTGAGGGTAAGCTGGTTCCAGATGTGCATCCAGTCACCATACTGGCGGTCAATGCGCTGGCCACCGATCTCGACCTCAACCATGTTGATCAGCTGCTCGCCGGGGTAATCGAGCCAGCGAGCGAAGGAAGCATCGGTCTGGGAAATCTCGGGGAGAGTCACCTGAAGGTAAGTCTTGTAGGCACCGTCACCGTTGCGGGAGACAGTGCACTGGACACGGCGACCGAAGTCAGCCTGACCGTTGAAGGTGTTCTCAATGGACTCCATCGCGAAGTTCGTGTGGCGTCTGTAAGTCACCTTCCAGAAAGTAATTTGGGGCTGGCCCGTAAGATAGACGTCCTGAGCGCCGTAAGCAACAAGCTGCATTAATCCTCCTCCCATTTGATTATACTATCACTAAAGAAAAAAAATTTGAAAAATGCTTAATTTGAAAAATCTAATTATTTCATATTTTATATAAAAATGTCGTGTAATCTTGTCGGTTATTAAGCAAGATTTATAATTCTGCCTTCATGTTTTCGCTTAAGAACTTTTTTAAATAATTCTCTAAATAAATTTCCTTTTTGCCTTCATGTTTTTTTGTAAATATGTATGCGTCTCTCTCTTTTTTAATAGTCCAACCTTGCTCGATAGCATTGCTGATAAACATTATTTTCCTAAATTTAATGTAGTCCATCTTAATGCTTTGTTCTTCGTCCATATACTGTCATCATTTTAGAAAACAGAACGCCGATTTATACACATTCTTTCTAAAACAAACATAATTTGTTAAACAATTCATTTAAATACTTTTTATAATATTTTAAGTAATGCCAACATTTAAATATAAGACTAATAAAAAAATAGATGTTGACGACAAAACACTGGTCACATTAGATAGCAAACACAGCGAATTCGTTTCCAAGTTCGATAATTATGAGGAAGAGTTGATACCATCCTTATTTGAAGAGAAGTCGTTTTTAACATCTGAAATCACTGGTAATTCGTTGCTTTCTCTCGATGAAATTCTTGATATGAAAGATAGAATAAAGGAAATAAATGCTGAAATAAGAGAATTAGAGCGAGAGAAGAAAGAATACTATTTGAATAACACAAAACACATCTTTAATTATTTCGAAAAAAAGAAACAACAACAGGTTGAACAAGTTAAACAAGAAGTATCCGCCAGACAACAGCTGCTTAATTCGTTTTTTAAAAAAAAAGATAATCAGCAGCAACCACAGCCAGCACAGAACCAGTCATTTCAAAGTCACGTTTCTTACTTGAAAAATGTAGATGAACGGTTTATCGACGTTAATGATTACATAATAAATCACGAAACGTGTCCTTGTAATGGTGGAGAACTAATTCCAGTTGAAAGCGACGGAATATTGGTTTGTAACAAATGCGGCCGACAGTATTCCTACCTTATTGAGAGCGATAAACCGTCTTATAAAGAACCACCACAAGAAGTGTGTTTTTATGCTTATAAACGCATTAATCATTTTAAGGAGATATTGGCACAGTTTCAGGGCAAAGAAACGACACAAATACCTGAAGAAGTCATTGAGAACATCAAATTACAAATAAAGAAGGAGAGAATTTCGGCGACTCGTGAGCAATTGTATTACAATGTATGTAAAGATATATTGAAGAAGTTGAATTATAATAAATATTATGAGCACATCAACTTTATAAAGCATAAATTGGGGATTACGCCACCGATCATGTCGCCTCAACTCGAAGACAAGCTGTGCAATTTATTCTTGGAGATTGAGAAGTATTTCTCCAAACATTGTCCGAATGTTAGGATAAATTTTTTGAATTATTATTTTGTTTTATACAAGTTCTGTGAGTTGCTTGGAGAGAACAAGTATTTGAGTGAGATTCCGATGCTTAAGGACGACGATAAGAAGGTGGAACAAGACGAGATTTGGCGGAAAATATGCGATGACATTGGATGGGTGTTTTATCCTACTTGTTAGAGTTTGCCATCTCGTATGCTGGTGACATGAGCTAAATGAACCATTGATTCAGGAATTCCGTCTTCTTGTAATTGTGTTAAACTTCTCTCTAAACATAAAGCAGTCTCGCGTTTAAAGGTAGACATTTGGTTGTCCAAATGAATCAAGAAGTCATTTTTTCCTGAACGGCGGTAATCGTTGATGATTGACTGAGTTACTGCATCATATTCTTCCCATTTACCTTGTCGGCAGAGTGTAACGAGTTTCTGTCTCAGATCGCTTCCTAAACCTCCTCCTCTTTGGGTTTTTCTTGTAGTTCTTCGCTTTCGATTTCGACGGTTTGTTGTCTTTTTACGCTTAATTAATGTTTTACGCATTTATACATTAATTAAACAAACAATTTAAAACCTCTTAAATTCTTATACTTAAATTCGCGGGAATCCCACGAGGTTGCCACCAATACCGAAGCCGGCACCGGTTCTTGCGGCAACAGCCATACTGGGAAGGTAAGCATCAAGGATAGTGAATGTAGCAGCGGCGGTTAACGCAATGAGAAGCACCTCATCAAGGCGGAGAGAACGCTTGGGGATGGCATATGCGGCAATTGCGACCATAAGACCCTCAACAAGGTACTTAACGGCACGGCGGAGGAGTTCTCCTAAATCGAGTAAATTCTGTAACTTCTCAAGCATTTTATAAATATAAAACAGAAAAAAAGAGATTCCCTTAATTTAAATTCGAATAAAAACAACTTAAAGTAATTGAATCAATTATATACATCTCCTAAATGTCTTCTTACGAGCCAAAGAATAACTCCGACGGAACACCAAATCCTAAGTATGTCGACCTGCTTTATGTAGATCCTCCTGTGGCCGAACAGAACTTTGTTTGTATGTCGTTTGTCAGTCCCGATAAGGTGCTAAAGCAGAAGAACTCATTCTTATTTGAGCGATTCGTTAGGAACTTTGACCTGGATAAGAGTAGCAAGAAGTTTGTTCAGTTTTTGAACTTCATTAGTTACAAGTATAACCTCAATTTCAATAAAGTGATGGACGACTTTAACGATTTCCTTAAGAGCGAGCAACCTAAGTTGGTTGAAACGACGATTGAAGATGATTACAAGAATTTCTTGGATGCGAACGAGAAGACACTTGAGCAGGAGTTTAATCAGTTGGTAAACTTCCAGACTAGCACGCACGGAGTGAAGGTTCGTGGTGTTTTCCCCTCTCAAGAAGAGGCTGGAATGCGTTGTAAGATGCTCCGTGAGATTGACCCTAATCACGACATCTATGTGGGTCCGGTTGGTGTTTGGGTTCCTTGGGAGCCCGAGGCGTATAGAACTGGTAAGGTTGACTATATGGAGGATGAGCTTAATCAACTGATGCATAAGAAGATGGAGAATGAGACAGAGGCTAAAAAGCATTTCGACCAGCGTGTTATTGAGAGCAAGAAGAAGGCTATTGAGGAGAATATTCGCAAGGCGAAGGAGACTGGCAATAAGCTCACTCAGAATATTGACGAAAATGGTAATCTGGTTGGTATTAATAATACAATTGATGCTTCTGTTGGAGAAGGAGCCTCATCAAGTGATATTCGCAATGAGTTGTTTGATGGAGACAATGTTGTTACGGGAAGTGGAAAGAACAAGAAGATTAACAAGCGAAATGGTAGTAAGTAAATGAATTAAAAAATTGATTTAAAGTATTAATTTTTATACAACTTTAAATCAACTAAAATGGGGTGGGATATTCTCTTATACAACAGCATCGGCGTTCATATGGAGGATGAAAGTTGGTATCTTAGTAATCTTACTTACAATTACTCCAATCCAGAATGCATGAAATACTGGTACGGACCACGTGATTATGATGGTAAAACAATAGGCGAAGCAATGGAAGGAATGCGAAAATCAATTTGTGCGATGTTTGCCGATGGAATTCTTCCACTAAGTGATTTCTCCAAGGAAACACGAGACAACTTTATAAATAGTATGCTTGCATGGCTTATACGACATAGCACTGAGTTGTCTAAATTCTCGAAAGATTGGACTGTTAAATTGAGGTGAAACTACCATTTATTCTTTTTCACGTTAATTACAGGGCCTTTTTTGGCCGATTTTGGATTGTATGATGGTTCATCTTCATCATCTGAATTGAGTTCCTTTGACATCTCCCAGAATTCCTTTGAACCAAGACGGAAATTACTGCGAGGCTGTGCTTTATACCAGAATATCTGGTCGGTCAACTTGTTCGACTTTGAATTGTTGTCTATAACAAGGCATTCGAAGTTTTCAGTGCACTGATCCATCACTTGATTAAATGCTTCAAATGTTGGAAACATACCAGCGTAATTCTGCCAGATTCTCTCTCGATTAGCTCGATATGGTTCTCTCAAAATGAATACATAGTCGATATTCGTTCGCAGGTTGGGTGGGACACCAAGTGGATATTGCATAGTAATGACGAGCATAATCTTCCAGTGGCGTCCATTCATGAAAAGCAATCGCATCATCTTATCACGCGCCCATTTGTCGTCATATAAGCAATCGTCCATAATAACAAAGGCACGCGGGTCAATTGTGGCTCTTTTTTTATAGACCTCTTCGTGTTTTTGCATTTCTTTGAGGACGGATTTTTGTCGCTTAAGAATGTTTTCAATAATGGATGTATTATATTCGTGGTGAATGAAGAGTTTGGGGACAATACGACCATAAAAGCCGTTGCCTGCTTCCGTGCCTGATATGACACATCCAAGTGGAATGTCTTGATGGTGATAAAGCAAGTCATTTACGAGGAAACTTTTGCCAGTATCACGACGCCCGATGAGAACAATGACAGGACCCTTGTTTTCATTGGGGTCAAACTTGATTTTACGCATATCGAACTTCTTTATTTCTAAGTTCATCCTTAATGCTGATATTTAACGAGGAGAGAAAATACCGAAGAAATAAGCGAAATTCAAAAAATTGAAATGGCGTCATTCGTCTTTATTACAGGTATCTTTCTTTCACCAAACAACAAAATGTGCAACACGTGCTCTCTCGGTCAAGTCAAGTTTGTTACACCGGTTATATCGAGAGAAGTTATTCGCATGTGCGACCCGTGCCCATCTTGTGGAAGCCTGGTCATTCGATTGGACAAGTTTCCATCCCTCATTTCTAGTTGGAAGATCGTGAGTCCTACATTTCAGCCGTGGGAACGAATTGGAAACACTGTGTATGATGTCCTCATTATTGTTTGATTACTAAAAATTGAAATAAAAATCGTATCTTATTGATATTTTTCATTTATAACTTCAACAAACAATGAGTTCAACAAAGCAACGTGTAATTATCTCGTGTGAAAGATCTCTGGCTGACTGGCGAAACCACATAAACAAATATGCTTTATGTCGTTGCCGCGATAATTGGGAATACATCAAAAACATTGTGGCTGACTCAGATGAAGAAGCCGAAAAATATAAGCGAGTTATCAATACCGCAACGGGAGAGAGAGACATCCATATTGTTCGTTGTGGACATGTATGGTATGGTGTTAAATAGGTTTAAACCACTGATTATTTATGTTCTTTTTCTTTAGAATAAATGTTTCAGTTGAATTACCGGAAAAACAGGAATGTGGAGTTGTTTAAGGATATTCAAGAAAAAATGGGGGTTTCAAAGGTGCAAAATTATATGCCAGTTTATCAGCACTATTTTTCTCTCAACAACACGAATTACAACAGTATGAACTTGAATACTTTTAAGTCTATAAGTCGCATTGAAACCAAGATTGATGAGAACACATACAAGACTGATGTAGGTGTTGTTCATGTAAAATACGCACCGCTTTATGACACATATAAATACATGGTTGGCAAATTACAGGACATTAGTGTCAATGTGTTGCCTTCATTTGATGTAGCTCCGACTTCTGAGAACGAGAAAAAACTGTATGACAATAACAATTCGTCATATACAGACGGTTTCTTCTATTTTCTCTCCAGTATCCTTTTGAATCAGCACGGATTTACAAACGCAATTGACTTTTATGGTTCTTATTTATGCATAAAAAGGGATTTCAAATTAAATATAGCGGATGATGCTGAAATGTTATATAGTTCTGATTTTTTCAATAACAATAGGGGGAAACTGTTTAATGTGAATAGCGACCACGAGGAACAGTACGCACGAGATTTCACGCGAAATTGCAAGAAACGGCTTGAACTTGGTGAAACAATTGACAACAGGTCAGTGGATTCTCTCGGAATAATTGATAATTTAAATGAAATGTTTGTTGAAGATGAGCAGACTACGAATAATGTGGAAGAGGAGAATGTTACAGAAATAGACAATGTAGCAGAAATTGGAGAAGATTCAGAGCTTCCTTCGAGAGAAAGAGGGACAAGTGAATGTTCATCGCGTTATTCAAATAGTAGTGAAGAAGATTCTACGAAATGGGAAGACATTGAAACCGATTCATCTGAAAGCGAGTCGGAGAGCGAGGATGGCGATATTGATGCTGTTATTGAGGCTTCTATAAGTGAGTTCCCAGCCAACATGATTTTCATAGAGAAGATGGAAGGAACATTAGATTCATTGTTGGAAAAAATGGATAAAGAAGAATTAACGTCCGCGTTGTTTCAAGTTATTATGACTCTCTCTGTATACAACAAAGCATTTGATTTTACACACAATGATTTACACACAAATAATGTTATGTATGTTAAAACAAATATTAAACACTTATACTACAAATTAGACGATAAATACTACAAGGTTCCAACGTATGGAAGGATATTTAAAATAATTGACTTTGGGAGGTCAATCTACAGATACAACGGACAATTGTGTCACAATGATAGTTATGCTGTGGGGAATGATGCTGCGGGTCAATACAACTTTGAGCCTTATTATACTGACAGTAAGCAACGCATTATGCCTAATCAATCGTTTGATTTGTGTCGATTAGGGTGTTCAATGTATGACAATTTCTTTGATTTTACAGTTGAGGAGGACAATGTACCAGAAGACGAGCTGCTAGTTAAGCTGATTGCTGACTGGTGTAAGGATGATAAGGGTAAGAATGTGCTTTACAAGAAGAGTGGCGAGGAGAGATATGAAGGATTCAAGCTGTATAAGATGATAGCTCGTATGGTGCACGGATGTGTGCCGAGAGAAGAGGTGAAAAAGAGGGTATTTTCGGAGTATGTTATGAAAAAGGCGAGTAAAAAGGATGTTTCAGTTATTGACATAGATGCGATTCCGTGTTATGTGTAAAAATTGAAAGGATATAAAAAATATTATACTAAATCATTTATATTCATCATGTACAAGTGCGACATTTGCGACAAACGATTTGCGAAAGAGGTTCAATTGAAATCACATTTTCACCCGATGAGTTGTTCTTGCAAGCCATTTGACACAATGCGTTGTAAATACTGCGTAGAAAATGTCAGTCATAAATACCAAAGTGTTCCATGTAATGGAAGATGCGGGTTTGGGACTGATGTTAATTGTTTAGTTGAACACTATGAAATTGTTAAAATAATTAAAAATCAGGCTCCCCAGTAAACACTTTAACATTGTCTCCGGCACTGACATCGGGTGAAACTATATTATTTACTATGTAAATTCCACTAAGAGACGCTAAATATGCGAAAAATGCTCCCTTAACCAGTTGTTTCATAGTGACCTCATTTTTTGATATATATTTAGTCTCAATAAATAAAAGAAGCGTGTATACTATGGCGATTACGAGTGATGTCGTGTATGTAGATGAATCAGTCATTTATACTAATTGATTCATCTTTATTTTCTGGGTTTTAACGAATTTATTCTAATATGTCTATTTCTAAATCTTCATTTTCAACTGAAGAAGATAATTTCATAAGTTCATCATCAAGCGATTCAATAGCTCCATCAAGCTCATTTGGGTCTAAGTCGCTGTTTATAGTTAATGTTTCAATGTCGTCTTCTGCTTCTTCTTCATCCTCTTTCTTTCTCTCCTCATTGCGTATATTGCTAATTGATTCAAGGCGATCAATTGTTTTGGGTGCTTCAACCCGTTCTTCTTTGTTGGTGGACATGTTTAACACTTTGTCGACATCATTAAATGAAAGAGAAATATGTCTTTGTTGCTCTGACGCATTTTGTTCTTCAAGAGTATCTTGTTTAACTACATTATGTTCTTCTATTATACCTTGTTGAACTATACCTTGTTGAACTATACCTTGTTGAACTATACCTTGTTGAACTATACCTTGTTGAACTATACCTTGTTGAACTATACCTTGTTGAACTATATCCTCTTTAATTATGTTGTTGGGTTTCTCTTCAACAACAGCTGGTTTCTCCTCGACTATAGTGGGTTTCTCTTCGACAATAGCTGGTTTCTCTTCATGAATAATTTCCTCTTCTAATGTCACTTCGGTCTCAGTTGTTTTGTCAATATATGACCTCAGTATTTTTTCAATTGGAATACTTTCGCGTATGACGTTGAGAATACATTCTTTAATAATGAGTTCGCATTCTCTCATATTCTTTTGGTGATTAAGAGGACTCGCCTTTAGGTCAAACAGATATACATTTTTATATATTTTTCGCGATGTTTCAATATAAACACGATGTATGAAAACCGATAACTTGGGAACATCCAAGTCAATCTTCTTCTGCTTTTGTCCGACACGAACTGATGTAAGCACCTTGAGTTGTGTCACGTGAACGCACGTCAAGAGGTCTTCTAAATAAGAACATTTGCTTTCGTTTACTATTCTCTCCGTTTCTTTCTCGACGAGGCTGTTATTCCACTTTGATACGCGCGAGAGAAAGTTTTGAAATGTCATCAAATACTTTTCGCGCTCATCGTTTTCATCGCAAAGTTTATAAGCCTCGTTAAAAATGGATTGGATACCCTGACGAATAAACGGAGTGAGCGTGTTAATTAAACGAGCTGAATACTCGTTTTGTGCCTCAGACAAATTTGCTAACTTAAAATCATCCATAATTTCTTCTAAATTGACATCACATTTTCTAAAGAGTGTTCGTGACGCATAAAAATATAAACAAACATAAAGAACATTAAATTTTTTTCATTTCTGAACTGGGTTTTAATTTTATCGAAGTATGTTAAAAGACGCATTTGTGTCAATTCGTCGTGTGGTGTGCTCTTCTTTTCTAAAAATTGTAGTATATCAAGCCCGGATACACCAGCATAGTAGGCGTCTTCACTCTTTTTAAGATAGTACATCTCATCGGTTTCACCGAATTTCACGTTTCTCTCAATCCAATTTAAGTTTTTTATTTCAGTCCCCACAGAATAAAGATGTTTGGTAATATATTTGTGTAGATTGACGTGGCGTGTGCCGATTTTAGGATAATTCACATGGATTTCACAGAATCTGGAGAGAATTGGCTTAAGTATTTTGTCTTTGTCTTCGACGACTATGAAGAAGCGAGTATTATGACTAAATGTCTCGATACATCGTCTCAGTGCTGATTGCGCGTCGTTTGTAAGTTTCTCTGCGTTGAGAAGAACTATGCTCTTGAACAGTTCACCCTGCTTGCTGTTGATGTTTGTCTTACCAAAGAAAATGAGTTCTTCGCGAATGAACTTGATGCCTTTTCCGTGACTACAGTTGACTTTGAGAATGTGTTCTTCATTATTTTGAGTTTGAGGATAGATTTTGGAGAGAAAGTCTGTAATGATTGTTTTTTTCCCGGAACCAGATGGACCATAAAAGATAATGTTCGGAACCTTCTTTGTTTCGATAAAATAGTCTAATTTATCGTATATAGCTTTATGTATTTGAAACTTCATAATTATTAGTTTTTTAAGTTAATAAATATGAATCAAAATGCTTTTAAATTGAAATTGGAGTGTTATCAATTGTTGTTGAAATCATTTACTGGATAAAATGTTTTAGTTCTAAGATATGTGGCCATTTGTGCTTGCTTTTTAAGGGGAACTAGCATATTGCTTTCATAACCAAGTGTTCCATTGCTAACACACGTTAGATAATTATTGTCACAACAATCCGAATTAGCACCATAAACAAGGAGAAAACTTTTGATTGTGTTGCCATAATCTTTATAAAGAGATTTGTCGATACGCTCAAAAACTTCTCGATGTTTTATATCTCTAGAAACAACTCGTCTATATCCAACTTTGTTGTTGATTAGAAATTCTTCATAATTTTGATTATTATTTTTAATAAAAGATTCGGTTGGCATATAAAAGACGGTTACGTTTTCTGGAAATGTGGACACATCTGTGTCATATTCTTCTTGTGTTTCATTGTTGAATTTTTTGAAAAAAACAAAATTCAGATAAGGATGTTTTTTTGCACAAAACTTAATAAAATCTCCATCATCGTGAGTCATATCTAAGATCCAGCTATTTTTTGGAAGTATATCGAGTTCAAGAGAAGCAAGGAGGTTTTGAAATGTTGTTTTTTCAGAGAGAGACGGTTCGATGATATAAAATGAATAAAAAACATACCAAAATAGATAATTTACGCGGTCAAATAGTTGCGTTGCTCTGAAAAATAGTGGAGTTGCTCGGTCATATAACTCTCGAACCCAGCTATAATCCAGATGAATTTCTTTTAATGAAGACAAAGACATTGTATAATGTTGTTGGTTGAAAATAATATATTCTGTTTAAGTAAATTTAACAGAATATATGGATATTACGCAATTGTGCCTATCTGGCGAGCATACGGGTTGCTATTCAGAGCCGAAAGCATATCCGGAGTGTTTCTCTCCAAATTAAGGGTACTTCGGGCTTCCGAACGGTTGGTTGTCTTACCATAAATGTCAGAACCAACTGGAACCTTGTGGAGTTGCTGTGGAACAAACATACGCGGTGTGTTTCGGTCGCTATCTAACTTGTCTATTTGAATGTTCATATATGGGTCAAACATCTTGTGATTGCCGACACTTGTCCTGCTCTGGGCAATAGCCTCCTTATTCGTGTTGAGATATGCGTTATATGCGGAGTCATAAACGGGGGCAGCATACGCAACACCACTTCCGGCAGCACCCGAGTAATTTGTATGCGAAGTATCAGCGCGGTGGGTGTTGGTTGGCTGATGCTCATTTGCCAAATACCCATAACCCTGCAAATGTGTGTTGCCAATGTTGGCAGGATATGGATTGTCAATGGTAGTTTCCTTAGTTGTTGTCTTGGGGCGATCAGCCGGATTGAGAACATAACTATTTGGCACAGTGGTCGCTGCATTGCCAGAAACACGATGGTTGCCAACAACGTTTTCCTTACGAGATGGGCGTAACATATCCTGAAGTGGCAGAACTATTGCGCTCATAATTCGGCCGACTGAACCAAGATTAGGCGAGCGTTCGGTTGTAAGAGAGCGAGCATTAGGTAAAAGGTCATAACCCTGAATGCCGTAGTCACCGTTTGTGGCACCAGTCTTACCGGGAGCATATGCGTTGCTAACGTGTTCTGAGTATGGAGCGAGTTCAGGGCGTGTAGAGGCGTGATAAGCACCAGGAACATACGACGAATTTCGTCCATCACCACCGAGTGCGCCATAATACTCTGTTGTTGTATCAACTCGGTTAGTGTTTCCGAGCATCTGAATACCACGCGCCATCTGCTTCTTTTCTAAGCCGGTGGTTGTTAAATATCGGTCAGGCGAGTTAATGAAGAATGTATCAGGGCGATTTTTCTCAACAGCCCCCTCAATACCACGATTTGTAGTGTAATGCTTGACGCCTGTTATAACACCGTCATATGTCAATTTGGGATTATTCGTTGTTCTCAATTCATCAACTGTTTTAGGAGCCCATTGCTCACGAGCGGACATACCGGCATTGAATCCACCAGAACCGGCAGCAGTATAACCGTCATCCATACCAGGTGCAACGCGAATCTCCTGCCAAGGCTTAACATTGTTCATATTGCGGCCTGGAATAACGCGTGATTGAATAAAATCGCTACTGTTTGGAGCGCCGTTTGTCCAGGACATGTGTGCGCTTGGTGCGAATAAAGGAGCACGGGCTTCTTTTTGAAAACTCTGCGAACCGGTTCCTTGCTTGGAATCTAAAATGCTTTCATTGCTATTGAGGTCAAATGTGCGCTGTTTAACGGTGGAACCAAAGTATGGTTGCATATTATTGTGCGTAAAATTGTCTAAAGAAACTTGTTCACCCGTGAGAGAATAAAATTTGTTAGGGTCGGCATTTGCCTCTTGCTGATAAACATCCTGCTGAAAATAGCGGTCAGTCGCTGCATTGGCGTTTTCATAATTATTTAAGTCCTCAAAGTCGTTTGCTGCGCGGACAAGAGGATAATTCTCGGTATGTGGTGCGGTAATGTTGGTATTAACTACTTTGTTCTTGAATCCCTCAATAACACCAGAATCGTTTGGCTTTGGTGTTTCTTTTCCCTTGTTTGAAATAATATACATACCACCTAATGCTAAAATGGGTATTGCCAGTTCCATAATTATTATATATATGGACAATAAATTAAATAACTTTTGATGTTAACAAATATAATTTGTCTAAGTATTTTATAACTGATGACAAATACGTTAACAACAAAAGAGATTGATAACATGAAAGACAATGTTAAGTTTATATCTATTGGAAGCATTTTGTTTGTAATAGTGTTCGGGTATATTTTCCATAAATACGCTGTTAAACATGGACATCAGTTTTTGTCTATTTTGCTCGTAACAGTTATGCCTATTATTTCGATAATTTACAATACATACTACAATACTAATGTATATAAAAGTTCGCGCAATCGCCATAGGGAATTGAGAGAAATCAGTACTGAAATGAAAGCGGAATCCAAGTTTTACGAGATAATCGCCTTTTTATTGTTTGGACTGGGCTTAATTTATGCGGAGTTTAAGAAATTCATGTATTTAAGCATGGTTTTGCCTTATTTGTTGTTCGCATTGTTGTTTGGCACTATATGCACATCATATATGAAGCAATTTATATTTGATTATAACAATTTGGGGCGGCTTCTAAACATTGACGCATTGACGTTCTGTGCGTCGTCACTTGCGGTTGGATTGCTTGCGGCTGGGTTGATTGTACCAATTGTTTATCACTCGGCGAAGAAAGGAATAGCTTTTTAATTCCAAGGAACAGGTATCTTCGGAACAAAGTTGTCCTTCTCAAGCATTCGCGTGTTCGTATTGTTCTGGAAAGTCATACAAGTGTGTTCCTGAGGGTCAAACAGAGGATACTCCCAACGGGTCTGTTCTAAGTCGCGATACGCCCAGGCTGGATGAGTTGCGCGTGTTTCGTCTGTAATTGGCAACTTTTCGACGCCATAACGATTGGCAGCCGACGTTTTATTTCGATATGTCTTATATTCCATTCGGTCGTGCTTATGAAGGGGTCGAGTCAGACCCATCAAGTCGCTATCCACGTCAATCGCGTTTGTATATAAGTTGGCTCCCCAGCGTTGAAGGCGAACCTGTGGGTCAGCAATAAACGGTATATTATCACCATTTCCAGGTGTATTGAGCATATATTTGCCTGGACCAGTGCTTTCTTGAAGGAGTTTGCTTGTTCGGGCGTAATCATGATTGAAGCGAGTATTGGCCATTTGTTATATTATGAAGAGAGACTTATTTTTAGTTAAAAATAATTAAAAATAAGTGTTTAAGTCAAATTAACGTCTAAATATCTCGGGTCTCTGGTTTCTCTCCACAATAAGAGGTTCAGGCATAAGAACTGGATCTTTCTCAAAGTATGAAACCTCGCGAACCTTCTTAATCCGAGGTGTAAACCCACGCTTGGGGTCATCGAGGTTGTTAAAATAAGTTCCCTTAAGAAAACTGTCGACGTCTGCTTGATTATTGGAGAGAAGATAGGCCGGAATGCGTCCCATGTTTATTCCAGCGTTGGGCAGTATGCTTGTGTTTGTTTTATAGTCATAAGTCACCCATTCGCGGGCAGTTGCCTTGTTTCTCTCCTGAATCTTATAATCACCAGGAGCATTTCTAAATCGCGTGGAAGCCATTTGTAGTATGTATACAAAATTATTCTTGTTTGAAACCATATCCTCCAATATATCTAACATCATCCATTATGAAATCATATTTATGATGAGTATGACCAGCAACAAGTGTAAGATGTGAATTTCCTTTTATTTTGTCATGTAATTCATTTGCGAAATACTTTTTAGTGGCTTCCGATTGGTTGCAATATATAGGGTCACTTGTTCCGTCTCTTGTAAGAGGAAAATGTGTAACAAGAACAATTGGCATATCACGATCGATACAAGAAATTGCATCCATAATAAATTGCATGTCGCGGTTATGAAGTTCATGATAATCTTTAACACTAATTGGTTTTAAATAGCCTGAATCATTGTGAGTTTTTATTCTTTTAAAGTCGTTTATTGAGAGAGTGAGAGAATAATCAGCACTACCCCAAGCAGTGGTTCCAATTATTGCCCATGTTTGCTCATTCCAAACGATACGCATTGAATCGTTGATAAGCAAGTAAGTTTTTGGCCATTTCTCTCCGATTGTTGTTTTATAAAGGTCTAATAATTTCAGCATTGACTTGCTATTGCTATAAAACTCGTGATTTCCGAGGACATATATGACTATGTCCCAATTTTCATTTACATACTCCATAAATTGGTGCCAAATTGGTCTGCCAATATGTCCGATGTCGCCGGATAAGATGAGACAGGGTGTTATGGCGGGCCATTTTGTTGCAAAATCAGGACACGATGTGGCTGTTTCCAAGTGAATATCGGTGATGACTTGGAATGTAGCATTGAACTTGTCAACATATGCAGTCATATATGAATAAGATTATTAAACAAAATTTAAATGGTTTATTGTGAAAAAGCATCTCAAATGAAAATGAACGTGGCAATTGTTGGTGGTTATGTCGAAAGTCTTGCGAAAGAAATTGGGGTGCCTGTAAAAATTTATTTGCCGGACTGGAAAAGCAGTGAGACCAATTCGTAACTGCCAGATTATTGAGAGTGCCGATTGCGTAATCGCATTTTGAGACGCGGTCTTCCATCAAAATCGCAGAGGAACTTAAGAAACCCACCACAATATTCATCTATTAAGAGTCCGACATCATAAAGTTAGCTAGTCGATGAAGATTATCCCAAGAAAATAGAATAAATAGTGTCTCGTCGGTTGTTCTAAAATTGTTTTTTTCTTTTTCTTCATTAAGCATTGTCATAACAGCATCATTCTGTTTGATTTCCTCTGAAAATGAGTCCATTTGTGTGCTTATTGAGTTGTCGTCGTATGATTCCAATTCAAATGTGCGTAAAAATTCAAGCTGGTATGTGAGATGAGCTGTGTATTCATCATCATAATCTTGGTATGTTGTTTTAAAGAATTTCATTGTTTAAAACACAATGTTTTATGTATTTAAGTAATTTATTAAATGTATTCTTATTGGTTGGAAGATTTTAGCATCGTTTAATATTATCCCCGTCATTTTGGAGTGAACTTTCGACATGAACCGTTTGTTTATGGCGTAGCGTTTTCTCAATTAAAGCGGAAATTCATCTGGTTTAATTGATTGTACTAGAAAGAATAAGTACAAACAAGCCCACCTACAGGCATACAGTTTTATTAGTTTTAATAAATAAACCCTAATGGCAGTCATATTTAAAACCTACCAGGCATGTGTTTCTCCTTGTAATCCTGATCCTTTATGATGGAACGTGTGGGAATGCCACCGCGGATCCAGTCTGAATGAGCGGCTTCTTCCACTAAATTGGCCGCATTGCTTATTGTTGCCTGGAGAGAAGGCACAAGAGGTGTGTAATGACGCTGGTGAACTGCCGTATCTGCGATGGTTCCACAACTCTTGCGATTGCGAATGTAGTCACCTTGCTGAATACGCGCCTCAAGAACTGGCTTTGGAGCACCACGACCAACATAGGGAACAGTGGCAAAAGGACGTTGCTGAAGGCTTATTTTAGAAGTTGGTGCCGTCTGGATGGAACCTATGCGAAGGTTAGAATCGGCATCAATGTTGCATCCACCTATAAATCCACCGTTATAAAACACATTTGGCTGATTGAGTGCGAATGAAATTGGCTTCTCCATAGCGCAGGGGTAATAATTGCTAGTCATATGGCTATTGAAGCGGTTATTTTGTAAGTTTCTCTCAGAAATGTCATAAGCATCGTCCCCTAAACGAGAGAGATTGTCAAAAGTATAATTAGATACCGAGAAACTCATGCTGATATATAATTATAAAAGATTTTAATAGAATAGAACGTTGATTTAATAAAATACTTGGCGATTCTGTGTATTGTTCTTTATACACTGAAGAGCGTGGCCTTCTTTACAAGATGGCATATCCCCATAACAAAACTCGGAAAATGCTTTCTGGTCGTTTGGAATAGTTGTGCTGGGATTTGTGTGAAAATTCCTTAATGATGTCTCGTATGCCAAATTATCACCTAAATCCTTGAAAATTCTCGGATTGACTGCCTTGTCTTTCGCGACTTCTAGTATTTCCTTCTCAACTGCTGGGTTAAATGATGGTGCCGCGTGTTTGCGGGTGGGTGCATCAACGTAGTCTGTTAAAAGCACGTTCATCAATGGATTAGTTGCCGTTGGAACAGTGAATTGTTGCTTAGTTTCCTTATAGACTGCTGGGTCTGAACTGGTAAATGCCTCTTTCTTAAGTTTCTCGTGGGCCTTTGTTCTCTCGTTGCTAATGAAAAAAAGGGCCAGTACGCTGAGGGCGATGATGCCCGAAACAAGTATTTTAATAGCACTGGTTACAACAAAGCCAGCGATTGTCAAGAGTATAATGAGCCTCGAAATTGCGTTGATTTTCTCTACAAATGACTGGCTTTCAGTTGGATACAAGTCAGCCAAATATTCCTTCTTAAAAAGCACCATTGGGTTATATAACCAAAATTCTGCGCGGGTCTTTGTCATTGTTATATATTTATAAGACAAATGATTTTTGACTTATTTAACACTTGTTTTTGTAAAGAGTTTTTCTTTAATATATGTTTGAGTTACTTCTTCTTGTTTCGCTTGGTTTTCTGTGGCTTTTCGGGTTGTTCAACTGGTTTTTGTTGCTCTTCAAGCAACTTTTTTGCCTTTTCGAGATTACGTCTCTCTAATTCGGCACGCATACGCTCTTGTTGCTTACTCTTTGAAACACGTCTGCCCATTTCAGCCTGCATCGCCCCTGTTTGTGCTTTTGACATGTTATTGAGACCAAATTTGGCGAGAAGATCCTTCAGTCCCTCGGCACCTGGCATATCCTTGAGGTTGTTCATGTATTGTGATGCTTCTTCGAGTAACTCACTCTCTTTTATCTCTCCACTCTTAATCTTCGCATCCAACTTGTCGCCGACTTTCTTGGCCAATTCCATAAGTTTCTGAGGGTTCTTGATGAGTTTCTTGAATACATCCTTCATGTCAGTAATTCCCTCGGCATCAATGTCGAGTTCGCTGGCAACCTCAGTCGCAATATCTTTGGCGAGAGTGCCAATCTTACCGCTAAAAATTCCCTTCAAATGATTTTCGACATCCTCGCGATTGGGTATGTTTTCGGAGCTGATTCCTGAAATATCATAAGACATCTGTGCGAATCCATTGAATGTTTCCTCTATTTTAGAGCTGAATTCCTCTTCATTTATTGCTTCAAACAGTTTTGCGGTGTCTCCAAATGATTCCATGTTTTCAGTGTCTGGTACAACTGAAAAGAGAATGAGCTGGAGATATTGCCATATGACGCTCTTGGTGTTTTCGCTAATGTTGGATTTCCAAAGTGGAGAGAAATCAACACCCGGAAGCAATTCAACTGGCGACGTCACAAACATCTCATCATTTTTGTAAAGGATGTTGAAGAAATGCTTGGGATAGTTTACCTTACAGAACTCATATGTTGCGTCATTTACAGAGATTTCTCCCAATTCGGGAAAAGTATTTGTAAGATCGGCACAAAAATCATTAGCCAACTTGAAGAAGTTGTCGCGGTTGCTTTGTTCTGCCATTGTTTATTTATAGAATAAAATGTTTATATTAAAAATAATTTAAATTGTTTAATTGAAATTCATTGCCTCTGGCTAAAATTCATTGCCTCTGGCTAAAATTCATTGCCTCTGGCTAAAATTCATTGCCTCTGGCTAAAATTCATTGCCTTTGGCTCACATACATCGTGCTAATCTTCGTAAGATTTTGAATGTATTTCATCGCCTTGGCTTGGTTTTCAGTCCCCATATTTCTAACAGGGTTGCGGAGTTTATCAATAATACGCTGAACCTCATCGCGCTTATCCGAACCACCTACATCTTCACTATAATCGTGGTCAATGAAAAAGGAAATGTCGCCTCCTTCAATTGCCTCAGCATACTTAGATACATACTTGAACCAAATCTTGATCACTGCGGTTGGATTAAATGATTTCACATTGGAAAATGCGGTTCGAGCCATCTTAATATCACCATCATCCGGGAAAATAGAAATGAGATCTTCGATGAATTCGGTGAGATGATTGTTAAATGCGCCGACGAGAGTAGTCATTTTTGGTGAGTTATTAAACTATGAGTTGATTTATTTATATTGTTTTGTATTTTAATTAAAAATATTTTTATATACCATTTTAATTATAAAGATGTGTTCGTTCTTGATGAAAAATATTATAAATAACAAAATGGTTGATAACGTGATTGGTCTATTAAACAATGAGAATTGGGGAATACTTTACCACGCAGACAGTTACAACCCCGATGTAGTCCTGTATCATACAAATGACACTGAAAAGATGAGAAACAAGATTATAACGCTAATGTATGCTTATTATAAAAACCAATACTCTTTTAATATACATAACATCATATTGTTTAAAATTGTAGATGTTAATCCAAAGTTGGTTACACTGGATTTACTTGATAGAACGCATTCCAAGTATTTTTACATTATAAAGAATTGTAAATTTAATAAAACAATTAACCACGAAGTCAGTTTTCTTATAGGTGAATTCGCCGGGGTAATACAAATTTTGGATAATTATGCTGTTGTTTTTGAGAGAAATGTGTCAAGAACAACGCTTATTGAGTTTTATAAAGAGAAAACGGGAGTTAAATTCGTTAAATGGCATAAAACAAAGTCGGAAATGCGGAGAGAACTGACTAAGTATAATTATGATGAAATTCGGAGTGAATTGAATAGAATGCTTAGTTTTAGCGTCTAAGCATAGTTTTCAGCTTCTAAGCATAGTTTTCAGCTTCTAAGCATAGTTTTCAGCGTCTAAGCATAGTTTTCAGCGTCTAGGTATTTGCACTTGACTGTTGCGTTCTTGCTTTATTCTCTCCAAATCAACTGGTCCACTACCTCTATCTTGGCTGTCTGGTGGTGTTTCTATTGAATCTACTTGGTCTATATGAGCAAATGTATGCATCATTGCTAAACCACCATTTCCTTGTGTTGACATTTGATTTGCATCTAAGCTTAAATACGAGTAATTATCAGACATACCATTCATTTCGCTATATGAGAACGCCAACGGCTCAGAATTGACGAAGCCTCCTAAAGAACTCACTGTATTTTGTGCCCTTGGTAATAACTCTCCTAAAATCGGTTCATCTCCTTGAATTAAGTTAAATCCTCTGTTAAGAAGCATTAATGATGGGACGTGTGTTATATTAGGTGGCAGTGGAACTAATTGTCCATTGTCAAGAACAACACTGCGGGTTCCATCTTGGTTTTTTACACGTTTGTCAATACATATGTAGCAAATGTCTTTCGCATTATAGTTTCGTGACAACGAATAAAGCACATTTTTGCTGCTATTACAATTATTGCTGTAATACAATATATATTTCATTTATATATTTGTAATAAGTGTGTTTGAAGCAAAATACGCAAATGAAAAAATTGAATTATAAAATATATCACTTAAATATAATTAATTTATCTCTCTTTAATAGACGACTATGCCTAAACTTGCCAACCTCAACGAAACGGACGGAGTTCTCTCGTTCACATTGTCAGATGTGAATGTGAGTTTCGCAAATTCACTGCGTCGCATCATGATTAGTGAGATTCCAGCTGTTGTTATTCACACGTTTCCGGACGAAGAGAATGACCTCAACATAACAGTCAATACAACACGTCTCACGAATGAACAAATCAAACAGCGTGTCGGCGCAATCCCGATTCATATCAAAGACCAGACTATTGACTTGGCAGACTATCAGATTGAGTTGGATATGACGAATACAACCGACAACATCATTTATGCTACCACTGAACATTTGAAGATTAAGAAGCTAAGTAGTGATAAGTATTTGGACGATGCCGAACTGAAAAAGGTGTTTCCAGCTAACAAGATGACTGGTGGATTCATTCCGATTGTTCGTCTGCGTCCGAGAATTAACAGCGAAACAAAGGGCGAACACATCAAATTCAATGCAAAGATGACCATTAAGACTGGTAAGGTGAGTGGTATGTATGTATCTGCTAGCACTGCGGCATACGGCTTCACACAAGACAAGTTGCGTCAAGTTGAAGAGTGGGCTACAGTTGAGAAAGAGATGCTAAAAACGATGAAGCCAGAAGAGGTTGAATTTGAGAAGAAAAACTGGATGGTCAGTGAAGGACGTAGGATTACTCTCTCTGACAGCTTTGATTTTGTGGTTGAGAGCGCAGGTGTCTATGATAACATTGAACTACTAAAGTCGGCTTGCGACATTTTGAATAAGAAGTTGTCTGTTGTTGATGGAACTGAGCTGAAGATTCAAGAGGCAAAAACTACTATGAAACATTGTTTTGACATTCTTTACAATGGCGAGGATTACACTCTGTCGAACGTAATTGACAGCGTTTTGTACGCCGATTATTATTCTACTGGAAAGTTGGCTTACATTGCGACTAAGAAGCTTCACCCTCACAACGATTATATTGTGATGCGGATGGCGGTTAAGGAAGACCCCGCGATTCGTGATGATCAATACATTGGAATTGCTAAGAACTACATTAAGGAATCGTGTGTAAAAGCAATGAGAATTGTTAATGAAATCGTTGATTTGTTTTAAAATGTCCTAAACCGTTGATTTCACATTATTTTTGTTTGAATAACGTGAGATTTGTAAATAAAGAGATTAAAATAACTAATATGTAAAACTATTATATTTAATTATTATAGATAATGGACCAGGAACCATCAACAACAGTTATAGAGTTGGGTGACATTATACAAGTTGAAGCACCAACAAATAGCGATATACACGACAAGATTTTTTTCGTTAATTACATTGATTCTACACAAATTCAGGCATTTGACAATAAAGACATGAAGAAACAAGTATTCAACATATTGGAAGGGATGCTCACTGATCAGAGCATAATAAGCATATCCATCTTATTCAAACACCCTGAAAAGGGCTATGCCAGACAAAACAGTCTTCTTAAAGACAAGTGGATTACTATAGAGTTCGGTGGCGATGTTCCTGTTTTAATGACAGGTCAAATCACTAATTTGGAGGAAGATATGATTGAAGTGAAAACTTATCCAGAAGGAGAGATGATTTACATTGATTTTGCGTATAAAGGTCTTCCTCTCGATATTCCCATTCAAACCATTAAAATTCGCAGCGAACCTGTTATGTTGAAGGAACTTGCGACAGAAGAATCAACAATAACACCCGAAGCAACTGTAACAGAAGAAGCTGAAGGCGCTGAACCAGACGAGGACATAATTATTGACGAGAATCTCATCGGTATATCCACAAAAGACGTGAAGACTAAGTTGCGTCAAGTGATTATGGATGCAGATGACATTGTCTTTGGTGAGGATTTGGGTGAAGTCGATGAGGTAGTTGATGTTGGAGAGAAACAACGCCGTTATGGGATTGAAACACAGATGAATGATTTAATGGATGAAATGCTTTCAACTATTCCAAACGCAGAGAGAACTCGCACTGTTCTTAACCGTATTCACAAGTTAATAGAGCGTTTCAAACAACTGCGTGGTCAATTCTCTCAGTTTGATGAAGGAGGAAATGCTAATAGAATTCCCAAGAGGTGGGCCGACACAAATAAACCAGCGATTGATGTGTTGATGCGTTTATCTCGTAATTTAACGTGGATTCTCCCCATTGTAACAAACAACAAGAAAGTGTATGACTTGATTGATAACGAAGAATCGTCAAATATAGTAAATAAAAATCAGCTCAATGAATTAAATGATGAATTACAAGTAAACGAAACTGATTATGATAAGAAAACAACGCAATTGTCTAAATACCGCACACCATTTGTCACAGTCGCAGAGGATGAGACACAAGTTCTTGGGAATGTTAATGTTGAAACAGACATTGATGTGGTGGTTGCTTCTCTGGAGAACTTCGCAAGCACTGTTGTTAAAAATAACATCGCTAAAACGCGGCGGTTTGTCATTAATCGTTATAATTTGGGGGAGAAACGCCTCAAATCGTCGTTAATTCGTGGTTCTAAAATGCACGCAGAGGAATATTCCATTACTAAGAACGACCTGGCTCAAGTAACCGGATTCGTCGTATTACCTCAGCAATATGTGCGGTTTTCTGGCATTAAATTACCTGCGACCAATATTTACAACAAAGCCAACATGTCACAGGCTAGTCTTAGATATTGGCAGGTGTTGAACGAAATGATTGACCCAGTTGTTATCTCATACAACACAATTGATGAAAAACGCGATCTTGATAATTATTTCAGGTCGGTTTTCGTTCACAAAACATCTGGAGCCAGCATTTCACAAATGAAAAACAAATACGAAGAATTCTTAAACAAAGTTATTCCGCGCACATCGTTTTTATTGGAACTTCTCTCGAGCTACATTTCAGATAAGTTGTCGTATGACGAAGTTGTTGCGTATTTGGAGCCTTTTATGATTTATGATGACGCAGTTACTTACAACAATTATGAGGAAATAGCCGCTTTTGTTCACACGAATATAGTTGAATTTCGCAAGAATTACGAGAAAAACAAGACAGAGTTCTTGAAAATGCGCAAGTCTCTCACTGAAGAGAACACTCAAACATTTTTGAAAGACCCATATGACTCCAATAATAGAATATATGACTCATCAGTTCCAGTAATGTTCAATGATGATTCAGTTGGAACGTTTTATGACCCTATATTTCGTAATTTAGCACCAATGCGTGATCCAACTGGACAAAACCCGGTCTTATATAATTCATCCGAAATTCTCACCAAAACAAGTGAGTTTGACTACGGTCGCGCTCTTCATTTAGGAATGGCTTATAATGGCTCACAAAACTTGGTTGGCTTTGATGTTGATTTGGAGAGTCGCATTAAATCTCAACTTACAAAAGAGACCGCTTCAAACGATGAAGTAAAGAACGACGATAAGTGTCAGTCGTATGTTCTTGCTAAAAAGTATGTTGATTTACAAGAATTAGAGGAAGACAAAGGTCGCGATGAAATCTATTTTGATAAACAGTATGACGAGACACGCTATGACATTATGCTTGAATATACGCAGGAGCGTGATACTATGGAAAGAGAAGAATTCATCGACTTTTTAGAGAAGAAGTTGGTTGAATCCGTTGGACTATCAGAGCGTGCGGCAAAACGCGAAGCAAACGCGATTTATGACGGAAAACGCAAAGTAGAGGATGGCGATTGGGCTGTTTTAGAGGTTGAAAATGGTTCAGAACTCATGTATTATGAGCGTCGTAGTGGAAAATGGGAGTATGACCCCAATGGTTATAAGGAGAATCACCATCTGGCTACGATGAAACAGGGCGAATTTTGTCAACTCAACCCAATAGACAACTGTTACAAGGATGGACCAGATTGTAAAAGTTCCGATGTTCTCAATGCTAAACTGAATAAAAAATTAATGGATGAAATGGCGCGTGAAGTTCAGATGGAATACCAGCAGAACATTGTTGATTTTAAGAAAAACATAGAGAGCGAAATGAAAGATTATTATTACTATGGTAACAAATATAGTGAGTCTGATACGGGGCGTTTTACAAAGTTGTATGACATTTATTATTACAACAAAATCAAAACAAACTTGGTGAAGGCATATATTGGAGAGACATTGGAAGAGAGAAATGTTGTTGTTTCTCCTTGGCAAAAGTTGTTCCATATTATTCTTGGTCAATCGGATTTCATAAAAAAGCAGCAGGATATCATTCGTTTCGCTAACAGTTACACCAAGGAGGACAAGACAAATCCTTATATGTTGGTATGTAAAGACACTGGTGTTCCTCTTGTTCCCACATTTATGATTGAACTGGCAAACTCAGCAACTGGAATGAGTTCAATGGCATACGACAAAGTTCTTGACCGCATATGCAAAGAAGAGCGCGCAACAATAAGTGATAGCGGTGATTCTTTTGTCGACAAATACAGCGGTTATGTAATAAAGAACATTGAATTCAGCAATGAAGAGGGGTATGAAGACAGTGGTTATAAATATGTCTCGAGAGAAGTTCTTGAACAAGATTTGGGTGAAGCTTTGACAACTATGGCACCGTCGGCGGTTGTTTATACAGACATCAAATCTCGAATGATTTCGAACGTGTTCAACGCTATGACGAATCAAATGAACGTGATTTTAGATAATGAACGCGATTTTGTGGTATTAAATGCTCTTGACGCTATTAACAAGAAATTGCCGTCTGTTACCGACCATAAGGCAATGGAAGAGAAGATGAAAGCCAAGGGCAAGAGATATCCTTCATATGACGAATATACAAACGCAATAGTGATGTATTACACCCTGGCATTTACACTTATCGCGGTGCAGTGCGCAATTCCAAGTGTAAAGACGAAAAAGACGTTTCCTGGCTGTATCAAGTCATTTAAGGGATTTCCGGTTTATGACGAGCTGGATATGAGCGCACTTACTTATATTGCGTGTGTCGCTAATGCAATCAAGTCATCGTCTGACCCTTGGAGTGCTATTAAAGGCAAGGGAACTAATGTTGAGACTCTCACAAAACAAATCCGCACTGCTCTTGATGACATAATTAAAAACGTTGCTATAAGACAGAAGATACAAACAAAGCGTGATTATTTAGTCGCAAAACCAGATGATTTGGATGATATTCCTAGCGAATTGCGCGTTAATCGCTGGACTACATTTTTGCCTTCTCTGAACCGTGTTGAATTGGAAGCATCGGCTAAGAAAGCAATAGCTCCTGAGTTTAAGTCGTCGTTGATTGATGCTGTTAGCACAGGAGATGCATCTCAAGTTGAAAAGATGAATACACTTATGAGCAAGGTTTTTTACTATTCTCTCGCCATTCAAGATGCAATACAGGGGTCTGTTGACAAAGAAGAGTTGCTTTTAAAGACTAATAATGGAATGCCCTTTATGGAAAATGTTTGCTGTAATGACGGGTCAGTTGATACATTCAAATACTTCAATGATAAGACGGATGGTGAAATTGAAAAATACAACAAAATGGTCAAGGATATAAAGAAGATTTATGCCGATTATATGACAATAATTAAGCCAGTGTATTACCTGTCAAAAGAAGACACAAAAACGAAATATCCTTCAGTTAATCAAGAGTTTAATGAAGATACTATTTATAGTGCTTTCATACATTTCTGTAAATTCAACAAAAATATACCTCTTACTGACGAGATGATGGCTGTCTGTCTATCCAACAAGAGCACGTTCAATGTGTCTGATTCTCTCAAGACGAAAATAGAAACACTCAAGAAAGAAGGCCGAACATTTACTCTCGCGAATCTCCATTCTCTCTTGTCAATAATCAATAACAACAATTTGGTGAAGGTTGAACTGAACCGAGAGGCATTGAGCCAGAAAGAGAAGTTGTCTGTATTATTGACTGAGGAAGAAACCAGTTCCAGCACATTAACAACGTTGTTGCGTGGCTTGATTGACAACTTTGATGGTATTATACTCAAAGAAAAGGATGAAACTTTGACAGACGAGTTATATAATTTCTTACACGAACAAGTCAAAGACATGAAGACAAGAATAACACAATTTATAAAACGTTTTGCTTCGACGACGTATAACAAAATGCGTGTTGACAAGTTTCTCTCTGAAATCACTGGATGGAAGGCTACGACGAACCCGATTACAATGACAACAGAAGATGAAACGAATGTTCGTATTATAGACAAAATTAAAAATCACTTGTCGCAGGTATGCTGTGAATTGCCGATGTTGGTGATGAATAAGGTGTCATACTCGTCTATGCATGTGCCATCTCACTGGGGCTTGTCGGATAAGCACAATGCTGAGATAACAACGACGATCAACGAGTTAACAGACAAATTAAAGGTAAATTACGTGGATGCCGGTGACTATGATGAAGCCGAAGTTGATACAGACGACAATATAGCAAACAAATTATTCGGTGAGGTATTGCGCACTATTCGCGAGAAAACCAAGCAAATTTACGTTCTAATGAAGAACACTCCGATTTATGCCGCTCGTAATGCTACTAAAAAGCACATAGTTGGCAGTGAATTAGTAGCAAAATTACACGAATATTACTTACTTTCAGCATTTATCGAGTATATTAGAGTTGCTGAAGAGAGAAAGAAACCGCTTTTGAGCGAGAAGATTTCAAAATTATTGGTTACATATATTGACATTCTCTCGATGAGCAAGAATGTAGTCAATATGAATAAAGAAGATATTATGGCACAAGTGTTGCGGTCTAAAGAAATTGAGAAGAAGGAGATTACTGATTATTTGGGCGCTCTTTCAACTGAAAAGCGCAAGGTTGAGGATCTGTTTAAAGCCAGCAAGTTAGGCGACAAGTGGTCTATGGGTCTAACTGAGGCAGTGTATAAGTATGACCCAGATGTGTATGACAAGGAAATGGAGGCGGCAGCTAAGCGTGTTGCGGCGGATTCACGTGCCGATGGCGAGGGTGTCGCTGATATTCTTGGTGAGGATGTAATGGAAGAATATGATATGAGCAAAATGGCAAATGATGACGAGTATGCCGAAGGTATGGATGGTGATGAAGTGTATTAATGAATTGCTTAGTTTTTTATAAAACTTACTTAAAAATATAATTCTAATGTATTATTAGCTAATAGATGGATTTCATATCATTTAATGCGTCTCTTATGATAAATCTATTCAACGGCTGGAAAAACAATAAAGAAAAAAACATTATAATAGACCCGATGTCTTGTTTGATAAAACTCGGTTTGCTTGCGTTTTATCCTGTTGGGACAAAAATTAGCATTGTTGGCAATAAGATTACTCTAGCGGAGCCCTCAATTTTTCAGGGGGCTTTCCGTTTTTTAAATGGTGATGGCCGCGAGGATTTACATAATTTATGTGTACCAATAATGAAGAGCATTGAATGGTATTGGAACACAGAAGATAAAGAGATTGGCGCATTGTTTGATTACGCAATAACAGGGTTAGATAAATTAAGAAGCACATATCCTGCCAACAGCATAATATCGCACTGCTTGGATTTATACTCTCAGTATCTAGTGTGTAAGAAGGTGAAAAAAATGGATGAGAATACAACGACTAGTAAGAAAAAGAAGATAGCAACAGAAATAGAAGACGACAATAAGATTCACAACTTTTTAAAGACGCTGTGGACGCCGCGGGAAATACACATTATTATACAGACTATGTTAGAATACGAATCTAAATTGAAGACAAATAAGCAAGAAATGGTAAAGTTGCACTCTATTTTAGAAATGACATCAGCAAAAGAAATGGAATTGTCGGCTTTTTTAAAGGGTCATGCAACAAGTCTTTGAAAACAGACGGCTTTTTGGCGATTTGTGAACGACATATTTTTATCATTGTATAATAGATAAGAATATGGAGACTGCTGACCCAACAGATTTTCTTTCGGCTCAATTGGCTAGACCGGCGCACGCTTTTGGTGGATTTACTAGTGAATTTGTCCGCACTCACAAAACATCCAGCGCGATTTTGTTGTTTTCGGCAATATTTGTCATTGTTCAGGTGATTAAGCCGTCTTTTTTATATAATCGCGATGGTTCTCTCCGTGCTTTTGGAATTGGAACAAAAAATAAGACGGTTGTGCCAATGTGGTTGGTTGCTATAATTCTGGGTATTATGTCGTATTTTGTGGTTCTGCAAGTATAGATTGGCCTAAGAAATTTAGTTTGATTGATGCTTTATGGTATTCGTCATTTACTCTTTTTGTATTTGCTACAAAAGACACCAGCTCTTCTCTCAATTCAGTTGAATAATCGCCGTTTCCGAAGAAACGACATTTAATCACATCATATATGAGTTCCTTTGATGGATTATGTGGTTTTATGATGGATAGAAGAGGAATTGTGTTGAAAACAAAGAGGTGCATCTTATTGCGAATTTCATCGTATCTATTTGGGTCAGAATACTCCGATTTGTCGTGAATTACATGTGTTCCGGCATAACTATAAAGCAATGGAAAGAGGTCCTGCTCATAAAATCCATTTAAAGCACACAACTCGGCTAATGGATGAGAGAACTTTAATTTATGTGTAGTCATAATAACAATATAAATGAGTTGTCTTTAAATGAATTAAAGTGTATTTGTAGTCAAATTCAAGCCGAATAAAATTTTAATCCCTTACATAATAAACTTTCTCTTTCTTCTTTTTCTCCACTTTGTCTGCTTCCTTCTTCCATTCATCGTGTTGCTGTTTCATAAACTCCGCACTACGCTTACATTTCGAGTTGCTTATGTAACTGAATGTAATCGACGAAATAAGTATGCCGGCCAAAAGGTACCAAACGAATTCAGCTACAATATCCTTCATTCGAACGAGCTTAAACAGTCTTTCCTTGGATTCTTGTGTAACCTTCGCTGAAAGCATTCCAGATGACTGCATTTTTTCCCAGAAATCGTCGAAATTCGCCGGGGTTATCTCATTAATCATCAGCGAATTGTCCTCATATATGGCCTGTAATGCTTTATTGCTTATTTTTGACGGTAAAATTGCATTAAACGCGTCCTTGATTCCACCCACTCTGGCCGCCAAGTAGCCAAATGTATTGGAAAACGGCGACTTCCACCCCGGAAACATCATAAAGAGGACACTGAGAGAACCGAAAATAATAGTCCAGGGAAATATAGTTGTTGTAAATGCGAGAGCAGGTTGTTTAAAGCCACAAATCTGGTTAGTCAACGCTATATTGAGGAAGAATTGCGATATAAAAATGAGGGCAAAGTAAATTATTGTGACGGCCCTGTTATCAATAAAGTATTTAAGGATTGAATATGCCAGTGTGAGGACAATGAACAAAATGAGAGAAAGTATGGAAAGATTCATCATCGTATATTTATATAGATATTCGACAATAAAATTTATTAGTAAATCGTATATATGAGCAGTTCACCAACATTAATAGAACCGGGTGTAAAGTATTTTTTCAACCAAACCCTTAAACAATGCAATGTTAAGCGGAACAATCTCTACAATACACTCTGTAATTTGGGACTATTTGCCGCATTTTTAGGCATTTTTCTCTCCATTCTGTATTACAAAAAGAAGTCTAAGAAAACTGCCACTGAGTTAGAAGAAGAAGAGCAACAAAAACAGCAAATCATTCTCTCTAAAATAACGAAGTTCAATGACGTTAAATTGAGAGAAAGCCAGCAACTCATTACGAATTTACCATTAATGAAAGGGCAAGAACTATTATTACAAGGATATTCTTATTACAAATAAAAATAAAAATTTTTAACACATCTATTTATATACAAATATGACAACATTAGAAGAAGCAATTACTACATATTACCAAAAAAAGGCTACATATGACAGAGAATATGAACGTAAAAAGGAGACTATTCGCAAAGAAGGGGAATTGTCAGAAGCAGAAAAGCGAGAGAAAATAAAGAAGATTGTCCGTAAATGTATTGTATGTGAATCGTCAGAAGGCACAATTTTCTCTCAATCTGGGAGGATTCTAAGCGCTATTTGCGGAAATCGTGCAAACCCATGCTCATTAAACATAAACATTGAGAGGCCTAGCGTTAAAATGTTCGCCGACGTTGAAGAGCAACTGGATGAGTCAATCAAAAAGTTAAAGGATGACGTCATCCGCAGTAAATACAACATTTTATTCAATTTCTCTCAGTTTGACTCGGCGTTCGTAGACAGAGCAGATGAAATCCGTAAGAAGATAAAGGATTATGATGATTTGAAGAAGAAATACACTGAATTGTATAGCAAGGCATCGCGAATTGAGGAGAGAAAGGAGAAAGCACTTAAAGAGGAGTATGATTTCTTGGTAAAGGTCGTCGAATTAAAAGCCATTTTAAAAGAACCAGACTCTTATAGAAGTGCGACAGAGCATTATGCTAACATCTTGTTGCCAATGTTGAGCAATATTCGCAAGGAAAAATATGATTCGATTGATATAGTGAGAGAAACGACAGACGGCAATGTTCTTATTAACGAGGACAAGTCTGATAAAGGCGAATACAAGCGTCTTATCCGTGAGCGTGTTTCTCTCAATAACGAACTTATATCAGTGACATCCGGTATGATTAACTCTAACGAATACAAAAAGGCAAAGAAGGCAACAGCAACAGCAAAAGCAAAGAAGACATCAACGACTAAAGGCACATTGAAAAAGAAGAAGTTGGTTGTTTCTGAGGAAGCAGAAGAAATATCTCCTTAAAATGTATACACTATGAGATTTATTGACGTTCCTACATTTATTGTAGCATTCGCAATTGGCCTCTTTTTCGTATATGTATCTGCCCCTAAAAAACAGACCATATTCGTTTATCCGACGCCTGACAACCACAAAGACATTATTTACAAGGATCGCGCAGGAATGTGCTTCTCATTTAAACCGGTTGAAACCGAAGAACCAGCTGACAAAGGTCTTTTAGGCATTTTTCCAGTCCAGTCTATCAATAAAGGCCTCGTAGACCAGCAATAAAATATGAGTGTAATGTATCTAGAAAATGAACTTCAGTCGCATTCTTCACTCCGAATATGGGCGCTATATAATCTCAATAATACTAGGACTTGGGTTGGCTACACTCTTTCGTAGGGTATGTAAGGAGAGAAATTGTCTTATGTTTAGAGCGCCTGATTTAGAAGAAATAAAGCAGAAAACCTATAAATTTAATGGAAAACACTATAAATTTGAGGAAAACCCCGAATCGTGTGATGGACGCAAGAAAATCGTTCAATTCTCTTAAATTACTTATTTTTCGTTTATATAAACAGGAAAATGAATGCCAATGCTACGCGTATAGATGATTTACCTGGTGGAAGCGGTCCGGCTGTGAGTCCTTCTTTGCCTTCAGCGCTCGAGCCAATATCAACAAGCGTTCACGAGCAAGCCCAGAGTGCTCCAGCGATGTTGCCGCAAATGGGGGGAGGAGCACCAATTTATAACCCAAATGCGTTTTCTCCTTCACAAACATCACAACAGGTTTCAAGTGACACAATTAATCAGATTATGAGCACGATTAATATGGCAGGGAATCAGTTGCCCAGTCGTGATATTCCAATGATGAACCCACACGACAACCAATCGCGACCTAATTACATCCCAGAAAACAACAATTATGTTCAGCAGTATTCTGATTTTGCTGAAATTGCTAGACAAAACAAGGAAAAAGACGGAAAACAGGGCGACATTTTTGAAAGACTTCAAACTCCAATTATGTGCGCTGTCATCTTTTTCTTATTTCAACTGCCAATTGTGCGTAAATCGCTGTTCAAATACTTGCCTTCTCTCTATTTTACAGATGGAAATCCCAAGATAAGCGCACTCCTTATACAGGCTATTTCGGTTGCAGTCGCAGTTTACTTGCTTAACACGTTTACTCAGTGAAATTATTGTAGCTCGTTTTTATATTATGTCAACAGACATCGAAATATTTAACAAGCAAATAGGGCTAATGATAGACAATTTAGAAAAACCACCTAAGTTTGGCGACGTCAACTTGGTGTTTGAGGGCGGTTCTCTCAATGGCTATTATTTATATGGTGTTGCCATGTTTTTGAAAGAGTTGGAGAGAAGAGGGGCGATGCGAGTTGTGAAAGTTTCGGGCACAAGCATAGGAGCTTATATAGCGTTTCATTACTTAAATAATACACTCAATGATGCTTATAAACATACAATTCACGCTAAACAATCTATTATAGAACGGCTCAACATGTCTTGCTTTAAAGATGCAGTCGCAGTTGATTTGTCTGGTATAAAAGTAAATCATCTTAATGGACGTCTGTTTGTGTCATATTATGAAGTTGCTCCCGAGAGAAAACGCGTCATTCAGAGTGAATTTGCTGATGCGAGCGATTTACGAGATGCCTTGTGTGCGTCGGCCTATTTGCCGGTGCTTATGGATGGTGGAATGACGTATCCATGCAATTCCGATGGGAGACAGTGTATTGACGGCGGGATGCCTTATTTGTTTTGTGGTGAAAACGAGAAAACATTGTATGTTAAGTTGAGTGGGTGGGATAAACTGGGAAAAATGTTTAGCCACCGTGGAGAGAAAAACGCACGCGGACGAGTATGTGAAGGTATTGTGACGGCATATAATTTTTTCTTATATGGCGAAACTTCTAGTGATATGTGTAGTTGGGTGGAAAATTGGGGGACTCTTGACCGTCTTTTGTATTATTTCAAACATTTATTTTGCCTAATTTTGTCGCTCGTTATTTGTAGCATCGCACTAGGATGGCGATGGTTTGTCTCAAATAACCCCGGATATGATGCCATTATTTATGGTCTATTAAATGACGCCGATTTAAGTATTTTAAAGGCAGTGGGCCAACAAATAAAAGATGCATTAAAAGATATTTTGATTGTTATAATGAAATAACGGGTGTAATGAAATAATAATTGACTTTTTCATTGCGGTGGTTGTGTAAGTGGCGCTATTGTTTGTGTATCATTCCAAGTTCTTACTGAACCATTCCATTCCAACTTATTAGTGCTCGGACTACGCTTATACTTTAACACTGAGAAACCGCCGGGCACGATGGCAGGAAGCACCCAGTTTCGTTCCTTGTAAATGATTGTTCCATCACCATCAACTTGTTTTCCATCAATCAATTCAAACGCAGTGGTTTCCATGAGAGAATCAGAATTAAATTGCATGAGACCGTCGATTGTGTCAGCTGGATTGAGCGCATCATTGATTAGCTTATTCTTGGTGCTATCACTGATGTAATTGTCCTTGAAACCGATAACAGTTGCTTCGAGGTTAGGACACAGCCAATGAGACTTGTAAATAACTAGAACATTGGTATATCCATAGGTGTTTGCTCGGGAAAGCACTTTTCTTGCTGAGCAATTTCGATGATAAGCAGAAACAGACGCGTAGCCAATGATTCCGGCTAGTGCGAGCATTTTTAGGTGAGTTGATTATAATATAAATAGTTTCATGCCTTTAAATCTGTTTCGACTGATGCTTTTGTGTCGCAATAATACTTATGTTTCAACATAAATTCTTTCATAAATTTGGGTTGAAATTTGCAAACCGGGACGAGTTTGCTATCTTTTTTTAATTCATTATTATCAATCACACGAGGATTTGTTTTTACGCAACGTAATTTATTCTGAAAAGTATAATTAACAGGAAAACAGACATACCACTCAGTAAAAGAATCCATTTTTGTTTTGTGTTGTGTTATTAATGTTTGTGTGTTTGTTTTTATATCAGTTGCGTGAAAACATAATCACGTCCATCGTCATAAACATCCATTTCGGCAACCTTTGTCCATGTATCATATTTTTTAGCATAAATTTCGTCCTTATATTGTGGATGAGCGGTTTCTTCAATTGCTGCGCGTAAATCATGGATTGACCGTATGTTTGCCGAATTTCCAGTTAAATCCTCAGGAGTTCCATACATCGTTTCATAATACACGTCTCCTCTGTATATCTTGTCCTTCCAAAAATTATAAGATTTATATTTGTTCAACTCATAGAACGCTCGCAAATCATGTGATGCATTGGGCGCAACTGGCATAATGTTGTAAAAAGATGAATCGCTGGTGCTTACAGTCGCATACCCCTGCTTAGATCCACATTCAGGTTGGCATTCATTCGTGTTACATATGATGTCATGTATAATGCTATGTGTGTCGGTTGTCCCATTTCTCACATAATTGCGGCCATAGTCAATAATTTTTACTAAGTATTCACTTGGAAATTCATAAACCTTGCCCTTTGAATGGTATCTCATTAAAATGTAGTTATTTCCCGAATATGGCTTATATACGCAGACATTTTCACCATGTAAATCATAGTGAGTATACTTGTCACCGATGACAGATAGGGCGAAATACACTTGATAAAACAAATATGGGAAATCGTACTCGTTTTCTATGTATTTCGTTATCAACAGTTCCTCGATTGTCATAAAGTTATTGAAATGTTGTATTAAAATACTAAATGATTCGGAATCCACACACGAATTTTCAAATACTTTTTTAATTTCGGCGACATCTAATAAATCTCCATGTATAACACGGTCAATCATTACTGACAAATCGGTCACGTGTGATGCTTTGAATGAGGTTAATTTTCCTGCGATTTGTTTAGTTATCCGCAACTTCAGTGGTGATTTATATTTATAACAATCATATGTTTCAACAAAAACGGGAAATCTCGCAAGTAGTTTATTGATGAACGTTGTGCCGACATAATATTCGTAAAACAAGTTGTCTGCTGTTGGAGAAGCTGACGATTTTAGCACTGTATAAGCAGTATAATTGTTTTTATAGAAAGGACATTCTAAAACGAACCCATTTGTCGATGGTTTTCCTAAACTTCTAATATTGTCAACATTGATAAGAGACAAATTGCGGAAATCTTCAAAGAGCGACTTGATCATAACACCATAGTGGCCGATGGCTAAACAATTGTCTGGATCTTTACAGACGACTTGTAATACTTTTGATAAATTTTCAGATGGATTTGCCAATTTTGAAACAAGCAGATTTTTAAAGGCTTGATCTATTTTGTTTGGTTGGGGTGCAACTATTTCAACCTGAGATGCGACAACAGGTCTTCCAGCACGCATGGGTGTTTTTGTTTTTTTGGTGCGCGTATAGCGTTTTTTATTACGCATCCTTCTGTTTTTTTTAGTGTGTTGTTTTGTTTTTTTGGCTGTATGTTTTCGCATATAAAATGAACGTAGAAAAAAAGTTTAAAAAACAACTATGTAAAAATAATATATATACGTTAATTAAAGGATTATGAACTACTATCCCGAAGAACCAGCAATCTATCCCAAAGAACCAGCAATCTATCCCGAAGAACCAGCAATCTATCCCGAAGAACCAGCAATCGATCCCGGAGAACCAGCAATCGATCCCGGAGAACCAGCAATCGATCCCGGAGAACCAGCAATCTATCCCGAAGAACCAGCAATCGATCCCGGAGAATCAGCAATCGATCCCGAAGAATCAGCAATCGATCAAAAAATAAAAGCAAAACGTATGAACTTTAGCAAATTTATTAATTATATTTTGTCGTCGAATAATCTATTGCAAAGAATAGAACAGATTGTTACTACCGCTAACGATATGGATGATATGGTAGGATTTATTTATGGTGGAAGAGCCTGGCATTATAATGTGAATAAATATGGAATTTCTGAAATTTTAACTCCCGACGAAGCGATTTCAGTTATTCCAGGCAATATTGATATGATGTTATATAGCAACAACCCAGAATTTGAATCGAGTAAGATTTATGGCACATTAATTACAGAATTTAACGAAATTTATAGTGGTATCAAGGAGATATTTGAAACCATGACGTTTGTCGGAACAGACATTCATATGTCTGAATATTTTAAAATAGAACCCCATTTCGATATTAAAAAAAAAATGAGAACACTAAATGCAAATTCATCTGCAATATTTTTGTATTTGACGGACAACACAGACATTCCTAGAATGCGTAGAACAGATCCTTCTTTCGATGCATATGATATTAAACACATACTAAAACTCGATAATGACGAAGAACAACTTATTTTATATGTTGAAATTGGAACTCCATATGTTATTCGATCGAAACAATTCTTTCGTGGCGAGTTTGACGACATTTTAGAAGAAATGTTAGAAGATGAAGACCTAAAAGATGAAGACCTAAAAGATGAAGGCGCTGATAGATCTGCAATGTTTGTTCGCAAAGAACAAGAAAGATTCATTAAAACTATTGATGTTGTAAAGTTTAAAGAAAACATGGTTGATGGTAGTAATTATTTGTATCCGAGTTTATTTGGGTTATTTGTAGCAAAATCGTTTTTAAGATCGGCAAGAACAAAAACAAAAGGGTTTGATGTTGACAGTATTAGGAATGATCTGTTCGATAAATATTTTTTTAGAGAGATTCTCAAAGTAGTTGGAGACCCAGAAAATGTAGAAACACGAACACTATTTTTAAATGACTTTATAGAAAATTACTTCAAAAACATATTTATTGGGACCGATAATAGCACGTTTGGAGATTTTTATTCAATTGTGTTGGTTGACATAATAACTAAAATGTTTGACGATCCGAACGTTTTTGTTGTTGATGAGAAAGGCCAAAAAATAGCTGATTTTACGAGTTATATGAAATCATTCGACAGTGAGTTACTAACTCACGACTGGAATAATATGCCAAATTTTAGAAAATGGATTGAAATGTTATCTTTTTCGCTAAATATGATCATGGAGAATGATAAAACAATTGAAAATTCAGGTGGAGATTCATTGAGACACTATTTACCAGAAAAAATCACCACAACTGCTGACATTGATTTCAAATTGTTTTACACTAAATTTGGAAACATTAGAGAAAAAATCATATTCTTATTGATGATTATGATTGATTTTATGAACACAAACAATTATTTCAAATTTGAACAAACATTTTCTGTTAATTATTACGGAACGAGATATGTTTTTAATTTTAATAGCACTAGACAAGAAAATATCTTGTCACTCAGAACATTGTATGACTTTATTGTTCCGTTAATTAGTATAGACGGTAGATTATCGTTTACTATATTAAAAGATGATCAACCAATAACAACAACAAAACATCGGTTTTCGCCGTTGGATATTGCTTTTTGGAAAAAGAATCTAGATGAAATAACATTAAAAAAAGCGGAAAATTCAATTCATTTTAGTGCCGATCAATTTAATTCGGCAATAATTAATTCTCTTTCACTAGAAAGTAGAAATTTAACAGACATTGAAAGACAACTAATATATTCAGGCGATGCAGAAAACATAAATGCGGATGGAATATATTTAACATGTCCAAGCATACATATGTTCTCTTTAATTGAAAAAACCAAAGACGAGCGTACTGTTGAAATTATTAGGTTAATGAAAGCATATGCAAGAGTTGATGAAAGAGATGACCAAAATAACAATTTAATGTTTATAATGCCGCAACCATCTTTTGAAAGTTTATATACAGATGTCAGTACGTTATTAACAGATCCTGTAAAACTTGAAGAGCGTACTCTTGTTGGAAAACACGAAAAAGATTTAAAACGTCTTGAAATGTTGGAGGAAAAAATGGCCTATAAGGAAGACAGAATAGTATTAGAAAAAGTGTTAAGAGATGTTGATAGCGTACGTGTCGTATCAAGAGAAACATCATTATATCACGTAATATTTAATTCTTTTACGAGGTTAATACTTTCAGTGTTTCAGATTGATAGAGTTCGTAGAATGTTTGATTCGAAATTATTGTCGAAAGAAGACAATTTGAAAAAATTTTTGTCGGACGAAAGTACAATCGAGATAATTGACTATTTAATAAGCGCTGATTCAATTGATGACGTTGATACTAGTATAATCTTAGCAAATGCCAGTTTAGACGTTAAACGAAACCAAATTATTGAAATGATTCGTTTATTTTCAAGATTTTCTCAAAAATTACAAAAAAGAAGGCATGCTTACACTCCGTATTCAGAATCAAAGATGAACATTTTGAAAATGGAGAATATTTCTCAAAAAGCAATAAGTGAATTTTTAAGAAAAGGTGGAGAAAAACGACGATCAACAATTAAACGTAAAGTAAAACCCCATTCCAAAACAACAAAACATTCCAAAACAACAAAACATTCCAAAACAATAAAACATTCCAAAACAATAAAACATTCCAAAACAACAAAACCTAAACGCAAACAGTCACTTCGTAAAAATAAAAAGCAAATAATACATAAAACAAGAAGGATTTAAAACCATTTCGTCGATTTCCGCTTTTTCTGTGATATTTTTCGCGTCATTTTTCGCTCCTTTCTCACAATCGCCGCTTCGTAAGGTGAATATTTGAGGAAATACTTGTCATATTCCTCTGTTCCCTTTTTATCTTTGAGTTCTTTGTATTTCTCGACTTTCTCAGCACGCATATCTTGGAGGATGGCGATGGTTTGTCGCAAATAACCCCGGATATGACGCAATAATACAAGGATTGCTTCATGAATCAGATATAAGTATTTTAATAACCATTTGGGTAAAAATAAGCGACATATTAAAAGATATAATAGTGATTCTTATTAAATAAGAGATTTTGGGATTTGTTATTGAGGTGGTTGTGTAAATGGATTGGTCAATGTGTTGTTTGTTCCATTAGCAGTGATGATTACATTGTTCCAAGTTCTTACTGAACCATTCCAATCAAACTTGTTTGTTGTTGGACTACGCTTATACTTTAACACTGAGAAACCGCCGGGCACGATGGCAGGAAGCACCCAGTTTCGTTCCTTGTAAATGATTGTTCCATCACCAACAACTTGTTTTCCATCGATCAAACTAAATGCCGTTTTTTCTAGGATAGAATCGGGCTTAAATTGTCTGAGACCATCGATTGTGTCAGCTGGATTGAGCGCATCATTGATTAGCTTATTCTTGGTGCTATCACTAATATAATTATCCTTGAATCCGATGACAGTTGCTTCGAGGTTAGGACACAACCAATGCGACTTGTAAATGACTAGAACGTTGTTGTATCCACGCGTGTCTGCTTTGGAAAGCACCTTTCTTGCTGAATGGTTGCGATAATAAGCAGAAATAGATACGTATCCAATGATTCCAGCGAATGCGAGCATTTTTGTGTTAATTAATATTTATTGTGGTATGCCTTTAAATCTGTTTCAATTGATGCTTTTGTGTCGCCATAATACTTATATTTCAACATAAATTCTTTCATAAAATTGTGTTGAAATCTACAAACTGGGATGAGCTTGCTGTCTTTGTGTTTCTCATGTATGGCAGTTGGAATGGTCTTGATGCGTTTGAGTTGTGGAAGAATTATTTTGTTGGTGTCAACCGGGTAGCAAACATACCATTCGATAAAAGACATTTTTGTTTTGTGTTGGTTGTTTATTATTGGTTGATTTACATTTAAGCCCTTTCAATTTTGTTTTAAATAACCTTAAATTCATAATCTCGTCCGTCATCATATACATCCATGATAGCCGCTTGCTCCCATCCTTCATATTTTTTCTTCATGTCATTGTTATAATTTGGAAATGCGGTCTTTTCAAGTGCAGCCCGAAGATCATGGATTGATCTTATGTGGTCAGCATCTCCAGTTAAATCCTCAGGCGTTCCATATTCTTCTTCATAATATAAATCTTTATATATTCGTCCTTTCCACATTATGTCATTTAAATTTGCAAACACTCTTAAATCATGAGACGCATTCGGTACAACTGGATTAATGTTGTGAAAATCAATATAATCTCCTTGAATAGTTTCGTATCCTACTTTATCTCCACAGTCCGGTTTGCATTTTGGTGTATTACATATAATATCGTATACTATTTCGTTGGTCGATATTGTTTCATTATTTATGTAGTTTCGTCCATAGTCTATTATTTTAACAATGTATTCACTCGGAAATTCGTGTACTTTTCCATTCGAATGATAACGCATCAGAATGTATTTTTGTCCAGAATATGGTTTATAAACATTTACATTTTCGGCATGTAAATCATAATGAGTATATTTATCACCAATAACAGACAACGCGAAATACAATTGGTAAAACAAATAAGGACCGTCCATCCTATTGGTTTTATAGTTCGGTGAGGTTTCATCGAATATATTTTTAAATGGGGTTAAATTATTGAAGTGTTGAATTAAAATGCATATTGTGACTGGTTCACTACATGAATCTTCGAACATTCTTTTCATTTCTGAAACAGATGTAAGGTCTCCATGGTCTATACGAGTAATAACTGTGTTCAAATCTGTTATACCAGTGTTGGAAATTTTTATTTTTTTCTCTGCTATTTGTTTAAATGTGCTTGCTAATGAAAGAGAATTATACCTATAACAATCATATGTTTCAACAAACACCGGAAATTGTTGTAAATATTTGTTTATAAAGGTCTTCCCAACATAATACTCGTAAAACAAGTTGTCTGCTTCTGGTTTCGCAGCAGATTTTAGAACTGTGTACGATGTATATTCATTTTTTTTAAATGGAATTTCAAATACAAATCCGTTTGAAGATGGTGATCCTAAGCGGTTTAACGATTTAATGTCAACAAGTGATAAATCACGGAAATCATTAAAAAACCGTTTCATCATGGGTATATATGCACCGAGAGCAAGACAATTATCAGGGTCTTTGCAGACAACAGACAACATTTTGCCTAAGTTTTCCATGGGATTTTTCAGTTTGCTTGACAATTCTTCAATGCGTAATTGTTCAACAGGGCTACCCCCTTTAATTGTTAGTTGTTTGTAGTGTGCTATTGGTTTGCGATTTGTTCGCTTATGTGATATACGTTTGCGATTTGTTCGCTTATGTGATATACGTTTGCGATTTGTTTGTTTGTGATTTCGGCGGGTTATTTTCTTGTGTTTGGACATTTAATTTATAGTTATATAATAAATATTTAAAAAATTGTATATTTATTTTTTCGTGTGCGTCGAGATAGTTTCTTTTGTTTTCTCTCTTTTGCATCTTCGTAAGGTGAGTATTTGAGGAAATACTTGTCATATTCCTCTGTTCCCTTTTTATCTTTGAGTTCTTTGTATTTCTCGACTTTCTCAGCACGCATATCTTGGACAGTCTCCTGTTTTCCATAACAATTTATAGAAAACCGGCGAAGAACACCTTCTTGAGAGAGGCGATTTCTCTCCTGTATCTTAAATAGAGCCTCACACATACAAAGAATGCGAGTTGGGTTGTAATAAGGACGATTCACATATAAGAAGGCTAAATACAAGTTCAACATAGTGTCAATTGTCGCAATCTTCATTGTTTTTCCACTGACTTTGACAACATTATAACTATGACACGCTAATGGCTGGTAAATGAATACGACTGTCTCTCCAGCTACAGTTATTTCATAATGGGGCGCTATAATTTCACCAATTCCAGGGCGTCTTATTATCTTAACTTTTACAAACTTGTTATATTCAAGACGCTCTTTTAATATGCGTGCTGTTTTCGCTGGATCGATTGAGAGAACATCAAAATCAGGGACATTTGGGATGTTCTTTTTGGCAAACTCAGGCAAATGTTTCATATATTGTCTCTGAGCAAATGAACCAAAGAACACTACACCATTGTCTGCTAGCATATTGAGACAGACGTGAAACAATTCGTCTCTCTCGGTTTCAGGCACATTTGTATCAAATAAGCGCTGAATTTCGATATCTTCGCATTTGACATCTTCAAGAGGATAATTTTTGTTTAAGAGCGCAAGACGTTTGGCAACCTTTTCCCAACGCGAAACATCACCACGAGGACGCGATAACTCTAAATACATCGCCATTCGCAGGAAGTTTGGAGGACAATACAATATTCCGTCGATAGAAATAGCATTTTTACGCAGATTCTTGTATAATTCAGGCACGATCTGTGTTAAATCAGCGACTGGGATGAAATTGACGAATACTTTAAATGTTCCTACGTGAACCCCCGATTTCGCCTCGACCTCGTTGTATCCCTTGCGAAAATAAATGTCAGCCAGTTTCCTGGCGTGGTCAAGTGCTTTTGGTGAATAACAGTCATAATCGGGGATTTCGATGTCGTGATTGTAGAATTGGTCTTCTTCTGGGAGAATATTGTTGATGGCCGTTCCACCATAGCAAATAAGTTTTTCATCGCGCATAAAATCCTCCATAATGGCAATGATGTCGCGGACTTTGGGGTCGTCTACCATAGATTTACCCTCAAGCTCCTCAATTGTGTCAACCGCCGTACGCACAATTGCCAGCTCACATTCTTGCAACGATTGACGTTTTTCACATTTAACCCGTTTCTGCTTTAAAGTATTTCTGGATGGCATTTATATTATTTGACGAGATATTTGGTTTTATTGTTCCTTGTTTTTTTTGGATTTTTGCGTTTGCGAGTTATTCGCCCACCTGACATTGTCGGGGTTAATTCCTTATTTATTAACAACATGTCTAAGTTTGTATAACGTTTAGCTGGATCATCTTTATAACTTTCTAAGACTAATTTTGGATACTTTGTAATCAATGATACTAAATACGTTTCATATTCCGTTTTTAATGATTTGTCGCTATTACCGTAAATGTTTTTCTTAATTAGGGCAAAATTGAGCTTGTTCTTTTTTAAATTTTGAGCTAAATATATTTGTATTTTTTTATGAACCGCCAAATTTTGTTGAATAGCAGCATCTTTCTCTAAACAAAGCTCATCATAATTATCAGACGAACTTAAGTTTTGTATGAGTTTTTCATTATCATATGGGTTGCAATACATTGGCACATTTAACAAATTATTAAAACACGATGAAAACAATTTTTCATCATAATTAAATCCCATTTTTTTATATAAACAATATGCACTTGAGTTTGTATATCCTCGGTCAGTCTGCAATATTACATTCTTAATATGTGTATTGTCATTGTAAATAGCATACATTATGATGCCTATTAAATATTTGCTAATGCCTTTAATGCTGGTGCATATAAATTCGATGGAACACGTGGGCTCGCCTGCAAAATCACCGGTGCTTACGCACGAATTCACTGGTTTAATATAAATAAACCCATTAATTTCTCCTGTTTCCGATTTATTTACAATGAGTGTGTATGGAGACGCATCTTCCACCATGTATTTCATAGCCTTTTTCATGCTTTCACTTGAACACACTGGATCGAATGCCTCTGTTGTTTTGGGTTCCAAATGCTCATGTAAATTCAATGACGCGTTAAATATGTTCTTTTCTTTTAATAAATCGTTGAACTTTGTTATTGTTTCTTCGGAAATTTGAATTTTCTCAGACATTTATACAATATGTATAAGAAAATTATTGCTTAAATTATGTGCTTATAATACGGCTTCTCAATAGTCCTAGGTGCGTAAGACAACTTCGGGTCTTGTGGTGTTGGCACTGGAATTGTAACGGGGAAATATCGCAATTTCTTTGGCTTCAAGATAAATGCGTGCCCGTGCTCATTAAAAAGCGTTAAATAATACTTCAAATGCTCGTCTAACGTCTGGTAATTCATACAAACGAATTGGCATCCATACTTGTGGTGGAGAGAAGCTGGCATATTCGTACTCTGATTCGTCAAATCAGGTATAACAATGCTCATATTTTTCTTATTGTGCTGTGTGAGTTCATCCGCATCGTGTGTGTATGTTACATCATAATTACGCAATCCTCGCAAAAACACTGACTTGCTAGTTGTATTTACCAATTCTTCAAACACTGGCACATTACGAAAGTGGTCGTTACCGGCATCGCACATAATTACCGCCTTACCTACGAATTCTTTAAATGGAACAGCCCCCAGGTTCTCTCCATGTGCCTCATTTTTATATTTCTCTCCAAGAAGGCGATTACTAAAGTGCGATTTAATTGACTTCGCCATACTCTTGTAAATATCCTCGCGGTTTGACTTGATTCTCAGGTGAATAAACAGTGGGTCGTTAGCATTTGGACAAGTTGCCGAAGAGAACGCATACCGAGAGACTATATTCATTACGTCATCAAACGGGAGACTATTGTAAGTTTCCTTGAGATTGTAACTGCTCTCTGACGACGCGGCGACAACGGGTTTGCCATTTAGAGAATAGATTTCAAAGTCGAGAAGACGAGCGCCCTGTTTGATGACCTGTTTAAGAGGGACATAATCAACATAGTCGTTCTTGAAGTCTCCGCCACAGCACGAGTTATAACTGCTGGCTACATAATAGTCGCGCAACTTACCCTTAAAATTAGAAGGGGCATTCGTTATGGACACTTTCATATTGCCAAGAGAATACTCCATTTCATTGTTGTTTGTGCGTTTTTTGTTGAGTTGAGTGTATATGTAGCTGATGATCCACAGAACTAACATAATTATGATGACATATATAGTGTAATTTATTATATCAGATGTCTCCATATTTTTATATAAGATATAGAGAGATAAACAATTAAAAAATTTACATATATATATCAACAAATGGGAGGAGGACTATTGAATTTAATGGCTCATGGGGCGGAAAACCTCATTATAAATGGTAATCCTAAAACGACATATTTCAAAACAGTATACAAAACTCATACTAACTTTGGCATACAGAAATTTCGCGTGGATTACAATGGACAGCGTATGCTCGACCTTAATAAGGAGACTGAATTGACATTTAAGATACCTAGATATGCTGACTTAGTAAATGATGTGTATTTGGTGATGAATTTGCCCGATATTTGGAGCGGGGTTTATGTTGATTCATCTGGAACAACTAGTTATAAAATACCATATGAATTCAAATGGATTGAAGAAATCGGTGTTCAAATGATAAGTGAAATAACCATTATGCACGGCGGTCTAGTTCTCTCCAAGTATTCTGGTGAATATCTCTCTTGTTTGGTGGAGAGAGATTTAAATGGCACCAAAAAGGAACTATGGAATAGGATGGTGGGGAATTTAAAAGAGTTGAATGACCCGGCAAATGCTTCTACGAATTATTACAAAGAATATCCAAATGCTTTTTATGACACTGATGTTACAACACCAGGACCATCCATTCTTGGGAAAACACTTTATATTCCTATAATGCCATGGTTTGGAATGAATTCAAAACAATCTTTTCCATTAGTCGCTTCACAATATAACGAACTTTTTATAAATATAAAAATAAAACCCGTTCGCGAATTGTATATTATTAGGGACGTTGAAAATTATTACAAAGTAAGTATTGCTAGTGAAATTGATTTGCCCGAGTATATAGCACCGAACACAACAAACGACCTACATCAATTATATAGATTCTTGAATCCACCAATAAATACTGGACAGATGACACGCAATAGCACACGTAATGATTGGAATGCTGACATCCACTTACTGTGCAATTACGTGTTTTTAAGTGATGAAGAGCAAACTAAAATGGCTGGAAATGAACAGAAATATATAGCACGGCTACCATATGAAAGAGATTATCATAATGTCACTGGAAGTCGCACAATTGACATCGAATGCCGTGATTTAGTAAGTAGCCTTATGTGGCGATTTCGTAGAAGCGATGTAAATGAGATAAACGCTTGGAATAATTATACAAATTGGATTGGAAATTATCCACCCGACTTCTTTAGCACGAATGATTTTCCAATTGTTGCACCACCAGGGACATTTAAAGGAAGACAAACCGCAAACGCAAATCCAGCCAATCAAAAAGAAATTATGTTGGATTGCGCAATATCATTTGATGGAAAATACCGAGAGAACACACTCGACGCTGGTGTCTATAATTTAACCGAAAAACTATACAAGACACCTAGCAACGCAAAAGACGGACTTTATTGCTACAATTTCTGTATGAATACAGACCATACTGACCCGACACCATCTGGAGCAGTGAACTTGGCAAAATTCGAACACGTCACACTGGAATTCAACACGATTCAGCCGCCAATCAACGGAGCAAAGCAATTTGATGTCTTATGTGATGAAGACGGAAATGTAATCGGATACAGAAAAGATGCTTTTAACATCAATGAATACAACTTCGATTTGCGTGTTTTTGAAGAGAGATACAACGTCGTCTATTTCAGAAGCGGACACGTGGGATTAGTATATGCGAAGTAAATAAGCATTCAAAATCCACTTTATTTATGAGTTAAAATAAGGTGGTTTAAATTAAATACCAGCCGATTTAAGATATGTCGGTTGGTCAAATGACGTCGGCCTTAAAAATTTGTCAAATGCCGTGTCATACTGATAATTGTAAGCCTGAATTTCAGAGCAATGTTTAACAAGGTCGCCTTCAGAATTCTGCTCACAGGTGCTTAATATTCCAATTTCATCGTCGCTTTTTATGAGTGCCCTGTCAATTCCAGTATTTGCTGCCGTCATAGCACCTAGATGACCGCTTTGTTTTTTTTCTAAAACACTGACTTTAGCATTATCAGGCACAGAAAAAGATTCCTCCGTTACGATGTTTATCTTGTCCCTAAACAGAAAATATAAAAATGCGACGACCAGTGAAAACAAGATAATATTCTTAAATGTATCGTGTGAAACCATTGATATATAAATATATGATAAATTAACGACAAATGAATTAGCGATTATTTTCCACCAAAATAATTGTTTAATTGTTGAGAAACAAGCACAAATGTCGTGCATTTCGGCATATTCTTAATATTATGTGCGTTAATGTAGGCACACGTAGAGCGAACTCCTCCCAAATAATCTAAAACGGTGTCATTGAGAGAACCTCGATATGGAACCTTAATGGTTCGTCCTTCGGATGCTCTGTATTCCGCCATTTTACCATAATGCTTCTTCATCGCGTGGTCTGAACTCATACCATAAAACAGTTTGTATTTCTTACCATCTGCTTCCTCAATGATTTCACCTGGATTCTCGTCGTGTCCAGAGAATTGACCGCCAACCATAACAAAATCAGCGCCACCACCAAATGCCTTGCTCATATCGCCTGGACACGTGATTCCACCATCGCCAATAATGAATCCATTGACTCCGTGAGCGGCATCGGCACACTCAATAATGGCGGACAACTGTGGCATTCCAACACCAGTCTTCTGACGAGTTAAACACGCACTTCCACCGCCAATCCCGACCTTTACAATGTCGACCATTCCATTAATGATAAGTTCCTCGGTCATTTCACGGGATACCACGTTGCCTGCGATGATTATGGCGTGCGGAAACATTTCACGCATCTTACGGCAAAATAAAACTAATTTCTCCATGTATCCGTTGGCAACGTCAATGCACAACAACTTAAAACGGAATTTGTCGGAATTCTCCTTAAAAGCAGTCATCTTTTCCAAGTCTGCGTCTGAGATTCCAGTTGAAATTGCGAAATAATCATCTTTTAGACAATCACTACGGCGTTCTTCTTCGGCAATAAAGTCTTCTACAGTGTAAAACTTGTGGAAACAAGTGATGATTTTGTGCTTAACGAGCGTGTTATAAACATCAAACGTGCCAATTGTGTCCATATTCGCAGCCATGACAGGAACACCTTCCCAACAAGATGGTGAATGAGGGAATTTGTTGATACGACGACTTAGAGAAACTTCGGAGCGTGAGGAAATAGTACTACGCTTGGGGCGAATGAGGACATTCCCAAAGTCAAGCTTAAAATCCGTTTCTATTTTCATAATGAGCGTAAATAACTATATAAATCGAGCTTGTTTTATATAGTTTTTATTTATTAAACAGAACTCGTTGTTAATTCTTTGGGATTTTCTACATAAGGTGGTGGCAAATCATTTGGAATTGGAATGTATTTGCGTCGTTCTTGAGAATTGTATATAATAAACAACAACACAGCCCAACTGGTTATAATAAAGATACACAGTGTGAACATTGTGCAATAACCAGTCAGTTCGATCCATTCGCTAACCATTGGATGTTGGTTGTCACGTAAATCAACAAAACACTGAAATGTGGCAGTTTTATTGAGAGAATCATACCATTCATCAACACTTTCTTTCGTCATAAACCCTAGTTGCCAGTGCTTTAATGGTGGATAATATATAAATCCAGCGTATTCTGTTCCGTTAACCGTGGCAATTACATCTACGGCTCCGTGATAGAAGAAACCACCATCAACTGTGTAGTTTTCTATAGTTGATCCGTTGCAAGTTCCGGGTGAATATTCGCTTATTGACCGATAGTCCATAATGACAGTGCTTGTAATTGGCAACGTAATTGAAACAAAGGATGCGAGAGAAACGACGAGAAATATATTCAAACAGTGTCCAGCCATTGTTGTTATATATAATTCATAGCATTATTTTTATTTAGTTTTATGATTTTTATTTAGTTATTGGACTTTTTAATTAATTGTGAATCATCACATTTTAAATATCTTCAGTTAAGTTATACTAATGTCATCCACTCAAGATAAAACGTCTATGAATAATTTAAGGGAGAGAAAAGATGCTGGAGGTGAAAAAGTCCCCAATTATCCAAACTTCTTTAAAAACCTTCTAATTATCATAGTTTATGTTCTCATTTGGGCGGTGCTGAGCTCAAATCTCATTTATTTATTGCATTTTCCTGCTCTTGGAAAATCTCTCCCTCACGACCCATTACAGTTGCCATATAGTGACGCAAAACTAGGCGGTGCTCCAAGCATTCACGGCGATCACGGAGGAATAAATAGTATGTTTGACTCATACAAGTTTGATTATGGTTGGCCATATAATCTCAAAGAGAGCAACTTTGTTGGGAGCTGGTTTGGTGAAATGATGGCTACATCGTGGTCTAGTTCAAGAGGACTCTTATATAAAACGTTTGAGCTCATTAAAAATCTAGACGAGCGAGTGTTGCTTGTAATTGGTGGGCCTCTTATGGCTCTTGCCATCTTCATATCGACTGGTGTTGGTTTTTTTTCCACTATTTATGGTTCTCTCCAACTGAACCTGCTTTCAATCATTTTAACCATTTGTTTGTTCTTGATTGTTCTTATTATAGGTTGGTTTAATGGAATGATAATGACACTTATGTTGATGATGTTCTTGTTTGTGAAGCCATTAATATCAAAAGAAGGACAGGATACGCTGAAGTATCATTTGGCAAATTATAGTCATTTCATTGCTATGGCAATAGGCATATTTGCCACAATTAATGCGTTTGACAATTTGGATGCGTCTGTTGCTGGAGGAATGTTGGTTGCTTTAATAGCACTTATCGTTAAAAGTGTGTTTTTTTAAAGGAAACTGAATCATATAAATCCGCCGTGAAAAAATAGAGTTCAATGTCGTCTTCGTGGTAATTGCTGAAATAAACAATATACTTTGTAATGATTGGAATCACTCTGTATTTTGTGTCTTCATCCACAATAGCCGAGTTTTTAATATAGTTGAAATAATTGTCTAATATGTCAACAACAGAATAGCCCTTGGAGATCATAGAGTCCAACATAGTCTTAGCAATAGTTAAATTGTCAACATTATACGGTGAATTAAATACGATTTTTGTGAATTCTTCAAAGTCGGCATAACTTATGATTGAACACGCAGATTTGGCCAGATCGATTGTTATTTTTTCACCGATCAGCATTAGTTTCTCCATATAATTAAGTAACATACTAACAGAATTATTACACATTGACAAGACGAACTCAGTTGAAGCATCATCGATGTCGACGTTTTCGTTTTCTTTGACCTTTCTATAAATCTCCTTAATCCCGCGCGAATCAATCGGAACCAGGCGGACAATGTTTAATCGTGATTGGATTGTGTCAATAATTCTTTGGTTGTTGCTACAACTCGTGATGAATATGACGTTATTACTGTATTTATCTATGTAATTTCGCAATATTTGCTGACATTGGTCATTTACAATAATATCCATGTCATCGATGACAACTATCTTCTTTTTGTTCGCTATTTTAGACGATATTGAACAAAACGTTTTTACTTCATTTCTATAGTAATTAATTCCATTGTCAGACAGACTATTTATATAAAGGACATTTTCGTAATAATTGACGACATCTGAGAAATAATCGCACACCATAATTTTAATGAGGGTAGTTTTGCCAGTGCCACTATTTCCAACAAACAGCATATTTAATGACACCATTTTATGTAAGATTTCCTTTAAATTAGCAGGAAATTGAAATTCATCAATTGTTTTCGGAGTGTATTTATGTAAAATGCTCTTGTTTTGAGGTGTCGGCGTAATACTGTTTTTACTGACGACAGAACAACACTCTTCTCCTTTTCTATTTATTTTCTTAATAATTATGAATTTATCCATTATAAATAATTATATTCATCTATAAGTATTTAAGCATTTAATTGTTTATCATTAATAATGAATTATTATGAGACACTAGGAATAAACGAAACAGCTAGTCAAATAGATATTAAAAAGGCATATCGTTCATTGTCATTGAAGCTACATCCCGACAAACAAGGAGGCAACGCGGATGAATTCAAAAAAATAAATGAGGCATATACGGTGCTTTCTGATGCGGAGAAACGCCGAGAATACGACTTTTCTCTCCGTTTGCCTAAACAATCGACATTTAATTTTCAAAATCCGCCTGCCAATGTCGGAGACGTGTTTAACATGATGTTCAATAATGAGGGATTTAGTAATTTCATTAAGGTAAACCTCGACAAAGTGGCTAAAAATATGAATTTAAAGAAGCCAGTGCCAATAGTAACCACAATTGAACTTACCTTCATTCAAGCATACGAAGGCTATAACTACCCTCTACGTGTTGAACGGTTTTTAGTGGCAAACCCAGATGCTCCTGACGAAAAAACGCACGAAACTGAAACTGTTTACATTACAATTCCAGCAGGAATCGACGAGAATGAAATAATTGTTGTGTCAAACAAAGGAAACATCATTGGAGATAACTCAGGTGACATAAAATGCTGTATTAAAATAGTAAATGAAACTTTATATACACGGCAGGGCATGGATTTAAGATTTAAGAAGGAACTTTCTCTCAAAGATGCTTTATGTGGGTTCTCATTTCAAATAAATCACTTGGATGGCAAAACATATAACATAAACAACAATGTTGGAAAAATCATTTCACCAGGGATGAAACAAATTATTCCTAAATTGGGAATGAAGCGAGGCGACTCAAGTAGTTATGGAAATTTAATCATCGACTTTGAAATTAAATTCCCCGAAACATTAACAAAAGAACAGAAAGAAACGATTTTAAAGACTCTTTAACTTTAAGAAATACGTTTTTGTGGTAAATCCTTGGAAACAATGTAGATTGAATTCTCAGTTAGGATAATGTATTCGTTCTGAACCTGAAGAATCTTGGCAATTGGACTGGTATACTCTTCAGCGCTCTTAACAAGCAACTTCTCCTTGTTGCTAGCACGAACACCAATGAATGCCGTCTTATCACACGAAGCAGTCCAATAGTCCATCATAATAGGTCGGTCTTCTGTGATGGCAATCTTAGAAGCGTGTTTATACGTTGTTTCAGACGGAAGAGGATACTTGAACTCATTCTCTGCGACTTGGGGAGTGGAATTGGTCTTCATAGTATTAGTGCGAACCAGTGTGCTTTGTGGTGCTGACGATGCGGGAGGAGGTTGGCTCATTATTTCTTATATTTATTCATATTAATTAAATCTTTAAATACAAATACTTAAAAATATATATTAAGACCATCTTATATGAATAACGACCCTTCAAACAAAATATTAACAGACGAAGAAAACTACAAGTCATCGTTTTCTCTCTCTGATTTAGACTCTAGTTTGATTGTATATAATAAAATAATAAGCACATTCATAAAGGACATAGCAGAAGATATTAGTATTTCAGAATTAAGTCAGTTTATGTTTATTATTGAGAAGGGCATTGAGACAATAACAAATGTATACAAGACCATCTTGATTTATACAAGAAACATCGAAATAGCGGAATATCACTCCGAAAAAGCCTGTTTATATTATATTGAATTTGTTTCTCAACTGATTGGCACGGAACTGAATGTGAGAGAATCGGTTTTGTTTGTCTACAAAAAGACCATCTTTGAAATTAACAATGAATGCAAAAAACGGATTGTAATTAGTGCCGAACAAAACGTGTATTTTACGATTTTAGATGAATCCTGCTTGTTTATCAACAAATTTATTAAATCTGTCTTAACAGAACATAGCGTCAATGATAATAAAACAATTATGACAGGCATTTTAAATGAAAAATTAATGGAATATTCGCGCAAATTGAATTTTCCAAATGATTTAACCGACGTTCGTCTCGTAAAGCTGAAGTTCTTGAATTCACTTATATCGGGATTAAGTATTTTAAAAAGCAGTCACATAAGAGTATTTAACATTCTTGATTCCGTGTTGAAGAAAATGATGAAAATGCACGGTGGGGAATTCGACATTTGCTTTTCAATTGAAAAATTAACAACAGCCATTGATAGCGATTACTCGCCTCTTAAAACGGCGTCTCAGTTGCTTTTAACATAAATAATCTTCTTCTTGCTTTTTTTAATGGCCAGCTTTTCACGTTTTTCAACGATGTTCCCAATAGCAACATTCCTATATTCAGTTTCCAAAATCTTTTTAAGGTATTGATAAATGTCGTTTAACAAATCTTCATCACAATGACCTACAATGAGAGTGCTTCCAGTTCGGAATATCATAAATGCGATGCCACGACACTTTGACTCTAGTTCTGTCACCTTTTTCCTCTTATTAGCGCACGATTTCACACACTTGCAAATGCCCTTTGCGTCTGGATATTTGTCGTTTTGAAAATACACACATCGAATTCCTGGGTATTTACATGGGTCATATTCACAGTGAATGCCGTAATCATAACGAAGAACCTTGAACAACTTGTCGCGGTCTATATAATAACCACAATTGAAGTTGGAGTTTATTAGAACAGTGTCTGCTTCACCTTCATTACACGTAACAACTTGGTCTGGAAAGAACGGCTGAAGCATCTCGTTGAGTTTGCGTATTGTAGTATCTAGCAAATCATTTAAAAGCATTCCAGGAAACGACAATTTTCCAGTGTTAAACACTTTCACATTTACCTCTTTGAACTCGTCTCCATACTTAATACGGAAAATTAGAACCAAACAGTTGTAAAACGCACCCTTGTTCTTAATGCGATGTGAGAGAATATCTTTGTTTGACATGCCAACACTCACTTTGCAGACATATTTGTTCTTTTTATTAATTTGCGAATCACCTTGTTCAATAGTTTCTTCATTTGAAAGAACAATACTCTTCTTGTTTTTGCGCATAATGCGATTGATTTGTATGTTTGACACGGTCGACGCCTTTTTCATCGCCTCGTCGTATTTTTCAGATGTTTCGCACGTTAGTTTGATTTGTTTCTTTATAATACCATCTGCTTCTTTTGTATAGGACATAATTGGTATAGCCCAAAACAATTCAGCAATATCAATGTCCTTTATGTTTAAATAAGTAATCTTCGTCTTAGTTGAGATGAAAATGTCGCCACATTTAGGAGGATTTTCATTGTCAACAGGTTCTAATTCAGTCTCTTCTTCTGATATAGTGCCATCATCATTAAGAAATGCTTCCCATTCTTCGTCAACAACGGTGGCCATTGATGCTTTTGTAAAGTTGTGTTTAAAAAAATAGCTTGTTTGGTTTCAATTTTCTATTTGAATTGCTTTAAGTAGTTTTTTCTTACATATATACATCATCACATATGCTTCGATCACAGCCCATACCCATCCCCGTTAAATCAAGCAATGTGTTTAATCCATCAAACAACTCGCCGTCTAACAAGTTTATTAGTCAACTCGAGAGAAGATATAAGCAATATTACAATAATATGTCGCCGGTTTTAATCTTAAGCAATAAATAAGATAGAATATATTCGGTTCTGACCGTTAAATTGTGTATTATGTCGCGAAATTTTTGTAAGTTCGCCACATTTTTGTTGATTGAGTAATAAATGATTTGCTTTATAAAATAAGTCTTGCTTATGTTGTGGGTTTGAACTAGCCCGTCAACGTCGTTTAACAGTTCTTTAATGTCTTTGGTTGCGACAGTCTTTAAAAAGTGCTCCAATGTGGCTTTATTAAATATTTTGCTGTTTATTAAATTCCTATGATTGCACTGAATATAATTTATCATACTGCGAATGTCTGATTTATATAAGTCTATAATATGTTCTATGTCCATCTCGTCTACGTCTTCGATGTTTTCGTTTTTTAAGATATTTTTAAGAAACAGCATTATTTCTGATTTTGGCAATTCATTAAAACGTAATGTAATTAAAACGTCTTGGAGAGAAGAATCGATGCGACTAATGTAATTGCAAATAAGACAATAACGAACATTGCTTGTAAATGCTGTTTCTTGAATGAGAAAACGGAGTGCTTGTTGAGCCGTTTTAGTCATAGAATCAACTTCGTCTAATACAACAAATTTCATTCCTTTTTTAAAAAGGCTCGATGATACGACGAACTGCTGTATTTGATTTCTAATTACATCTATACCCCGTTCATCTGAAGCATTTAAATGAATTACACATTCATTCATTTTCTCGTCGCACCATAGTTTTTGATATAAATTTACGAGATTGATGATGGTAGTCGTTTTGCCTGTTCCTGGAGGGCCGTAGAATATTAAGTTGGGAAAATGGTTGGTTTCAATAATGTTTGTCAGAATTTTCCGGTTTGTGCAGTCTAATACAATGTTGTCAAAATTAGTTGGCCTGTATTTTTCAACCCATGGTATATTCATCATTATTAAGGAGAGAAATAAAATAATGTTTAAATATTAATTTACAAAATTGAAATAAAAACTCATTACTATGTTAATGACAACAGCTTCTCTCCACATTAAAATGACCCAACACGCTTCTACTGGATATCTCGAACTCATCCTGGGCTGTATGTTCTCTGGTAAAACGACGAAATTGCTGGAGATCTACAACATGTACTTGATATGCGACATTGAATGTTGTGTTGTTAATTATGACAAGGACAAGAGATATCACAGCGAATTGCTGTCAACCCACGACAAGAAGATGATTCCATGCATTAATGTAAAGAATTTAGGAGAAGTTGCATCTCGAGAAAACATCGACAAGTATGACGTCTTCCTGATTAATGAGGGGCAATTTTTCGTGGATGTTTATGAAGTTGTGCTTGATTTGGTTCAAAACCACGGAAAGAAAGTGTATGTTTGTGGATTGGATGGCGATTACAAACAGCAGACATTTGGAAAGTTACTGAATCTTATCCCACATTGTGATAATTACAGCAAACTCCATGCCATTTGCAAGAAGTGTAAGGATGGTACTCCAGCATCATTCAGCAAACGCATTACAACTGAAACCGACCAAGAGGTCATTGGTTCAGACAACTACATTCCAGTTTGCCGAAAATGCTATACAAGTATTTAATAGTTCGACCTATCTGTAAAATATATTATTTAAACCATTTAAAATGTTGATGATTTAAATACTTACACCGCACACATTTATTTAATGAACCAGTCAGCAGCAGCAGCACCTAAAAAGAGAGGACGCAAGCCCAAGGGCGGAAAGATCATCGTTCCAGTGGTTGAAGAAAAGAACGTTGTAAATGTAGTAGAAGAGCAAAACATCATAGTTCATTTAAAGTGTAGCACAAAAGATTTGGATGAATTGAGTCATTTTGAACAATTTTCGACAGTGTATGACCCGACGTTTACCAATGACAAGCTGGATTCATATGACTTTAACGAAAATAAGTATGATAATTGTGTGGCGGTTGACAATAACAAGACAAGCATAACCGCTGGATCCAATTTTATTTATAATCCGTTTGCGTCGACTGACCCAAATGATGAAGGAGTCTTTAACAACAAGCTCATTTGGACAAAAGTCAAGGAGTTAAATAGCAATTACATAAACAACGAAATTTACAATAAGAATAGCAGTTGTTTCTGGTGTACTTGCCCCTTTTCTCATCAGCCAGTGTATATTCCAAAGGCGGTCGTTCAAAATGACAGCATCGAAGTGTATGGACATTTTTGCACTCCAGAGTGTGCTACCGCTTTTCTCTTTAAAGAAAGCATCGATACTTCGTGTAAATGGGAGCGTTATCACATCTTAAACAAGATGTATGCAAAGGCGTTTAACTATAAGAAGAACATTAAACCAGCGCCGGACCCTAGATATTTGCTCAATAAGTTTCTTGGGACTCTTTCTATTGAGGAATATAGGGCATTGTTGAGAGACGACCGCTTGTTGTTAGTGGTTGATAAGCCATTAACGCGTGTTTTGCCGGAACTTTACGAGGACAACAACGAACACGAGGACCTCAACAAGAACTTTAAAATGAACAGTAGTATAAGCGAAGTAATAGTTAAGAAGTCAATTTCTAAATCAAAACCGGTAAAAACAAAAATTGTTGCTGAGCAGTTCTGTGTGGCTTAAGATGAATTTTTAGCAGCAACCAGTTTTTCATACGTCTCGTTTACCTTGGCTTCCAGTTCTTGTCGGCGTTTCATAATTTGTGCGCTTGTATCAAGCAGATTTCGGAACTCAGTATAGATTTTTTGGTTAGTGGTTTTATTTGCTTCTGCTTCCTCGCGAATTTCATCTCCCCTTGTCTTTTTAGCGGGCGACATGAAATCTTTTATGAGAGCCAATATGTTGTATTTGAATTCTTCGAGTTTCTCTCTTGCTTGTTCCATTGTATAGGTAGTTTGTCGCATAACAAGGTTGGCGAGATATCTCTTACGGAATTCAAGTTGTTCTTCTTGTTTTCTTTTGTTGTAGCAGATTGCGCATTGTTCGGTTTTGAGTAAGTTGTTGAGAGACGCATCGACAAAGTATTTCTCTCGGCAAACAGGATGCCAAGAGTAATTACAAGAAGAACAGTCCATACTTGGTTGTTCGTTTGAATCTGATACACACTTTTGAAAGCAACACTTCTTGGCTGGAGATTCTTCAGTAACGGTTATGCTCACGTTGCTTTCTTCGGACATTTATGCGTTTATTAAAAATATTTATCATTTGTTTAAATCATAATAAAAAGAAGTTGTTTTATTTTTTTATCAAATAACTTTAACTGAAATGTGTTTATTCGAAACAATATAAACAATTGACACGATAATATGGTATCTTACCAACAAACAATATGGACGCCGTCGTGAGCAACATTACCAACGGATTTTTGAATGACATTTTGAAGGCCATCGCATCAAGAGATGAATTGGCTAATTATCAGAATATCATTCTTCCAGAGCTTCTAGCGGCGGTTGCGAAGTATTGTGCGTTTAAAGACAGTATTCTTGAGCGGTTTAAGAGCCAACCGACACGGACTGACACAATTTGCAAGTGTGAGCACGATGTCTTTATGACTAGATTGAACGAACAAGAATTGGCGTTAAAGGAGTGTGTTCGTCTCAATCAGGCCACAACAGAACGGCTTGATAATTATTTGGTTGAAGATACGCCGAACATTCGAATGAATATTGTCGATAGCATCATTCAAGAGAAAACGGTAGAAGAGGAGGTTGAATCAGACGCAAAAGCTGAGGAGCAAGAAGCTCGGGTTGATGAGCAAGAGGAAGAAGCTGAGGAGGAAGCTGAGGAGGAAGAGGTTCAGGTTGATGAGCAAGAGGAAGAAGCTGAGGCTGAGGCTCAGGTTGATGAGCAAGAGGCTCAGGAAGAAGCTGAGGCTGAGGAGGAAGCTGAGGCTCAGGAAGAAGCTGAGGCTGAGGAGGAAGAGGCTCAGGAAGAAGCTGAGGCTGAGGCTGAGGAGCAAGAGGCTCAGGTTAATGAGCAAGAGGAAGAGGCTCAGGAAGAGGCTGAGGCTGAGGAGGAAGAGGCTGAGGAAGAGGAAGAGGCTCAGGAAGAGGCTGAGGAGCAAGAGCAAGACATCTCCGAAGAAGAGATTGAGGTTGATGAAGAGGTTGAAGAGTATACATACAAGGGAAAGAAGTACTACGTCACAAACACAACAAGTGGTAAGATTTACGCGTGCACGGTTGATGATGACATTGGCGACCAAGTTGGCATTTTTAACAACGGCAAGCCTATTTTCTCTTAAGATATAATATAACAAGATGGCATTAGAATCAATATGTACACCGGCACTCATTTATTTGGTGTTTTCAATCATCCAAATCATATTAGATACTGGCAAAGGCCTTTATAATACAGCGTTTCTTAAGATATTCGTTACATTTTTATTCACCATTTTTCTCAATTACTTATGTGACAGTGGTTTAGGCGTAATTTCGTGGATTATAGTGTTTATTCCTTTTATTTTAATGTCAATCATAATCAGCATACTCCTCCTAATGCTTGGTTTAGACCCAACAACAGGCAAATTAAAGATGTATGGAAATGAAGCAAATAAACCAGTAGCAGACCCTCGTAAACACCAGCTACAAACAAAAACGTCTCTTCTCAAACACTTGGATGATGAATTGAATGCTATTGATTATTCGGAACTTGACAAGTGTTAATGTAAAATATCTATTTAAAACCCATTTAAATAATCAACTCTAATAACTTTAAACCGGTAATGTTTACATTTTTAGCATTTGTTTTATTTGGACTTTACCATGTTTATATTACAAACCCACAAGCGTTCGATAGACTGAAGGTAGCTGCGATCTTTGGCATTATTCAGTCTCAAATGTTAATTGAATACACAATTGCTAAAGGAAACAAGATTTGGAAAGCGTGTGAAAAGTATGTTCAGAAGAATCTAATTCCCCGAGAGAAAATCTTTTCCAACGAGCACATCCTTGATTGTGTAGCTATTTCATATCATTTAAATGACAGTGTGGGAGGTTCGATGGTTAGGCACCAATTCACTAAAAAGGACATTGACGAAGGAAAAATTATTCGAAACAATTCAATTATTATAACAGAAATCAAGTTTGATACACTCGATGTAGTCAAGTTGATATATCATTATGGCAGAGACTATTCAATGAAAAATATGCATGAACTCATTGAAAATCAGTTTGTGGGAGGATATCCCGACCCTTTGCGTTGTCCCTTTATGTGTGTTGATGTTGTTTATGCCGATAACAGATATGATATAACTGGAATGTTGAAGGAATACCTCTATTCTGGAAACAATATTCTTAGTACTCTTACTTTGGGATTTATTCGCATGCTTATGTTGGAGCATTTTGACGTTTTCATTAAGCCCAATACTCCATTTTCCATACACATAGTTGATCACGAAGTTAACATGAACAACATTTATTGTACTGGTGATGAAGTGGATGGTTCTTACTATTATAAATTGTAAATGATTCAATGAAAAAATGTGTTCGTTCTTCGCCAAACACATTTTTTTCTTTTTATTGAAGGCAACTACATAAACAGGGTTCTATTTCTCTCTTTTTTTGTTGTTTTTGTTCTTCACAGAAAGCGGTTGACGAGCTTGAGGTCCTGTGCCAGTCCAGCTGCTAGACGGCTGTAATCCGCGGGACGCACAAAGGTGTCTGGCTCTTCAATTGCGAGCACAACTTTGACAAACGCAGTGTATAGGTTGCTGTTGAAAATCTCGCGGCCTCTCGTGGTCTCTAGCAGGGGGAGGTAGTCGCAGGTCAAGCCTCGCTCGTACTGGCAGAGGAGGTCGGTGTCTGACCCGTATCCACCGTTTCCAGTGAGCCACGCGACGTGTCCGAGGAACTTCTTCTCAGTGTCTCCTGCGACGCTCCCTCCAACCGCGAAGAACTTCTTCACCTCGTTGTTTGGTCCCTTGTTGGCGTTCACGGAGAAGAGGAATGCTGCGAGCTTGCCATCTGTGTCGGTGAGGATGTTTGCGACGTCGATGGTCTTGTCTACCTGAATGTATCCCTCTGCGGGATTGTTGCTCCTAGCGATGCTGGTGATGTGCTTGCCTGTCTCGTCAGTCTCGAACTTGATGTAGCGCTGGATGTCGTCGTTGCTCACGTTGTCGGCGAACCACGTGTCGTTGCTCACGATGCTTGTTGCTTCTGCGAGTCTGAAGCCGATGATGGTCTCGAACTGCATTTTGTTTGGTTGGTTGTTTGGGCGCTGGAAATTGCCTTTTATACAAACAAAAAAAGCATTTCAATTTTTTATTTTATATATTACGACGTTAAGAAACTAATTATAGCGACGATGCCTCTTCTACTTTTTCATTGAGAGCATTATTAATCGTTCTTAAAATTTCAACACGTCTTTCAAGTTCATCGACCAGTTTCTCTAAATCTTTGATTCTCTCGTCTTTTTGTGATTGTTCAATATCCAATCCACAAATCTGTTCGTCTTTCAGTTTGAGCATAGATGACTTATAGATATACGCATTACGCAACTTTCTAATGTGAAACATCGTTGCATTATCCTCGATTTTTCTCTCAAACAACACATTTTGCATACATTCACAAAATTCATCCGAAAACACTTTATTGTATGCAGCATTTTGAATGAATTTCAATAAATGTATTGGAGTGTCTTTTGCTGCCAACGCAATATTGTCAGAAATCATATCTTGCATAAAATCCTTGATATTCTCGTAATCTGGATTGTTGCCGCACATTGCGATTGCCTTGGTGAATTGTTCTTTGACGTAGGGCTCCATCTGGGATGAATTGAAATAAAAGAAATATATTTAAGTTGGTTTTATTTCAATTTTTTAATTCAATTAAGCGCATAAGTGTTTATTCCAACCCATCCAAATATCTCGTGGATGATTTTCCACATACACAACAGAGCAGTAAAGATTTATTTGTTTGTGATGTATTCGTGGATTTTAATGGAGTTGTCGTATGAGCAACTGATGATGAAATTACCAATTGCGAAGACAGAGCGGACCCAGTCGGTGTGACCCTTGATGGTGTTGATAAGTTCCCCACTGTGAATATCCCAGATCTTGATGGTCTTGTCGTCTGACCCGCTGATTATGAAATTGTTTATGGCGAAGACAGAGCGAACCCAGTCTGTGTGACCGTTGAGGGTGTTGATATGCTCACCACTGTTAACATCCCAGATCCTTATGGTCTTGTCGTATGAGCAACTGATGATGAAATTGTTTATGGCGAAGACTGAGCGGACAGCGTTGGTGTGACCGCTGAGGGTGTTGATATGCTCACCACTGTTGACATCCCAGATCTTGATTGAGTTGTCGTCTGAGATGCTAATGATGAAATTGTTTATGGCGAAGACAGGGGAGTTGTGACCCTTGAGGGTGTTAATGCATTTGTGTGTGTTGATGTCCCAGATCTTGATGGTCTTGTCGTATGACCCGCTGATGATGAGATTATTGATGGCGAAGACAGAGAGGACCCAGTCTGTGTGACCGTTGAGGGTGTTGATAAGTTCCCCACTGTGAATATCCCAGATCTTGATGGTCTTGTCGTATGAGCCGCTAATTATGAGATTGTTTATGGCGAAGACTGAGCGGACAGCGTTGGTGTGACCATTGAGGGTGTTAATGCATTTGTGTGTGTTGATGTCCCAGATCTTGATGGAGTTGTCGTATGATCCGCTAATGATGAGATTGTTTATGGCGAAGACAGAGAGGACAGGGGCGGTGTGACCATTGAGGGTTTTTGTGGAGATGATGTGTGTCATTTTAGGTTTGTTCGGATTTGACTAAAAACAAAACTAATCAACTGAATTCAATTTTTATTAGGAATGTATTTCAAAACAAAAGGGTGTTTTTCTTGTAATGTCGCTAATATCTAGTGGTGGAAGCACACACTCTTTTGGTTTGTCACAATTATGACCGAACGTTCAATCAATCCTTCTCCATAAAGAACAAATTATTGTTTCTCTCCTGACGAGATTTCATTAAAGATATGTCTCAATGTTTAAGCGAGTAAATTAAAGGAAACTATATATTAAAGGAAACTATATATTAAAGGAAACTATATATTAAAGGAAACTATATATTAAAGGAAACTAATATAAAACTAAAATCTAATTTTACTTTAGCTCTCTCTCCTCCAGAATGGCAGAAAACACTGGGTTTCATCCGCTTACTGACAAATGGGTTCTTTGGGCGCATTTGCCACACGATACAAATTGGACCCTTCCCAGTTATGTCAAAATTATGAAAATTGAGACAATGGAGGAGATGATTGCGGTGGTTGAGAACTTGCCGGAGCCCCTAATTAGTAATTGTATGTTGTTCTTTATGAAAGAGGGTATAAATCCAATGTGGGAGGACAAGAAGAACCGGGATGGTGGTTGTTTCTCATTTAAGAGCAATAATAAGAGCGTGGTGAACGCTTGGAAGAACCTTTCTTATGCGGTTGCTGGAAATTGTGTGACAAAGGATGACGACATTTACAATAATATCACTGGTATCACGATTTCATCTAAGAAGTCGTTTTGTATTATTAAGATTTGGATGAGCGGTTGTTCATATCAGAATCCGGCGAAGATTGAGAAGCTAAACGGTCTCAATTTCCAGGGTGTTCTGTTTAAGAGGCACGCGAACAATGCTTTGGGAATAAAATATTGAGTTCTCTCGCAATGACAACAGTTGTTTAATTTAATTCTGCTTGTTTTGAGTTAAATTAAAAAAATTGAAATGCTTCATAATACTTATTTAAAAAGCAATTCACCAACCACAAGCACATTAATCATGTTTCCCACTCGGTCTCTTCGTTCGTCTGGCATTGGTCTTTCATACATTGCGCGTTGATTGCGGTTAGTCATTCTCTCAATCTTATTGCATCGGTAATGGATCAACGTGAGAAAAAGCGTGAGGAAGAAGCAAAGAAAGATAAGCAAGCCACTAAACCCAAGAATTGAATTAAAATACTTTTATCGCATACATTTTTAATGAACGCACGTGTGTTATTTTTGCTTACTTTTCTCTCCACAACCATCTCAGCACAACACCCTGTTGTTCTCATGCACGGCATTGAAAGCAACGCAGGAAACATGGTTGAACTCGCTGATTGGGTCAGCACCACATTTAATCGCCAGGTTATCAACGTCGAACTCGGTGATGGAGACTCTTACAGCACCGACACGCCCTTGTGGGAACAAATCGACGCATTTAAGGATGTTGTTTGTAACAATACAATCCTTCGCGATGGATTCGACTTTATAGGCATCTCTCAAGGTGGTCTAATTGGTCGTGGATATGTTTTACGCTACAATTCACCACCAATCATCAATTTAATCACACTCGTCTCTCCACACGGTGGTGTATATGACAAAAACTTGGGATTCATTGACCTTTACAATCCAATCGCACAATCCACTCTCAGTTTCGCCGGATATTGGCGGGATCCAACACATTTAGTAAGATATCAGCTCTTTTCGTCGTTTTTACCAGAAGCCAACGGGGAAAAGCAACTGAAACGCAATAAATATTTACAGGCACTCACCAACTTCGCAATGGTGTTCTCTCCAAATGACGATATAATCAAACCACAATCAAGCGGAATCTTTGACACCTTTAATGCCGATTTGACAATATTGCCACTAGAAAACAACCCAATTTACACGGAAGATTGGATTGGTTTGAAAACACTCAACGAAACAGGCCGACTTCACACACATCAGACGAATTGCACGCACGTTGAACACCGAATGCCCGTCTGTTTCTCTCAATTATACCCGATTTTGTTTAAATACTTGTAATATGTTAGTCCTTCTTATCAGATGTATTGCTCGGTAATGGAGTAAGACACATGTTAAGCTCGCCGAGAGAAGCCACCTTATATGTGACAATAAGCGGCAAGTCATTCTCAAGAAGCATTTCAATTGAACTACACAAATTCGTGCATTTAATGAAATAACTCAGATTCTTCAAGGCAAACTCGCCCTGAAAAATCTTCGATGGCGCGACTTGCTCTACAATGTCCATATTTCCATCAGATTCCGCTCGTTTTATCTCGCTTGTGGCGAATGGGCCTTTACACACGAAACTCAGCTCGTTTCCGACCGATTTAATCTCAATTCGGTCTGAAATGCTCGACATATCGCGCACAATCTTCTGAAAATCCGAAGAAGGCATGTTAATTATGAGAGAATACTTCACATCAGGCATCTCCATGTTCTCATCATCAGGCTCAATCAACTTGAGAATGTGGTTATTTGCCTGCTTGATATCACCGTTTTCAAACAAGAGACCCAGGTTATTCACAACGCCATCATCATAATCAGACGCTCTAATGTAAATTGTCAATGTATCATCATTATCAATTGTATTAATAATCTTAAACAAGTGTGTCATATTAACGCCAATAATGATCTTGGGATGTTTACACACATATTTCTCAAAATTGTTGGCGTGTAAGAAGAGATTGACAAGAATAGTGTGGGATTTGTCCATATTCGTGATACTCATTCCGTCTTTTTGGAAAACGATGTTTGTTTCAAGGAGAATATCCTTGAGAGCAGTCATTAATGTGCGGAACGGAGATATTTGAACAGTTTTAATCTCCAACACATAATCGTCTTCCTCGAACATTATTATTGATTAAAAACATATATACGCCATTCTTTATATATGTTTGCGTTTAAATACTTAAACGCACGCACCAATAGAATTGTATTACAATGGAGTCCGAGTGTATTCAAAAAATAAAGGATCTATTCTCTCATTACAATGGCGACGAATTTGTTGAAAAGAAAATCCACGAATTCGTGGTTGATATATTGCCAGCGAAAGTGGATGCGCTTATAATTGAGAAATTCAAGCGTGAAGTGCGGAGAGAACATCTGGACGATTTAAGCAATAAATTCATACAGTCATTTCTCTCTAATAACGAGCAACAATACTTTTACATTTCAAACACTGACAAGCACGTGGCATATGATGGAACAACTTACACGCATATTAACGCAGATAGCATCTTGTTCAAAGTATTAAAGGCTATTAAACAGGCTCCAAATAAAGAACTGCTTCAGTGGAAATACAAGATTAAGACACACATTATTAAGCAGATTAAGGAGAGAAATATGCTAAAAAATATCCCTGAATCGGCAACTATTCAGGCTGTTATTGGCCTGCTAACGGCCACGATTTGTAAGGATAAGGCTACAGCAAAGTATTTTCTCTCTGTCGTTGGCGATAACGTCTTAAACAAACATCACAGTTGCGAACTCAAGTATTTCATCGACGAGAAGTTCAAGGTGTTTATGAATGTTGTGAGCGATATGACACTGTCTTCATTTAAATACGCGTTTAATCCTGTTGATAACTTCAAATACAGGTTCAATATGTCGCACCATAAAATGGACGATGCGAGAGTCATTCACTTCGAAAATCAAGCTAGCTTGACTGCGTGGAAGTCGCTTATGAAGGAGCATTTCTTGGATTTTATAAATGTTGCGGCACATTATTCTGTGCGATATGGGTCAGCCGATAAGTATGCTGAGGAGTCGGATGTTTCTCTCCGCGAGCGTGTGTTTTATTTGAGAGAGAATCAGCCAGATGACATAGTTGGCAAGTTTATTACATCAAATCTCGTCTTTATAGATGCAACATCACCAGAATCACTAGATGCTAAACAAATTTACTATTTATGGAAGGCGTATTTGAGAGAAAAACAGTTGCCTATTATTCTGAATAGTTGTGAATTAATGACATATATGCCGGAAAATGTTGGTATTAAGAGTAAAAAGGAGTCTTATATGCCGAAGTTTGTGAATTTTTGGAACACTGCTGTTGTAGAAGATGATGGAGAGAAATATCTGGAAATCGGCGAGCTATTCGAGATGTTTTTGAAGTGGTTGAGAGAAAACGGTGACGCTTATGAGAAATTCGCTGCGACTTCTCTCAATGAAGAGGCCATTGCTGATCTTATAAAGGATTATGCTTGTGTTGATATAGTTGACAACAAATACTTTGACGGATATAAGTGTGCGCTGTGGGACAAGCGAACTGATGTTGGACGGTTTTTAAATGGGATGATAGTGGATAACGAGGAAACAAAGGCGACTTATAAGAAATACTGCGAATGGTGTAAAACAAATAATGCTAAAATTGTGAGCATTAATTATTTCAGGTGGGTTGCTGAATAGGGCATCCTTTTGTGTGTTGTCCCACAATTGTTGGATATTTTTTAAGTAATTCACAATAATCGCAATCATTAAAAAGGGGAACCAAGTATGGCATCTTAAATTTTGATGCTTGTTCGCTTGTTTTCTTTAATATTTCGCTCTTAAACATTTTTAATATAAAGTGATGACACTATTTATATTAAAATTTTGCGTAATTGTTGTTGGATTCATATGGTTTCAACAAAGACAACTTGTCTCCAGGCGGAAACACATAATTTTCCATTACAAGATAACAAGTATCGCATAGTTTTTCCGGTATGCAACTACAATTTGTAACATGTCCTCCTAACCGGTTGTGTGCATAAAAACTTCCATCTTGATTAACCTTAATTAATTGTGGTTTAAGCGAACCTGTTCTATTCTTATATAAGCAAGGGACGCAAATCGCACTTCTGTTGCTTGCTGGACATTTCTCCTCGTATATACAGTAGTCCGACGGCAGACTTGTTCCGGATTGATTAGAACCCATTTAATATAAATAGACTAGTTAGTCTTTATATTAAAACATCCATTTAATATAAATAGACTAGTTAGTCTTTATATTAAAACATTACGCAATTATTGCGAAATCGGCCGCTTAATGCTTGCGGGTCTTCTTGGCAGTCTTCTTAACTGCGCCGAATTTGCCCTTCTTGGTGAAGTATCCAGCCTTTTCAAGTCGCTTCTCCTTCTTGGCTGTGCGGTGCTTAACGCTGGACACAATGCGACCGTGCTTGTTCATCATAAGGTGTGCCTTGGTGAGGCCGCCACTGGTCTTATAAGCAGTTCCGTGCCAAACCTGAGCGCGAGAGCCCTCAAGCATCTCAAACTTATTGCCGTGAACGTGGTACATTCCATCCTTCTTTCTCTCAACGCGTTTAACCATTTTAATTATACTTAATAAGAAGAAAAAATAAAAAAGTGCGATGGTTTCTCTCTTAATTTTAGCGCATTCGCGTTCCGATTTTGAGCCGCTGTGCGGTTCTCACACGACAACTTGTGTTGCTATTTCTATCAACCATAGCATTATTATATTGCTTATTCTTGTCAAAATACCCAAAACACACTGGATAATACTTTGGCTGATGATTGAACCTTGTTCGTCTTGTGCGACAATGATACGTAGTTGTTATACTCTCAGTGTTTGTCACGCTCACATTGTTTGGACAAGTGAATTGACCCGAGTATGACAATTCTGCTGCCGGATTTGAGTTACCATTACATCTATAATAACGCTGACCTGGATGAGAACTCATTGATATATAATATATATAAATTACTTAAAATCTCACATTATTGTTATAAATAAATATGGATCGCAGTGAATTCAAGCAGTTTCTTTCTGACAACTCAGGAAGACTGGTTATCGTCAAGGCATATGCTCACTGGTGTTCTCCATGCAAGCGAGTTTCTCCACTGGTTGAGAGTGAAATCGCGACGCTAGTCAGTGAGCACGGCGCTGACAATGTGAAATTACTTCAAATTAACATTGATGAAGACGTGGATGTTGCCTCTTTTATTAAAATACAGAAGTTGCCAACTATGATTAGTTATATTGGAGGACAACCTATTCACGCAATCGTGAGTGCTAATGAACAGGAAATCCGTGATTTTTTTAAGAAGTCTAGTTGTTCATATTCGCTTTCTACAAATTCTTCCGGAGAAGCGAGCTTTTAATGATAAATTGATTTTAGCCTTTATAATCATTTCATCCAACAAACTGAAATGCTTTTTAGTTTGATGGAAAAGAAAAGCACTTCACAACAAACACGTGCTTCTTGCTATTTCTAAACAAATAAAGACATTTTTCTCATTCACACAGCAAAATGTTAATATTCAAAATACTTAAACTTATATTATTTATATTATCACAAAATGGTTGTTGACACCGATGTTGACATTAACATTGATAATTATAATTTAGACGAGATTTTGGCACTCTTCGATTTGTCGCACGATTTTAAGTTCGAAGATCTCAAACAGGCATTCGTCAATTATGTTGCGCCTCTTCATCCAGATAAGAGTGGTCTTCCGTCGGATTACTTTATATTTTACCGCAAAGCTTATGGACTTCTCATTAATCTATATAAAGGATGCGCTGATAAAATAGAGACAACTGATTATTCCAAATACGTCGATAAATACAAGAACGAGTTCAAGGAACAAGAGAAACAAAATCGCCATTATGCGGAGACGTTGATGAAATCCGAGAACTTCAACGAAGCATTTAACAAGTTATTCGAAAGCAACGTTAAGAAGACAGAAGAGGAGTCTGGTGGATATGATGATTGGCTGCGTGGCAACAAGCCAGAAGAACGCATTGCCGATTATAACCAGTTAATATCACATCGCAATCGGGATGTCAACCAATTCAAGCAGGAAATCCGCCAAATGACGAATAGCGAGTTTCAAATGGAGTTTGAAAAAAGACGAGCAGAAATGATTTCGGGCAATGAAATTGTATCACGCGATGGATTTGGGGCGATTTCATCGGCATCATCTGTAGGAGCGTCTAATTTGCTGAGTGGTCCTGTTGGAGACTATTCTAGCGCGCACGGTTCAGCTGGTTTGGCGTATCAGGATTTGAAACGGGCTCATACTGAAGGTCTCATTTCGGTTGATGTTAATGCGATGTCTGACCGATTTATGAGAACAGGTGATTATGATAAGTTCGTTAAGACTCGTCAGGACAAAATCGTCCCGATTGGTAAAGAAGAATCCGAACGGCTTCTGAATGAACAATATAAGAGCGAATCGGAAACAAATCTACGCAATACATTTAAACTCATGCAGCAACAAGAACAACAAGAGAAAATGATGGACAAGGTTTGGGGAAAGTTAAAGCAATTAACTTATAGTGATAAGTAATGCGTATTATTTCATAATTTTGTATTCACTATATATAATTATGAACGTATATCTCAAATACTTACTCTATTTTATTGTTTTAGTCGCTGTTGGAATTGTTTACGATAAATACAAGCAAAAACAAGGGCTCACTGAAGACCAGAAAAACTATGATTTAGTGAAGAAATATTTACTCAATGACGACACGATTTTAGGAAACAAACCGATTTTATGGATTCACACTGTTCGCGACGTGAATGCCCGTCATTGGCCATCTTTTCTCTCGCGAAACACGACTGACCTCAATCAGCCATATATTGGAATGTGCATTGAAAGCATTATAAAACATTGTGGTAACTCATTTAATGTTGTTCTCATCGATGACCACTCATTTGACAAGGTCATTCCAGGTTGGAACGTGAGCATAGCAGATGCGGCAGATCCAGTGAAAAGCCACTTAAGAACCCTCGCCATTTGTAAGTTGCTCTATTATTTCGGAGGAGTTGTATGCCCCAATTCATTCTTGTGCTTGAAAGACTTGAAGCCATTGTATGACGAGAAACTCAAGGATGGCAGTGGTTTCAAAGTAGACGATGTAATGTTCGTAGGCAGTCGCAAGCATTCACCTGCTATGCGCGATGTCCTCAATTATTTAGAGGCTCTCAATTCGCACGATTTCACGAATGAACAAGACTTTTTAGGCAATGTTAACCGCTTTCTCTCCACGAAATTTACCACGATAGACGGGAAATTGTTCGGCAAAAAGACCGAATCTGGTTCTGACGTTTTAATTGACGACTTGCTCGAAACGTCCTATGTTGATATAGCTGAAAACGCATATGGTGTCCTCATTCCGTCGAAGGAAATTTTAACCCGCAACAAGTACAAATGGTTTGCCCGTCAATCAAAGAATCAGGTTCTTCTTGGTAATTTAGCGCTGTCTCAATATTTTGTGTTGGCTTTAGGTGAATAAGATATTCAATCTCATATGACGATTTGTCGTACCGAATTTTCGACTCTACGTGAATGTCGTGATATTTACAGAGTTGTCGCAGCGCATTAACAACCAATTTATAGTTTATTGCGTTGACATCGGCGTATTTCTGCTTGGATTTGTGGTAATGTGGTGCGACATCGGAGATAAACTCAGTCGCAAGTGCGTTCATTTGTGCCCGTTTAAAGCAGACTTTGGAGAAAATGTATGATGAGTCATCAAGTCTTTCGCACAATTTTAATATGTATTCTTTTAATTTTTCGAGAGGATATGGAGTTTTAAAGAGTTGCGACATATATTACTAATATAAATTTTAGGAATGCGTTTAAGTATTTGATAAAAAAATACTTAAACGGGTTAAACTATATTTGATAAGTTGCAAATGTCTATTAACAAAAAGGCCTCATTGGTGGCAAAATTGAGAAATACTTGTCCTTTAAATGAACATTCTCATCGGGTTTATGAGCAACGTGTTTTCACTACCAACAACCTTAAACTGGTGTTGAAGTCTGATGATGTCGGCTATAGATTTAAAATCCGCGGATTGTTTATTCCGAGAGAACTAGAATACTCTCAGGATGCAGCGGCTGAGATCTGGATTGATGGTTTTAAGGTAAGCAGTATCCCAATGCGACTTATTTCGGCATTAAACAACGCACTAAATTACACTGATTTCAGTTTTGACGTCTTTTTCTGTGATTCGATTTATTTACATTTAATATGTCTCTGTGAATTGAGATTTGTTAATATGCCGAAAGAAATAACTGAGGTTGAAGTGCTTTTCGATGGTTGTTGGCTCAGTAACAAGGAATTGATGAGAATGAATGATTCCAATTTTGACCACTTTTTTAAACAGGTTATGTTGCCCGGAAAATTGGTGCCAAACAACTTGTCAATTCAAAATGTGCTTGTTTGTGAGAATAAGGCAAACATAAAGAGTGTAACGTATGATTGTTATAGTAAAAGTGATTCGTCACACGTATCAGTGTTTGACTATGATGAACGTCTTGTTGATGTTTATGGCGTAAGTGTAAATGATAAAATTACGGCGTTCAGTATGAACCCCGGAAAACCTTGGGATTGCCACTATCCAGAGGGGAATTTGAACATCTGCCAGTTTGAAAATGAGAACCTGGTTATTGAGAGAAAACGCGATGATGCGTCACAGTTTGATGTCTATTTGTTAGCGACTAATCAACTGCATTATGAAAAAGGAATGGCTAGTGTGAAACATTTATAAACAATGATGCTTATAAACAATGATGCTTATAAACAATGATGCTTATAAACAATGATGCTTATAAACAATGAACCACTCGTTTTTCGTCAAATCAAACGAAACCCGCTTTTTTGAAGGTGAATTTTTTTTAAAATGAGGCAACATCGCAAGCTGTTGATATACATCCTTATCAATGTCAATTGAATAGTTTTCATATTCATTGTTGTCCCAGTGTGTCTCATAATTTATAGCGTATTTTACTGTGCACGATTCGTTTAAAATTATTCGTATTGTCAGAAAGTGGTCGCTCTTAACATCTTGATAAGAGAGCCAATCATTTTTAGTATACCTTATTGTTGCTGGTTGCGAAACAGTAATGATTATGTTTCCTCGCACAATTTTTACTTGATGCGCCATAGCGTAGGTTTTGTGAATTAAACCGAACTTTGACATTAAAAAGTTGCTTCAATTTTTCTTGTATGACGACGCTTAATCGTTTTTGCTTTAAGCGCCATCTTATATGCTTTGCTTGTTTTATGATTGCATCCTTTGTTTATGATGTCAAAGTCAACAACAGCCGACTTTCCGCCAGTTATAGCGCTCGCTAATCTCGCATATCCCCAGGAATGCGCCGTTTGATTTGGTCGCGAACCTGATGAAAAATATGCGCCCTGACCTTTCTTTGTTATTGCCTGTAATGCTTTTATTGAACACCCGGTTTTCGCCGCAAGCTCTCGCGATGGACGTATTTTGTCTATTCCGTAAATATGGCGCGCATTCAATATGTGTGATGATTTTCGGTGGGGATAAGATGCTACTTGGCGACGAGTGTAGTATTTACCGCGTTTGTAGAGTCTTTTAGATTTTGCTAGGTCTGCCGCGATTTTTGCGCGGTCTTTGTTGGATAAACGAGATGGCAAGTATTTTAGCGGTACTTTGACTGACATTTATATATAAAAACAAAAAAATCAATTTTTATTAGTCCCAACTGTCAGCTTCGTGCTGAATGAAGTCATTCACTGACAAGGCGAAATCAGTGTAGTCATCATTTTCAATATCCTTGAACATAACCAGCATCTTGGTCAAATACATGCGACAGCACACTTCATAAAATCCGACCATATCTCCGATAATGTCTGGTTCTTCTTGGTTGTCAATTATAGCATTCTCAATCCACTCAAAATTTATGTTCAACCTGTTCGACGGCTCTACATTCAGCCCCTTGTCAAACACTTCTCGTTTAATGACTGGCAATAGGTCTGGAATATTTTCTTTCAGGCGAATCCACCAGTTGTCAATGAAAGCAATGTCTTCATTCGGTTCAAATGTCTCGTCATTCGGTTCAAATGTCTCGTCATTTATCGTCATTTGCTCATTCTTCATCGTCTTGTAATTAAATCGGCACATTGGGCATTTAGTATTCGTGTTGCGCATAAAGCATGAGAAGCAAATCTCGTGCTTACCACCGCACGGAATGACTATGAAACTATTCTTCAATGCTGGGTCAATGTCTTCAGTTGTCGAGTAGCAGACACAGCACTCGTTAAATGGAGACATTGTTGATGTGGGTTGTAATTTGCTTATAGAGAGAACGGCTCAAAGCATTTCAATTTTTTACAAAGACATTAAAAAATATCATTTATTCTTTAAGTTGAAATCATCCTTAAATATATAATTCTCCCCCCACCCCCCTTCACATATCCGGACAATACGTCTTCATACAGTATTGCCTTGGATTGTCTTCACCAATGTCCACACCACATGCGACACATTTGTTTACTGGTTCACGACCACCATTGTTTATAATCACGTTGAACTTGTTAGTAATTATGTGGGAAGGAGTAAACGTGAGTTTTTCTTGTTGGTTGACAATATTGCTTTCTGACGGGGCGGGTGTTGATGACATGACGGCGTTGTTTGAGAGAAAACAATAAGCGTTTTAGTATTTCAATTTTTTGGATTATAACATATATAACAACTTCTTAGCACTGTATTTTGTATTTTTATCACTTTCTTCAATGCCAAGTACTTGAAGCGTTCCATAGTAATCATATTTTAACAGTTTATCCAACATTCCAATCTTTTTATGAGCAACAGCATAATTAATAAGGATTGAATAATCGTGATTCAAAATATACAACTCATATTGAGAGAAAAGATCCTTCGCATCCTTATTGCCGTTTTCCAACATTGAGAGACATATATCAATTAGCATAAAGACACAATTAAAATACGTTTTCTCGTCGTCTTCTTGCAAACACTTGTTATTGGCGGCCACCTTGTTCCAACGGTTAATGTTTGTATTTAAAATCCTCATATGATAATGATTACAACACCTTATTAAATCCATCGCATAGAGAGAAATATAGTGTTTTATAGATTCTTCAATGTCAGTATAGCGTTTCTCTCGTTGTAATGAATTGAGAGAATCACTCCATTTTTCAATAGGTCGTTTCAATATGTTGTGTTCTGTTATTCCATAAAAGTTTAACATACTCTGCTTAAATGACAGCCAAAACTGTTCAATGTCATGGTCTTCGTTCATTTTTTAGATATATAATTATACCATCAATTGATTTAAATAGATTTTTGTATATTAAAATACAAAAAAGCATTTTAATATGTCAAAAACACAGCAGAAAAAAGTTCCGTTTGGAAAACCATTTGTAAGTGTATGCACTCCCACATATAACCGACGCAAGTTCATTCCTATGCTTATTAAATGCTTTCTCTCTCAAGAATACCCGAGAGAATGTATGGAGTGGATTGTAGTGGATGACGGAACTGACCCAGTCGGCGATTTGTTCGAGGGCGTGCCTTGTGTCAAGTATATTCGTGTTGAAGAGAAGATGAAACTGGGACGAAAGCGCAATTTCATGCACGAACACACCAAGGGCGAAATCATCGTGTATATGGATGATGACGACTATTATCCACCGGAGAGAGTCAGTAATGCCGTGAACAAGTTGCGCGCAAGACCGGATGCTATTGTCTGTGGAAGCAGCCGAATTCACATCTATTTCAAGGATACAGGCAAGATTTTCGAGTTTGGTCCATATGCTCCCAATCACGCAACAGCTGGAACATTCGCATTTAAACGTAAGTTGCTATCTGAAACGAGATACGATGACGAAGCCGAGATGGCCGAAGAGAAACAGTTTCTCAAGAATTATACGTTTCCTATGGTTCAGGTTGCCACTGAAAAGACCATTCTTGTTTTCTCTCACGACCAAAATACTTTCGATAAGCGCAATTTGTTGCTTAATCCACACCCGAAATATGTGAGAGAAACCGCGATTAAAGTGAAAGACGTCATCAAAAACAAGGAATTGCGTGATTTCTATTGTAATGCTTAACCAAAGGTGCTGACGCTTAACCAAAGGTGCTGACGCTTAACCAAAGGTGCTGACGCTTAACCAAAGGTGCTGACGCTTAACCAAAGGTGCTGACGCTTAAC